GCCACCAAACTTATGGATTCGGCTATAAGGGGCTGTACCACCCACAACGGCAGTGCCGTTCCCCGTCATTTTCGTGGTGACGCTGTCGCGCAGTCGTCCGCTGATCATCGCGGGCGGACTGCCGGGGGCGGACGGAGTCGGTGTGCCCAGCGGGTGTGACGACTTGGACAACTGTGACCGCACAGCGCGTTCGGTCACCTCTCCCATGGCCAGTGCTGCGCCGTCCGCAGAGTCGATTCCGGCTAACAGCATTTCCTGCAACCTCGACAGGGCTCCCTCAGCGCCGGCCATGGTCACCTCCCCATGCGCGTATTCTGTGATCTCGCTTCAGCCTTGGAGAGCAGTTCTTGGGCTTCGTGAACTGCTTCTTCGATCAACGGAAACCACATCTGAACGTCGAGTGGCGCTTCTTCGACTTGGTCCGGCGTCCAGCCGTACGTTTTTGCGAAGAAGCGCCACACCAACAATTTGGGGTCCATGCTTTGGGGGAGGGGGACGTCTTGCCAGCCACGGCTCACGAAGAAAGCGACGAGCCGTTTCTGGCTCTCCCTCAGTTTGGGACCTTGCTGCTCACCTTCTTAAAGAGGTGCTCAGTCTGTGCATGCAGTTCGTTGTAGTCGTCGATATCGAGTTCTCCAACGGCTTCCGGGCCGCCTTCGACTGCCGGAATCGGCTGATCGAAAGACCATTCCGTGATGGTGCCGGCGAGCAAAGCGTCACGCATCTGGAACTGGAGATCGCCCCCCAGTTCATGCTTGTCCTGAATCTCCTGTCCGGCCGTGACAAAAAGGCGGACGACACTCTGGACGGCACTCTTGTCCTTGCCCTTGAGGTTCTCTCGAACCTCGACCCAGTTACCGCTGGGCAACTCGATACGCATAGCTACTCTCTTCCGATTTAGTACGGCGCGTAGTTGTTGGTGACAATGACCGTCACCGGGCCCAGGCCGCCAGACCCGCCACTATTGGACGTGTTGGCCACAGCCTGAATGCTGTCGTCGTAGCCGATCAGCACACCAGAGCGGACGATCTTTGACTTCACGAACGCCGCCTGGGCAAAAACGAAGGTGTAGTTGATGTGCGACGTGCCGGCCAGGCCGTTGTCGACATTGATGACGACCGACGGCTGAGTGTTGTTCAAGAACTGCAAGAGCGCCGTCTCGTCATAAGCGACGGAGAAGTTCAGCGTGCCCGTGGCGTCCAGCGTGCCGCGCGCAATGATGTACGGATTCTGGAAGCCCTGATTCGTCCAATACACCTGAAGCTGACGCTTGATATTGACGGCCCACTGGCCAATGTCGTAGATCGCCGAAGAACCGATGGTGATGTTCGTTCGCCACGCCGGGACGGGCACCACGAAGTTCGTCGAGTTGGTCGGCGTCGAGGCTGCCGGCTGGGAAATCCAGCTATTGCCGGTGATCTTGCCCATGAACAACGCCTCGGCGTTGCCCGTGAAGTCGAGCTGTGCGACACACAAGCTGGGGTACGACCGCGCGCCGACGGTAGTCGTCAATGCGGTGTAGTCCGTTGCGGTATGCGTCGGAGGCTGACCCGTGCCACTGTTCAGCAAATTGAATCGGTGGGTGTACGAGCCAGTGACCGTTTGAATCGTGGCGTTGTTCGCGTGGTTGAAGCGCAACGGGTAGCCGGCAAACGTCACCGTGCTGCCGGCAACGGCCGACACCTTGACGACCTCGGCCACGATGCCCGTGTCGATCTGCACGTTCTGACCGATGGCGAAACCGGCCGACGCCGCGACGGTGACGTTGGTGTTGCCGGCGGACGATGCGGCCGACGTATTGGAGTTACCGCCGATCGCCGGCTGACCACTGGTGGACAAGTCGCCAAAAGTGTTGTCCAAGAAATAGCCGTAGACGTCGCCGAAAACCGGACCGCCATACGAGAACGACGCGTCCTCGACGCCCTGAACTTCCTGGTAGACCAACGCCATGGACCCACGGATGGCCTCATCCGGCAGGTACTTGATGAGGTCTTCCGGCTCGTACGTGCCCTTGTCGAGGGGGATCGTCACGACTGGCAACACAGCGGTGCCGACAGACGTTTCACGTGCGAACCCCAGCCACGTCTTAGTGGAGGGCGAAACAAAGGATGGAATGTTGCTCACTGAGCCCCTCCAGTCTGCGCTGCACTACCGTGCCGCTCATTGGCTGAGGTCACACAGCTCCTTTCATTAGGCTGCGAACACCTCGTTGATGACACACGTGATCAGTGCGTCGTAGCGGTTGTACCGTTCGTCCGCCACTGCACGAATCGTCAATTCGTAGTTCATATCCTCACCGATATCGATGAGATAGCTTTCCCGGTTCGTCCACGGGTCCAACAGAACAGGCGTGGTGTCGGATGTGAGACGCAATGTCTCCATGATCCAATCCACCATGCCCGGAAATAGCGTGTCCGAATCGGGGTCGTCATCTTGTCCCCACCAGACGAGGTAGACGTCGAGGCGGTGTGTTTGCGTTTTCAGACCCGACGGTGAATTGGGACCCGTCGCACGCGGAATGGTGCCGCCACGTCGAGGATCGCGACCTTCTTTGCCCCGGCTGGGCCAGACGTATGCCTGAGGAATGTTGGCCTCGACATTCGGGTCGGGCGGGGTGATCTGAGACGCCAAAGGGGGCACGTTGGTAAACGGCCACACCAACCCATTGAGCAGGTTATTGATGTACACCTGCGTGGTATTAATGGGCATCGCGCATCAACCCTTCTTGCGCCTATTCCTGTGGCCGTGATAGCCGGCGTGGTGCCGATGGGCGTGATGCACAACATGCGGATGACTGCGGTGGTGGTAGCCCTTATGCACTACGCGTCGTTTGGTGTAGTGCGCGGAACGTCGTTTCGCATACACGCCGCGAGCGCGTTTCTTTTCGGTGTGCTTACGACGTGTAAAGTGCCCGCTGACCTTCCGGTGTGCGAATGCGTGACGCATCCCCTTAGCGCCGGAATGCGCATGACGCATGCCCGCTGCGCGACCGCGACGAAGGTGATATCCAGACGCATGATGACGGCCGATGAGGCGACGCTTCATCACGCGCTTTTTTCGCAAACCGCCAGCACGCAATCGGCTGCCCAGGTGAAGCGCTCGACGTGTATGCGTCTTGCCACGCGCCTTCAATGTGCGAGCGCTTGCACCCTTCGTCAAATCGAGAAAAATCATCGACTTGACGTAAGGCATTAAATGACCCGCTTGAACGGGTTGAGCAGGAGCTCCGCCTCGCCGGCCAGTTCCAGCGGCCCGACGCCGCCCGAACCGCCACCAGCACCACCAGGAATGGCCTGCACGGTCGTCGCGGTCGCGCCTCGGGTCAGCGCCATCGCGCTACCGAAGAGGATGACGCCCCAAATGACAGAGGCCGGCAGTGTGGACACCATCGTGCTCGTCGTGTGGTTGAACTGGAGAGGTGCGGACAAGGTCAACGTGCCGGGGCCTGCCGTTGCGGACGCCGCCGTCACGTGAATGACTTCTTGATTTCCCGAGTCATAGACGGTGCCCGTCGCGCCGGTCGTCCCCAGAGCCTCGGAGGAAATGGCCCACCCGGTGCAGTCGTCGACACTGATGGTCGATGCGCCCGCGACGGCGGGTGCCGTCAACGCGGTGTGCGGCCAACCGTTGACGTACTGACACTTCACCACGTAGCCGTTACGACCCATTCCCCAATTCACGTATCCCGGCGCAAAGACGATCGACTGACCGCCTTCGCCGGCCGCCGACGGGGCATTCGTGCCATACAGGCCAACAACCGGATGCTCGATGTCGTAAGCAGTGGTCGGCAATGTCGTGTAGCTGCGCGGGAAAACATTGGGCGAGACGGCGAGGCTGACGATTTGCAGCACAGGCCAGCGCTGCAAAATAAAGCGCCCGTTGCCCGTGCTGTTCTGGACGGTGATGCGGTAATCGGGGCCCTGCTGAATCTCCGTGTCGAGAGTCGCGCGCAATACCTGATTGCAGTACGTGTCAGCCTGCGCTGTTGCACGGGCGCAGATGTTGGCCTGCTCGGCGGTGCGCTGCGCATCGGTGACGGAACGGCCCGGGGGAATGGTGGACCAGCTGATACCCGTCGGCGCGTTGATCAAGAGCTCTGGCGTCACGTACGGCGCGAGGGGGCCGACGGGCAGCGTCATGACGTCACCGTCCTCTGTGGAGTTATGCACTTCCGGCAGAGGTAACCCTCGGCCTCGGACACCCAATTTGCATGCTTAATGCACAGTGGTGTGTGGCAATGCATGCACTGCGTAAAAGGCTGACTAGAGGCGGCGCGTCTGCCCCGGCGAATCGTTCCACAACGGCCGCAGACGCCCCGCCTCGACATCAGCTATGCCTGCAACCGCTTCAACAGGTCGTCGCGAGTGCCGGTCGAATCCAGACCGCGCTCCTTGGCCAGAGCCCGCAATTCGCCAAGCTTCATCGCGGCCAAGTTCAGCGTGTTCAGGCCGGCGATTTCGTTCAACGGCTCTTCGGCTTGATTGGCGGAAGAAGCCATTGCCGCGAAGGCCTTGCTCATCTGCTCGGCCATGCCGGGATTGCCGGCGACCATCATCGCCATGAGCTGGCCAAGGCCTTCGGTGGTGGCAGCCAGCGAAGCAACTGCCTTCTCCATATTGGCCTGCTGAGTGTGCTCTTTCTTTTCCTCAGACTTTTCACGCAGGCGCTTCTCGTCCGGAGTCTCGGGGACTTCCAGAGCATCCACAGCCCAGTGAGGGTCACTGCGCAGATGATCCTCACAGGGGACACATTCGAGCGCCCACACCTTCGCCGGGGCTCCGTGGGTCACCGGACGCGTATGCGTGGCTCCACACCCCCCGTGCTCCTTCGACAGAGCGACGCTCATGACGTCACTCCGCGCGTACAGGGTCATGCTTCCTCCTTGCGTAAATGTGGATAAATGATTCGAGCCGGCTGAAACAGATCGAACCAGGCTCCGAATCCCGGGTAGTACATCCACCCCTGACAATCATCGCAACGCCAATGCGAATGTTCCCGCAATTCGTCACAAATGTCAGGACAGGGGATTTGGTGACATTCGCGGTGTTTCGCCACGATTTCTACCATCGATCAGCCCTCCCGGACGTGTTGCCGTTCACGCCGGGGGAGCCCATACCGTGGTGCCACCACCACCAGGTGCGTTCAGGAACGTGCACGACTTTCGCGCCAAGACGGCAGCAATCCACGGTGAACTGGAAATCCTCGCCGTAGACTTGGCCGTCGATCTCCGCACCTTCCGGCGCGCTGAATCGCGCTTCCTGAGCCAGTTCGCGACGTACCAGTGTGGTGATCGTGGTCTGATGCGGACTGGTTACATCAAATGGCCGACCAAGATGCCCCAGCGGATCGACGTCGGGGCGATCCTGATCGTTGATGTCTTTCACCATGTAATAGCTGTAAACGTAATCCGCGCCCGTTTCCTTCGCAGCGCGCATCAGTGTATCCAGGTGATGCGGCATGAACGCGTCGTCATCATCCAGGAAGGCCACCCAGTCGGTCAGGGCGGCATCGAGAGCGCGTTGGCGGGTCACGCCTGCGCCGCGATGGTCGATGTCCTGCGCGATGGAGATCGCCTCGGCGGGATACGTCTGCGCACTCACAGAGAGCTGCGCCCGCAGAAGCATGGCCTGTCGGGGCGGGATCGTTGGAATGCAGACGGTGATCTTTTCCCTCACGGCCGCCTCCGACATGCGTGAATCTGGTAATCGTATGTCCAGCCGGGGAGTTCAAGCACGTTCGATATGAGGACATCCCAACCGGCATTGTCGAGCATGTTGACGACGTCAGTCGTGTCCCAACCCCAGTAATGTTCGATATTGCCGGAACCGGCTTCTTCGCCAATCGGTGTCGAGACGATCAGTACTTCCGCTACCTGGCTGATTTCGTAGAGGATAGTATCTGGATCGTCGAGATGTTCAAGCGTCTCCGAACAAATGAACATGTCGACATTGGGAACCGCATGAATGTTCTCTTCGATCGGCCCGACGTAGTCGTAACCTGGCGCGAAGTCACCCAAATATGTCGTCACATTGGGCAACGTAGGCACGAGATTGTTGACGATCGCCGCATTGCCGGCAGAAAGATCGGCGATGGATCGACAGTTGTAGCGCATCATCATCCATCGCGCGATGTCGGTAGTCACATCAACGCGTAGATGATGATCCGCAAACTGCATGTGATCGTGCGGTTTCGCGTAAATCCGCTTCAGGTCCTCGTCGGAATGCTTGGGTCGCAAGCGGACTCGGGTCATGAGATCACCACGCGGAGCCTCTCCAGGTCAGCTTCAAGACCGCCGGCCAGGTATTCGCGATAAGTGGCCTCGTCTCGGCCGAACATGCCGCCGTTGTTAACCAACTCGTAGCGTTCATCGTTGTCGGCCTTGCCGACCAGTGGATGCAGGTGCTCGATTACCACGTCGTTTCGGTAAGCAAGCCTGCCGAGACCGCGACCCCAATCCAGCCACACATTGTCGACGTAAAGGTGTTGCAACGTCGGCGGGGCCATGTACCCCAGTGTCGCGGGAATGCGTGCATCCATCACGACGGCCGTGGCCAGGTTCGGCCCCTGAATGAGGTCGTTTCCGTATGCGACGCCACCGCCCATGGACTCGATGGCGTCACAAAGGCGCTGATCCCAGCCGACGGTACGGGGGCAGTGGTCGTCACCGGCAAAGCCCAGACAGGCCGCCTGGCCGGCGTAGCGCTCGGCGAGCTGGTTCAGCGCGCCGACCATGCCGGGGCCACGCGGCTCAACCACCTCGATCTGCGCGCCAGTCTCTCGGTACGCCGGCAAATCGGGATCGTCTTCATCCACACCGAACATGACCAATGTGTTCGCGCGATTCAGTTCCTTGCAAGCGAGCATGAAGCGTGCGGCATTATCCACTCGTCCTCGTGTCGGGACGAACATGATCAGTTCAGTCATGATTTCCTTCCGAGACAAATCTGAAACATTGACCACGTTTCGTGGCGAACGACAGTGTAGCCTGCCTGTTCCAGAAGTTCCCGGTAGCCATCCCGATCCCACGCCCAGGTGTGAAACTCGTAGTGAGACTCGCCAGTCTCGGTGTACGGCGAACTGGCGACGATGAATGGAGAATGGTCGGCAACGCGTCGGACAAATGCGTGCGGATCGAGAAGGTGTTCCAGCATTTCCGTGCAGATCGCCAGATCGCCCCACTCGATATCATCCGTAATGACGTTCCTGTAGCGAGTGTCGACCTTGCGATCAAAACGTGCTGCTTGAACGTTTTCCGGACACAGGTCGTAGCCCCAATAAAGGGTGGGGCGAGTCGTCGTCATCTCGGACAGCGATGAGAGAAGACCGCCGTCGCCGCACCCGAGATCGACGACCGAAGTGATGTCCCATTCCCGAATAGCGTCGCCGACCAGACGTGCCGCGATCTCCAGGCGACCAGAATGTTCCGGCTGTTCCCAGTGTGGTGCGCGTTCGCGATCAACGTACCATTCCGTCGTGGTGTACTCGGGAATCGTGCCCGACTCGAACAGCTGCCACTCGGTCATGCGATCCCCGTCAGGGCGAGATCGATTCCCTCGGCAAGATCGATCTTCGGTTTGTAGAACTGCGACATCGCCGTCGGGTCGCCTACCCGGTAGCGAACCCCGGTCGGCGCATTGTTGCGGTGCACGACAGTTGCCTCATACCCTGCGGCTTTCGTCACCATGCGCGCGAGGTCGTTGAACGACGTTCCGACTCCCGTGCACAGATTCACCGGGCCATAAACACGATTATCGACAGCGGTCATGACCGCATCCACGATGTCGTTCACATGAATGAAGTCGCGAACCTGCTTGCCGTCACCCCAGACCTCGAACGGATCGAGCTGGCGTTTTGCGCGATTGATGAACGCGGGGAACGGATAATTCAGGTCCTGGTCAGTACCGTAGCCGCTAAACGGCCGAAACACGTGCACCGCGCCGCCGAGTTCGGTGTATCGCCTGGCCAGCAGCTCGCCGGTCAGCTTCGACCAACCGTAGGTTTGGTCTGGATTGCCCAGTAAACCGCCGTTAAGGTCGATCATGTCTTCATGCAACGGAATGCCGTCGTCTCGCTGCAACCACGTCGGGTATGCGGCAGAGGAGCTGAAGTACACAATCGCGTCGGGTTGTGTGCGCAATGCCCATTGGAACAGCTCGGCATCGATAGCCAGATCAACCGCGACTTCCAGTGGAGCGCCGTCGATCTTCGTGCGGCCACCCACCACTGCGGCGCAGTGCACGACGAGATCGTAGTGTTTGTCGTTCCAGCGGAAAAAGTCTCGAACGTCCTGCTGGAGTGACATGAAATCATATTGATCGTCTACAGCGATGTCGACACCGGTACATTGATATCCGGCCGCGACCAGTCGCCGCCACATGTTTCGACCAATGAAACCGGCATGGCCAGTCACCAATGCCCTTTTCACAGTGACAACACCTTCTCCCATCGCCAGGTATTGTCTTCGATTAGACTGTTCGCCGAGGCGTAAGCACGCGCCTTTTGACCCATCGTCTCGCGCAGGGTGGGATCATTCACCAGCTCGCGCAGATAGATGGCCCATTCGTGCGGCCTATCCACGAGAAAACCTGTCTCGCCATGCTGCACGTAACTGGAGTAGGGGCCGCAGTTCGACGCGATAATGGGAATCCCCAATGCGCCGTACTCCATCGCCTTGAGCGCGGATTTCGATTTGTTGAACAGTGACGGCCGCAGGGGGGCGAGGCCGATATGAAAATCGATGTCCCTCAGGTAATCGTCGATTTCGTCTCGCCACCACGAGTGTCGGGTCTGCGGCCATCCCTTGGTGAGGTCGTGCCCCATGGTGTGGAGTTCGACGCCAGGAACACGCTTGAGGAACCGGCGCAGCTCACTGGAGAGCTCGGCCCAGTCCCCGACGTGTGTAGCGCTGCCGGCCCATCCCACCGTAACGAAATGAGAATTGCGTTCGGGCTCGTGCTCGACGAGCCATTGGGAAACATGATTGGGAATCACTTCGATAGGGGCTGAGGTGTATTCACTCAGTCGCTCGGCGAGATGGTCGGTCGTCGTGGTGACCTGGTCGGCAACGGCAAGATTCTTCTTGGCGCGCTCCTGCATTTCCAGATTGAAGAAACTGTGCGCGATGGCGTTCGTGCCTTCGATGTTCCACAGATCGTCGTCGAGCTCAATGACAATCTTCGTGGTGCCCTTGCGCGCCGCTCTCTGGATCCACTCCGTCGGGCCTTCCAGCACAACACGCTGCGCCAGGACGACGTCGGCCCCGCCGAGCGCGACTTCTGCCGGCATATTGCCGTCGTAGAAGACGTTGTGCCCCTTGGCACGCAAAGCGTTAAACGGCTGCTTGACGCGGTAATATCCGCATCCGCTGTGGTCGCACAGCCACCCGAAAACCCGCGTCACGCGGCGTCCTCCGCCTCGGTGGGGGCGTCGCACTTCGGGCAGGTGACACTCCAGGCGTTCCACACCCGACGACACGCGCTGCACCAGCGACTCTTTTTGGTCCCCACAAAACCGCGAAAACCGCCGGCGAATGCGAGACCGCCGTCGCCGCCGATCTGCCTGTCCACAGCCCTGGCGTGATGTTCGGCAACCTCGACGGTGCCGCCAGGCTTGGCGGCGTAGCGGGTGCCGTCCTCCATGTTGAAGCCCTCGCACCCCGGCGGCAAATTGACACGAACGCCCATGTCAGTTCCTCTATTCAGTTTCCGTGGACATGCAAAAGCCCCGCCAATTCGATTGGCGGGGCTTCGATTTATTCAGTTCAGAAGCTGATGTGCTTGGGGTTGCAGTCCCCACGCACCACGCGCACCTTCACGCCCTTTTGCTTGGCAAGTTGATGCATGTTCTTGTCGACGTGCGGGTAATGCCACTCTTTCAGCCCGTTCTCGACTGCCATCTCAACGAGTCGTCGAGGCAGGTAAGTGAAGCAGAAAGTGAACCAGTCCGGATCGTCGACATCCGCCTGCCACAATCTGATCGCATCCTCGTTGGACATCTCCGGCGGAGGCTCTTTACGATGCGACCACACCCAGGTCGGCAAATGCGTCGAACGGGGCCACAATTTCGTTCGAGCCGTCCAAACCGCATCCGGATCCGACCCGATGTGTGACACCATCGTGTACAGATCCGTGGGCTCGATCGCCACGTCGGAATCGAGGATGAGCATCCCGGCGTCGGCCGACGAGGACATCTGTCGCCACGCCGAGGCGAGCACGAGACCTTTTCTACCTTTGGGGTGCGCCGGTTCGGGATTGACTTCGATCACATGAAACGGCGCTTCCATGCTGGCGATCGTCTTGCCCATCCAGGCGACTTTCACGCAGATCAGATTTATTTGCGCGCCACTTTCCGAATTGGCGGCACTGACACCCATCGGCGCTGTCATCGATACCCTTCTACCGCCCACAGAGACACGTCTCCCCGTGGCCGTACTGTATCGAATACCAACGCCGACGGCTGTCAGTGCCGCCGACTCGTTACATGGACGTCGTCAGGACGTACCCGACACCGGTCGTCGTTCCGCCGCTGGCGAGAACCACGTACAATGCCGCCGCCCCACCCGCGACGACGCCCGTCATGTGCAGAACGCCGCCATTCGGAATGGGACAACCGTTGGAGGATGTGACGGTCGCGGCTGTGCCCAAATAGACCGTCGCGCCTGCATTGTTGACGATAAGCAGGTCATACGGTCCACCGGGAGTCTGCGTCAGGAGCGCCCCGCCACCACTGGTAGGCACCGTGTTGTTGATGACGATCGCCATGATTACGTAGCTCCCGCGACGGTCCTTACCGTGGCCGTGGATGTACCGGTCACGGTGGCCACCTGCGCGCCGGCACGGTGGTCGTAGACGACCGCCGCACTGAGCGTGAGGTGGGTGCTGTCGGGAATTGCCGAAATCGTGCCCGATTCGGCCGTGCCGCCCGTGCCAACCTGAACGGTGTTGCCCACGGCGAAGTTCGCCGTGGTGCCCACGCTCAGGTTGGAGGTCGAACCGCCCGTTGCCGCCGCCGTCAGATTGGTCGTCGCCGTGCCGCTCACGATCACGCCGCCAGCGGCGGCATAGATCGCGTTGACGCCATTGGCGAAATTGACTTCCGAATTCGGCGGCACTGCCAAGCCGCCGCCCGCCGTGACACCAGCGCTACCGAGGTAAATGGTAGCGGGACCGGTGTTGTAGACCACGACGTGCGGTTTTCCGACCGGCGCGGGGTTGTAGACCTGGACGGCAACGGCCCCGACTGCGGTAATTTGAGGCCGATTCGCCACGTCACACCACCGACGGGTTGGACGCCAGTGCGGCGAGAATGGTGGCGCTGTTGCCGTTGGACACAGCCGCGTACAGGTTCTGCACACGGCCCTGCACGGTCAACTGCTCTCCGGGGTTAAGCAACACGCCGCCGGTCGGCGCGGTCATGCTGGAGTTGGTGCCCACATACGCGATGTTCGGGCCTTCGTTGATCACGGTGTACGACTGCTGGGCAACCGTGGACGAAATGTAGTTCCAGGTGTACGTCAAACCACCGTGGCTCACCGCCGAGCCCGACGTCGCGAACACCTGCGTACCAGCGGAAGTACTGATCGTGGTGTTCTGAAGCTGGGGGTAGTCCCCATTGAAAATTGCCACTTCTGATCCTTCTTTCGAGGACGAATTCGGCGAAGGACGGCGGCCGTGAAAACGGCCGCCGTCCGACCGATCACGCGTATGGAGTGGTGTTGGATTTCTGCAAACCCGCCAGGTGCGCGGAATACTGCGGCGCGTGTGCCACCATCGCCCCGTACAGGAAGATGGAGTAACGGAACGTCGCGTCGATGACCGGCCATGCGATAGACACGTAGTCCTGCACGGTGGTCATTTCCCACGCATTTGCCACATTCGTCCACGTCTGCGGCAACTGGTACGTCATCAGGTCGGCGTTGCCCTGCTTGTACCAGGGGTGCACGACCAACTTCATGATGGAGCGAGTGAACGGATTGCGGAATTCGTCCACAGCCGCGCCGGTCTGAATGCCACCGGTTTCCGACTGCATGATGGTCAGTCGGTAGTTGGTGGCCGAGCCCTGCGAAATCACGTCATCGGACAGGTTGCCGATGTCGATGGCCGAGGAGATCAGCTCCGCCGGGTCAGCCTTGAACGCGCCCGGGTTGTTCGGCGTGGCGGTACCCGAGGTGTCCCACAGCGCCTTCAACGTGGTGTTGATGACGTTGTAGTTCAAGGTGGTACCGACCGCGTTGTTGACGTAGCCGCCCTGCCACCCCGACGGGTAGATGCCGGCGTTGGCCGAAACGCCCGCCAGCGTCGGAATGACGCCCTCCATGCGGGTGCCCTTGCCGGTGCCGGTGTCGGTGGCCGGCGGGGCAACGGTGGTCGCGGCGGTGCCCTGAAGGGTGAACCGCGTGCCGCCCACCTGGGAGACCTGAAGGAAGTAACCCGCGCTGGCGTTGTTGGTGTAGATGTTGGTGAACAGCGCGCCCGGCACCGTCGGAATGGTGACGTCCACGACCTGGCCGGCACCCACGGTGACGCTGTTGCTCGCGCCGGATGCGGCCGTCTCACCCCAGTAGTTGCCGGCGGTGATTTCCACCGTCAGCGTGCCCGTGGTGAATGCGGTTTCGTTCGAACCGGCGGTGCGCAGAGTCAGCGTCGGCGCGGCCGGAGTGGTCAGCGGAATCGAGGAACCGGCGATCATCTGGTATTCCTCGCCCAGCATCATCTCCTGGAGAAGAATGAGGTTCGCCAAAGCCGAGACATCCTCGAATCCCTGGCCACTGAACTGCGCGAGCCAGCTGAGCTGCTCAGTGATTCCAAAGAAGCGATAGGGAACATTCAGCGTGACTTCGGTCTGTGAACCCGACGGCGGCAGGTTCAGCGGCCAGCTGGAGAAAGAGCCGCCGGACGTGACGAGTTCGTCGATCGCGATGTCGACGACACCCTGGCCACCGGTCTGAGAACCGGAGATGCCAGTGAACACACGCTCAATCCGCGAGAGGCCCTGACCCGCCGGGCGAGGGAACTTGTTGCGGAACAGCGTGTACACCGGGTAGATCAGGCGGGACGGCGCGAGCAGATCGAACGGCACCAAGCCGTAAATCGAGCCGATGCCCAGGTTGCCGGCGGTGAACGACTTGTCGACACCCGGCAAGTTTTGAATGAGCTGCGAGACCTGCTCACCAATCGAGGGCTGAGTCAGTGCGGTGCGCAGCGCGCCGAACTGGTTCAGGAAGCCCTGATTCATGGACTTCACGACCGAGGACTTGTTCTGAATGCCCTGCATGGTCGCCGTGCGCAGGTCCAAAGCGGCCTGGTGAGCACGGAAATTGATGTCCGTCTGGTCGGTCAGCGGCGTGTTGGAGCCGATGGTTGCCAGGCCGGCACCCTTGACCAGGTTGGGCATCTGCGCCTTGATGGCGTCGCCCGTGGTGTTGCACTTGCTCGCACTCGCATACAGATCGGCCTTGAACTCAGCCTCGGTCGCAGGAGTCTTCTGCGCCTCTTCAAGCAGTGTTGCCATTTTTGGTTTCCTTTGCAGCGGTTACTTGTGCACAGAGTTGTTAATGCCAGACATCTTCATCAACTCCCGCAATGCGGCTTCCCGCTGCATTGGACTGGGATCATTCCGGAACTGGTCGTACATTGCCCGGAACATTGCCTCCTGCGCGTGCTCCACACGCTGAACAGACGGCAGCACTTCCTGCGTCTTCACAGTCTTGACGATCTGGTCGAACGCGACGCCGCGATAAGGGCCGCCAGCCTCCGGCTGTTCGGCGATCTCATCGAGACGCTTACGCATCTTCTTGATGGTCTTCTTCAGGCCGTTCACTTCGACATCACGCGCCTCATTTACGGCGCTGACGGCCTTGGTGACGATGTCCTGCACGACATCCATGTCGAGCGTGGCAGCCTTGGTCGTTTCGACCGCCTTTTCGACGATCGAAGTTTCGACGGGGATTGGCTCGACGATCGTCGGATTCTCGATACCGACAACGGGCTTTTTGGTCTTCTTCTTGGCCTTGGTCGCACCATGCGGCGTCGGGCCACCCACACCCGCCGGCACCGGCCGCGACCCCGGCAAGTTCTCGCTGCCGTACGGACTCGCCGTGGTGTACGCCGGGCAGATGTCCGGGAAGGTCTGCGCGATGTGGTCGTGCATCGCGCTCATGGCCTGACGTGCGTTGTTGCGCACGGCGTTGGTGTAGTAGGTACGGGTCGGCACACCCGGATTCGTCGGCACGCTCACCGGCAGGTCCGAGCCTCGATTGGCCGAGGGGGACTCGGCGGCATGGCCATCGGTCAACGCAGCCCGGTCGTACATGGCGGCCGAGATCTGACCGAACGAGCCGGGCGACGTATTCGGACCACTGTGGCCCGGCGACGCCGCTTCATGACCAGCGGTTGCGAGCGGGCGATTAAACGACCGGCTGTTCATCGCACCCGGCGTCGGGAACGTCCCCGGGCCGGGATTGGCGTCCCGGAACTCCTTGTACAGATCCGAGCGAACCTCGGCCAGATAGCGCGGATCGGTCCCCTTGAGCAGCACAACGTTCTGCCACAATTCCGTGGCCTTACGCGCCTCGTCCAACGGCGCGCTGGCGGCCATGTCGAACGCCTTGCGCTGCCAGTAACCGACATCCACTCGGGTCAGGTCGAACGCCGGGTAGCTCTTGGCCACGTCGTCCGGGTGATAGCACGGGCAGACGAGGTCGTGCAGCATGCCGTAATCCGTCGGCACGTTCAGCATCTTCAGACGCATCGAGGCGGAAGCCTCCAGGTCGCCCGGGAAGAAAATCTCCGCCGTCTTCACCGACGAGTCCGGCACCGTAGGAAGCCCGGCATCGTGCTCCAACGCTTCGATCGCCGGGCCGTCCGGCTCGCGGTGCTCCGGCACCGGGTCGGCGTCAGGAGCCTCGGTGGCAACGTCGGTCGGCGTGGCCTTCTTCTTGGCGATCTTGGCCGTCTTCTTGGTCTTCGCCTTCTTGACGGCCTTGTCCGGGCTACCCTCATCGCCGGCCGCCTTCGCGGCTTCGACGGGGTTGTATCCCGGGTGCTTCGTGCCGCATTCCGGGCAGAACTTCTCGCCGTTGTCGAGCTGATTGCCGCAGTCGAGGCACGTGAAGCTGTGATTCTTCTTGATGGGCAACGCGTCGTTCAGATTGTCGCCGCACTCCGGGCAGAAATTGTGCTTCTCATGGATGTTCGCGCCGCAACCCGTGCACATCACCTTGGACTTCTTCTCGACGGTGACGATCTTTTCGACGTCGACAGTCGCCGACTTCTCGGAATCCGAGTCATCCTCGTCGTCATCCGGGTTGGGGTCGTTTTCGTCGTCCTCGTCGGCCGGCTCCTGGTCACCCGAGCCGCTCAGCTTCTCGGCCTTCTCGTCGCCGTCGTCGTCCTTGGTGTCGTCGTCGTCCTTCAGGAAGGCAGGAAGCTTCCCCCTCTTTCCCTTCTTCTTCTCGACGTCGCCCTCGTCGGTCGACTTGTCGATCGCAGTACCCTCGTCAGCCGCCTTCTCGATCTCCACGTCGGTGTCCTTAGCGGAACCGCTCATACCCAGCTCCTTCTTCCAGCTCTCGGGGAGCCGAGCCGTGAAGGCGGCACCCTTTCGGCGTGCGATGCGAATAATGCTGTTCTTCAAGCCCTCGGGGGACTTGTTGTCATCTCCGGCACGGCCAATCGACATTGCGGCATCGTGCACATCTTGCGGCGTAACAATGGGGAACGAGCGACCTTCGCCAGCGAAATCGGCAGCCGGAATCTTGTCGCGGTCGACACCGCCGCCGACATCCGGATCTACATTGCGCTTGGCGACGCCAGCGTGACCGGTGAGCATTTTTGCCAGCTCGGCCGGCGTGATCACGTTGCCTTCGGTCTTGAAAATGATCTCGACCTCAGGCTTGTCACCCTCGACAGTTCCTTCACCGAACATTTTGCCAACAAATTCCGGCGCACCATTAGCAGCGGCCTTGACCAACTGGAACTTGCTGTTGAAGTTCGAGCCTCGATCCACCAGGGAAATCTCGGAGATCTTCGACATACCGTCATTGCGGCCGGTGATGATCCCGTTCATCGCTTTACCGGTCGGGTCGGGGCGAATGTCGGGATGGGTCACGCCGATCGAGAAATCCTGAAGCGTGCGTGTACGCACCAAATGCTTGGCGACCGGTTCGGTGACGAGCGCCTTGACGAAATGACCATCCGGCGTGATGTCGACATCCAGGCCGACACCTGCCGGGTCGCGACGCGCCTGATGCTGAACCCTTAGATTCCCGCCTGTGTCGAGCCAGTCGCGAATCGCCTTGGCCGACCAGTTCTGATCCACGATCTGGAGATCAGAGTCCACGGAACCATCGGTCGCCTTGCCATAGACGATGATGTCCGGCGTGCCGTCGACAGGATTGACGTCCTCAGTTTCGGCCGTCTTCTCGATAGGAAACGAGAAGTAGGTCAGCTCGCCATCAGGCGTGAGAGTCGCAGCCACACGGCCTTCCTTTCGCCAATCATTCAGTTCACGTCTTTGTTGAGCGGGTCCTGGCCGTGACGAATTTGGAACGAATGAGCTTCTTCCCAGGGGCCTTCGTCCGCCGACACCGTTCCGATGTATGCCCACACGTTTCGCTTCAGGGACCGAGCGGCCAGCACGCGATGGTGTCCGTCGATAACTTTGAGACGACCATTGTCGGGTTCCTTGACGAGGATTGCCGGCTTCATCTTCTCGCCGGCTTTCATGCGCTCTCGGAAATGCGCCACGGCGTCACCTTCGTGACTGGCGGCCCAGCTGTCCACGTCATCGAAATCGATGAAGTCGGTATTCACCAGACGCGGGCCGTCCCATGACGCATCCTTCACCCAGGAATAACCTTCGGGTCGAAAGTTCTCCGCCATGATGTTTTCCACGGCATTCGATCCGGTTGTCTTGTGAATCGGATGCCCGTCGAGAATGGTCGTGATCATGTCCACGCTATCGAGCAATTCGCTGCGCACCGACGGGTTGTCGACCAAATGCGCCGGATCCCACCAAGCAATTGCCTCAACGACATCGCCGTCAGGATCGTCCGGGTTGGTCACCTTGTCGCGGCCGTCCAGAATGGCCAGATCCGTTTCCGAGTCGACCTCGTAGATGAACCCCTCGTAGACGCCAGCCCACCACTGTCCGATGAACCGACCGACCGGCAACACGATCCCGGTCTCTTCTTGCCACTCCCGCACGGCGGCGTTGCGCGCGTCCTCGCCGGGCTCCAAGCAGCCGCCCGGGAATTCCCACGCGCCAGCGGCGGGGTCGTCATCGGTCATTGCCCGCTGAAGCATCAGCACGCGGCCCGTGTCGGCCGCTCGAACCGCCAAACCGGCAGCGACAGGGGCAGCCGCCTTGGCCGCCATATCACCGACACCGGGTGACCGATCTCGGTCGTTCACGTCGCCCGGTACGGCATTCGCTCCAGCCTGTCCCGTTCCGTGGCCGCCGTTCGGCCATTGCCCACGCGGCGGGTCGGGGTAACTTCCGGGACGTGAGTTCACGTCGGTTTGATGATCTACCCCTACGGGAATTCGGTCGTCACGACCGCTGGAGGGGTGATGCGCTTGAGACCGATCTGAGCCGTCGTAGAAGCCGCCCATGTATCCATTGAGCGGCCGGGACGGAGCCCACCGTGGAGGTTCGCCACCAGCCGTGTTCGCCGGCACGCCGCCAGGCACTTCGGTGCCGTCACCAAGATGTCTGACGGGTGAACGGCCACCGCCGCCTGCCGCATTGAGCGGAACGGCGGCATCCATCCATGATTCCTGCCCATTGAGGGAGACGATTCGCCGTGTCGCCTTGACTACCTTGATCGCTTCGTCGATCTCCAGACCTTCGGCCATGTGCTGGCTAATGCGCGCAAGAGCATCGGGCGCTAATGCGCGCGGTACCCAGCTGGAGACCTGGCGACCCTTTTTGACGTGCCGTCCCAGGGCTTCGAGCTCATTGGCGGCTGCTTTAAGCAACCCCGGGTCGTCTACCTTGGGGCGACTATTCACCGATGAGGAAGCGGGACCTCTTGGAGGTTTGACCGTCTGGCCCGCCGCGCCAGGTCGCGCGGCGGGCTTGGCGGCCGGCGTGCCGGCATGCCCCTGCGCGGCTGCGTGGCCTGGCGTCTCGACGTGCTGAGGGGCCGCCACGGGCTGACTGGAAGCACCGCTGGCACTTCCACCTGCCACCACGGGCGTCGCCGGCTGCACGCCCGGCAGGGCAGGCTGGGCGGCCGGTGTGGGCTGCCCAGGGACGGGCGTGACCGCACCGAACGGAATCGGACCCGTCGGGGCCATATACACGGGGCCGCTCGTTTCCGGCATACCCCACGGCTGAAGGCTCAGCTCGTCCCGCGCCTCGTCAACGCTGCGCAGGCCGTACTTGATCTGATTGACCAGCAATTCGGTCAGAAGAACCTGATCCTCTTCGGCTTCCAGGCCTTCGAAAACGAATTGCATGTCGTCTTGACCGCACGTGGTCTGAAGAATGCCGTTCATGATGTCCGCGATGAACATCAACGTCGGCTTCGTCGCCTTGCGTTCGCCGATGCTCTGCGCCATCTTGGCCATCTGATTGCTCGCGCCAGGCGACATCGACGTCGACACCTTGGGCGCGATGCCCAGCTCCATCGGCATGATGTCGAAGGCCATGCAGACCTGCGTCATGACGATTTCGTCGAACTGGTCGGCCAGCTGCACATCACGCTGAGGCTCGACGCGCGTGCCGGGCGGCAAAACAATGATCTTGTGGTGCCACGCCGGATCGCCCGCGAAAGCGTTCAGGGCGTCCTGAAGCTCGCGAATCTGATTCGGCGTCATGTTCTCGTCGCCGGGAGACATGTACACCGAAGGGACGGTGCCCTCGCGGAAATAATCGAGCTGCCAACCCTGCTTCTGGAGACCGGACAGGACCGGAATCATCGCCCGCTCGATGGGCGGGAAGCCGTACGGCGTCCAGCGACGCGGCACCATGGGAATGTAGAGCAACTGGTCGCCGCGAAATGCGCCAAGTTGACTCGACCGCATGCCCGACTCTTCGATGTCCATTTCGGTCAACATCTTGATGAAGTCGGAACGCGGCACGCCGTAGAGGTACTGCTGGTAGGCCGGAGCCGGCGGAGCCGGGTAACCACCGTGCATGTCATACAGCGGCCGAATCGTCGGACCGTTGATCAGATTCAAGCTGTCCAGATCACTGCCGAGAACGCCCTTACGCATTCCCTTGCCGCGCTTGGGGCGCAGGTAGAGGGAGAGGGCGTCAAAAACGAAGACTTCCTCAAGAAATGCATCCAGGAAGGTGTTCCAGCTGTAGTAGTCCGGGTCTGGACGCCGAAAGAACTTCTTGGCCTTGGCTCGGCGCTCGCCGAAATCCTTGAACCACTTCTTGTCGCCACGGTTCGCCTTGGCCGCTTCCTGGGTGGGCATGATGTCCCACTCCAGACCGCGAATCTCCGACTTGCGCAGCTGAATACACGCCCGCGCCACGGAGTACAGGTCGGCCAGCGTCTTAAGGGTGCTGAAGCTGGCCAGCTTCAGACCTTCGCTACCGGGCGTGCCGACAGGAAGGTTCCAGCCGACGCGGTATTCTTCGCGACGCGGTTCGGCGCGACCATCCGGGCCCGGCTCGTCAACCGGGACGGGCAGGATGGGGCTGAACGGGCCGAATGCGCCTTGCGTGAAGTCGGACGCCGGACGCGGCAGGAAGCCTGAATACGCATTGGCGTAGCCGTGTTGATCCGCCAATTGCATTGCCAGCGGCGAGAATCGACCGGTGCTGACGCCACCTTGCGGCGCGGAAGTGGGGGAGTACTTGGTCGCGCGGAGGATAGACTTATTCGTGGCCATCGGTCACCTTCTCCGCCTCCGTGCGCAGTAACTTTTCCAGCCGTCGCGCGGTCTTTTTCACGTCATTCTTTGCAGCTTTTCCGTCGGAGTACCCCAGCGCACTGGCGATTCCCGCCCAGGTCGCGCCACGCTCTTGCGCATCATTGATCAGGCGCAAGCGCAACATAATCTCAGCGCGTTCCTGGTCACTCGTCACCGGACTCCTTGTCGTCTTCAATTTCCTCGGGGAAAATGACGCGGTCGGTGTTCCACTCCTGCCAATACGTGAATTCAACGACAGTGCCATCACCGTTGAGCTTCCCACTCGCCAAGCGGGGGCACGCTGGCGTGGACGCGCCGACGTGGATGCCGCCGCAGAACAGACAGACGCCACCACTTTTGGCGACTTGCTGCGCTTCTTTCTTCTCTTCCTGCGTCAACGGAAGCCGAGGAGAGCCACCAAAGATCCGTTGAGTGCCGGAAATGACGGAGCGAGCTGCCTGGTCGAACGGAGCCCGTTCTCCAGTGGACATTGTCACTAGTACGCCCCCACGAGCGGCACGAAACCGGTATTAGTGCCAACACTCGTCGGATTGAACGAGCCCGGGAGCGCCGACTGCCCGTTCAGGTAAAATGCACGACGATTGCCGGCATTAGTAACACCAAGGCCCATGTAGGGGGCATTGGTGTCGTTTGCGCCCAATGCATAGGGCACCTGAACGCCGGTGAAGCCGCCCAGGATGTACAGGATGTACACGAATCGACCGCTAGCCTGTGCCGGAACGGTCGTGATAGCACCGCCGGCCCAACCGACAGTGGTCCACAGCGTGTTGTCGTTAGCCGTGGTCTGAAGCTGCGTGCCGCTGTCGTCGTAAATGCCCAGCTGGTTAGGGACTGCCGAAGTGTTGTACGTCCCCGCACTGTGGTTAGCGGCGACGAGGTGTCCCAGAGCCGTATTCGCCGGCACCCAGCATCGGGCACCGAATACGGTCCCGCTGGCCAGGCCGGAAATGTTCTGGAAGAACAACGGGTTGTCGCTGACGGTCAGAAGGCCGTAGCCCTGGTTCATCGGGAAAATCTGATCCATGCCGCTCGCGGCGGGGGCCGCCCACTTCAGGCCCGTGGCCTGCGTCGAATCAACCGTCAGAATCTGAGTGTTGCTACCGACGCCAAGACGGGTGGCACCACCGCCACTCGTGGCAACAATCAGGTCGCCCTTGGTGGTGAGCAACGTGTTTTGCAGCGCATTGACGATTCGGGAGTCGTCACCGGCAGCCACAGTGCCCGTCGTGGTGCCGACGTTGAGCACGGCCGCGCCGCCTAAACCGAGATGGTTACGAGAGCCCGATACGCTCGTGACATCGCTGAGGTTGTTTGACGCCTGGAGTGCGCCGGTGATTCGACTGTCATTGCCGGCAGCGGCACTACCCGACGTGGTGCCCAGCTGATAGTTCTGATACCACACTGCGGCATTTGTCGTCACGTTTTCGGCGACGAAATATGCCGAGGTTGAGGTATTGATCCAGATCGACCCGATCGAATACCCTTGCGTGCCGTCGTCCGTTGTCGCCGGGTCACGCGTCGCAGTGAAGTTGTTCTTCTGGCTCGTAAACTGCGTCGGCGCTGGCCATGCGCCGTTTGCTTTAGGGCCGTAAAACACCGACGGATTTGTGGTGTCGAGGTAGAAATCGCCGTTAAAACCGACCGAATTAGCCGGCGCGCCTGTGCCGGACAGCCACCCATTGCCGCGAGGTCCGGAGGTGCCGGCGGTGACGATGGTGACGTTGACCACCCGTTAGCCTCCTAAGGTACCGCGACCGTACGGCCGTAAAAAATGCCGGCGACAAGCGCTGTCGCATCGTTGAGAGTGGGATCCATCCACAGCGTGTAATTGCTGCCATATTCATGAAGCAGCGATGTCGCGGTGGGTGTAAGAATCACCTGAAGACTTGCCGCGCTGCTGGTTACCGCGATATTCCCCGCACTAGTGGATGCGGTGTTGTTCACCGAAAAGGCGACCAAGCCGGTGTTGGTGTCGCGCACAACGAGCTCAAACGTTTTGTTGGTGATGTTTGCCAACGAGCCGTCGTCATTGGTGATGATGTACACCTGCGACCATTGCGAATCGATCGCGGCAATGGCGTTGAAGAAGTTAGGCAGGGGAGCCGGCTGGGTCACGCGGCCTCCTCAACAGCCGTATTGCAGTGCGGGCACTTTTCGCGCGGCTTGCCGCCGAATGTCTTCGTAAAGGGTCGTTCGCACTTGTGGCATCGAACGACGCTGTAGGCGTCCAGCCAGGAGCCGCCGATCAGGTCTTTCAGGTCGTACATTGCCCAGACCATGGCGTCCATGCGGTCCGGCGATTCCGGATCACCCGGTGCCCAGGTGCACATTTCGTCTTCGAGTTGAGGAAACATGCCGACGTGATGCACGCGATGCTGCTCATACAAAGCCGAGATCGGCTCAGCGCGAGTGTTCTTACCTCGACTGGCACGCACAGCTCGAAATGCCATGTTGTCGTCCACCGTGCGCAACACGGTGCCGATATAGTCGCCGCCGTTGTTCACCTCGGCGACAACGCGGTCTGCCTTCCAGGTGTCGTACGCCTCTTTGACTTTCTGCATGCACTGCTTCGGCGTGCCGCGCATGGTGTAATCGGCGAGAACGTAACCATTACCTTCACGGTCTGCGGCGCAGACGATGATGCCCGTCAGGTCGGCGGCTTCTCCGCTGGTGACCGACGGGTCGACACCCACGACAACGCGTACCAGATCGAGCTCGCTAGCGCGGTCAGCGCCGTAGCGGTCAGCCTCAATCCATTCACGCTTCCACAAGGCGTTGTCTCGATTCTCCAGAATCTCGCCGTCGAGCTCCTGAAGACCGAGCTGCGTGCCCAGCAGAGGGGCAACAACATTCGCCTTGTAGTTGTCGTTGAGATTTTCCAGATTGTCTACGGTGCGACCACGGGTGACGATGACGTTGTCACGCTGCATTAGGCCGGGAGAAACTTGTTGCGGATCGGACACCTTAAGCAGAGCCACCGGCCGAGGAGTCGTGGCCACCACAATGCGGCTTTGGTAGTCCAGAGGCCACCCCGGTTTGCGGGGGAGTCGGGTGGCAATCGTCAGGTTTGACCACGTCGTGTCAGCGGCAGTGCCTTTATGGGCGTCGGCCCAGAAGCACGACTCGTCTCCCCAGGCAAAATGGAACTGAGGACCACGAAGTTGCCAGGGCTTTTCGGACGAATACGAGAAGAACTTGGTGCCGTTTTCCAAATACACTTCACCGAGGGATCGGTTCCATGCACCATCGACCTTGCCGCCACGAAGTTCCGACTGCTTGAAAACGTTCAGCAGTCCCGAGTCACCCTCGATCATGGTGTCGCGGGTGTCGCCGAACGTCCGGCCCACCAGGGCGATACGCGCGCCGGGGTAGCGTCGCGCCTTCTCCGCCATGAGCTCAGCGGCGGTCCGCGTCTTGCCCCAGCCTCGGCCGGCGAGGATCAGCCAGACAAACCAGTCGCCTTCGGGTTCAAGCTGATCGGGCCTCGCCGACTCGCGCCATACGACGCGAGCCGCATCTCCGCTTTCGATCTCACGCTTCTGGCGTTGCAGTTCTTGAAGGCGGCGAAGTTTATCGAGCTTGATCTCCAGGAGAGTGTCAGCCACACACCTCCCAGGTGTTTACAGCCACGGATCGGCCTGGTACCGTCGTCTCGGAATCGGAAGGAGATTGACATGGACGACCTGACCGACGATGAAGCTCGTGACATGACCTACACAAGCTGCGAATACTTCGGCCATCAATTCAGCCTCGACGACGATACCGAGCAGTTCGAGCAGTGTCTGGCTTGTGGCGAGCCGCGCGAACATTAGACCGGATTAACGGTTAGTTTTCGGCAGCGGAAGCTTGCTAATCGGTGGCGACACCTTGCTGGTCGGATGTTTTTCCTGCCCGGGATGCGGCACGCCTCGCTCTTGTCCCGTCTTCGCCATCAGATCAGGTTAGTTTTTCGCGACTCGGCGAGTTCGGCTTCCAGCTTGCCGATCTCCGCCTCGATGCTGTCAATCGTGACGATCTCGGCCCGCGTCGGCGCGTCGAGACCGAGCAGGCGAGCCCGACGTTCCTTGATCTTCAGAATGCGGTCGATCGTCTCCAGAACGAAACGGTCGTCATCAACCGGAGTTCCGTCGAACAGAATAACCTTGCCGTTCTGGATCATGATGTGCTTGCTCTGAAGCATGCGCCAACACTCGGCTTCGAGCTCGTCATAGCTCTGAAGCTCCAATGCGCGCGTTTCGTCGGCGGCAAAACGCACCGCACGCGCCATCGCGCGCTTGATCGCCGCGCCGGCACGCTCCGGATCGCCCCGGTTCGCCGGATCGTTGTCCTCGTAGAGGTGCAAGTGGTCGGCGATGCGCTGAAGCGACCAGCCCATGGCCTTCAGGCGTGCGGCCTCAGCGTCACGAGCGCGGCCCTTTTTGTCGACGGGGCCAATCGGCAACGGCATGAGCATCTGCTCGTCGCTCAGTCGGTCGCTCACAACGCCTCCCTTTGGGCATGCGAAAGCCCCCGCCGAGGGGGCATCGGCGGGGGCTTTCTGGTCTTCAGTTAGTTAGCCACGATATCCGCAAACCGGCCACGGAGATCGTCCGCGTGCGGCAAAGACTCGGTTGGCGATGTCGATCTGCTGTTCGCGACTTGCCAGGTCAGCGCGCGACGCATACGCGCCGCCGCCGTTGGACTGCCACGTACCGTAGTCGAACTGCAAACCGCCGTAAAAGCCGTTACCGGTATTGATGTGCCAATTGCCGCCGGATTCGCACCGTGCTACGGCATCCCAGTTGATAGGCATAGACATGGGCGGCGCGGCAACCTGCCGAACAGGCGCACTTGCCACCGGCTTGGCAGGTGCAGGCACTGCGACCGGCGCGGCGGCAACGTGTGGCGCCACCGGCACGGGCGTGCCAACCGGCGGGATCAACAGCGTCTCGCCTGGGGTGATCGCATCAGGATTGGCCAATGCCGTCTGATTGATCTGCCAAATCGCAGGCCACGCGTCGGCGCTGCCGAGGTGGTTTTCCGCGATAGAGCTGAGAGTGTCGCCATCCTGAACCGTGTAGCTGACGTTCGTCGATACCGCGTGATGAATGACCTCAACGCGATCCGGCGTCTCAATGATTCTGGTGGTAAAACTTTCCGATTCCTGAGCCATTGCCATCGGCGTCACGTCCACTGCGAACACAAGCACAGCGGCGGTAATTCCGATGACTCTGAGAGAATTCTTCCCGAGGGAAGGGGCGGACATACAGTCTCCTTGACCGTGCCCATTCCTTCAGCTGAAGGAGGGCGACCTCACCCCGCTACAGCGATGTAGCGGACACGCGTCGTGGGGTGACGCGATGTCGCAAGGGTGCCGACGGCTCAATGGAGCAAAAGGCCAGGAAAAGGGTACAGTTGTCCTACTGGCGGTAGTATACCTGTCACTCGTCATCCTGTCACTAGCTCCGTCGAGCACGTGACGACGCTAGCAGGCGATCAAGATCAAGTAAATATTTGAGATAGGTCGAATATCAAATTCGCAGCTCAGGAGGGAAACGCCGAGCTGCCCTTACGTGCTACTAGAAAGTAACTTCTCCACCTTTTCCTTAGTTGTGCTAAGGACCGCATCGGCAAGGTAGACGGGAACGTGCCTCTTACGGGCTCCGCCGTGCCGCTTGCCGACGTGTTTCAACCCCCCCAGCTCAATTAGCGCTCGTACTTTCTTCTCGCTTGTTCCAAACAGTTCGATCATGTCGAAAACCGACCAGTAGCGATTATCGTCAACTGCCACTACGGGCAGGTTCTGCGACGACCAGCCACGACGCGGAGCTGGACTGTCGGCGGTAAAGTCGTCCATCATGCAATCCTTTGGTCAATCGGCATCCCAACCGATCCGTCATTCCAAGCAAGAACCCAGTCACGGGCTACAACCGAATACTCGATACGTGCGGTGGGACGCCGTCCGTCGTGAAAACACCCAGGATTGATGCATCGTACTACGGCGCGTGACGACCAGAATCGCAGCGTCAGATGTTGACAGTAAGGGCAACGTGGTTCAGTTTCACCCACATTGCGTGGCAGACGTTGCGGCATGTCGCGTTCGCCCAGCACGATCAAGGCGCGCGAATTCCAACCACCGATCGACTGGACGGCTTCGAAAACGCAGCTATCCTCGGCCGACTCGGCTAGATTGAGAATGGCCAGCAGTGCAAATCGCGTATTCTCGTCGGTGCCGCCGCGCGGCTGCCATTGCATATTCAAATGAAGGCGAAAACCGTCTTCCAGGTATCGCGCAAGTGCATGCATCTCCAAAATGAGGTGCGCAACGGGGGCGTTCCACGGCGGCTGTGAATGGTCGATTCGACCACGTTTGCCACTACGACCCAAGCTGCTGACGGGGACCGCGACAACCTCTTCCAAACGTCTGTTGAGGTCGAGAGCGGTCCCCGTCACGTCGCGCAACTGTTCACGCACGACGGGTCTCCGGGCTGCTGTCATGTTGGTGATCGTATCATCGGCAAGACAGCGAAGTTGATCTAGAAGTTTCCGTCGGCCACCTGCATGCAAAAGATACCTTCCTGACGCCACATCTCTACAACCTTGTGACGATCGTCGATCGCGCCGACAATGTCGTAACGCGGAACAAGCTCGTGATGGAGCAATTCCCGCTTCAATTCGTGGTCAGGCATAAACTCTCGTGCCTTGTCGCGCATGAACAGGTCGCCAGAATTCCAGGCTGTCGACGACTGAAGAAAGACGTGTCGATGCAGTGCGGCAATCGTCGCGTCGCGGCACACGTCGAGTCGGCCAGACACCACAACGAAGCTGTCGCCGGCCAGAGCGAGCGCTCGCACCACATGAATGACCGGTGCGTTGGGCACGTCTTCATGCACGCGATCCCAGTCAAACGGACCACGGCCACCCGGCAGCCGCAGGAGCAGCGTGCCGTCAACGTCGAGAATCCACTTACTGGGTTTGCGTGGTGTGTCGTATCGAGTTCTTTGCGGATTGGAGACGATCGCCGCACCCGCCATAGAAAACGGCCGGAGCGCAACGGGGACTGAGGTGAGGGTGGGCACGTCGCTTCTTTCGTTGAAATCGGGCAAGAAAAACCCCGCTCTGGCGGTTTCGGGGTCGCCAGAGCGGGGTCATCTGATGCTGCCCAGGACTTACACCTGGTCTGTGCCGGTTTATCTCCCGGAGGATCGTTTCTTCACCTTTACCGTACAGCACCTGCGGAGAATGTTGGATTTGAACCAACGGATACAGCTACCCCGGACTCGCTGTACCACGGGATTGACAGTCCCGCCCATTTGGCCGCTCTGGCAATCCTCCAGTTATGGCAGCCCGATAGACGCCACGTGCCGCGTCCTGTGTGCGCACACTTTGAATGAAACTCCGACACTCGGGCCAAGATGTCGGATGGTGTAGCAGGCCACACGGCGGCCGTCACCGCCAGGTGTCACCGACCTTGTGTCGATGGATCGTTGCCGTGCGCCTGTTTAACGAGGAGTGGCTTGCCTGTTAGCCGACAGTTAGTCACCCTCCGGCCGTGACCGGATGCTTTCACCAACCGGATTCGAACCGGCATTGCCCCTCTCGTGGCGGGAATCGGATTTGAACCGATGACATCCGGGTTATGAGCCCGGCGCGCTACCGAACTGCGCCATCCCGCTCTGGACGTTTCTACTGTGCATCCAGGGTTGAATGCACAGTAGAAACTTGTGACCCCAGCAGGGTTCGAACCTGCGACCTCCCGATTAAAAGTCGGGAGCTCTACCGACTGAGCTATGGAGCCGTACTTAAGTGGCACCGGCAGGATTCGAACCTGCGACCCTTCGGGTTTCAACCGAATGCTCTCCCAAACTGAGCTACGAGGCCGGATAAAGTTGGAACATTGGAAGATTGGTTTTCGGGGAAAGACTAGTTCCAACTTTGCGCTAGCGACGGGACTCGAACCCGCAACTCCCGCCTCGACAGGGCGGTGCTCTTTCCAATTGAGCTACACCAGCATGTAATTCTTGTGCCGCACGAGGGATTCGAACCCCCACGGGAGTGGTTTACAGCCACGCCGACCCAGCCAGCGCTGTACGGCCTGACCGCGCAGCAGGGACTGGAACCGCGAAAACCGTGATAGAAGGAGCGACCTTCGTATTTTCGCCGACCGTATGGTACGCGGGTAGTGCTCCGTCAATGTCCTAGGTTATGACGGTACTACGTGCCCTCCCTGGGACTCGAACCCAGACTTGCGTTGATTTTGAATCAACGGCCTCTGCCATTTGGGCCAGGAAGGCTCGCACTCCGCCGGCACGGGGGAAATGTGCCGGCGGAGTGCCGTGGAACCGGCCGGGTGACCAGCGGTGATAAGAACGTACCATCACCACCAGACGTGCGTCAAGCGTCTTCCGGAAAACGACCGTGAGCAGCAAGTGTTTACGGCACCGCGCGAACGTGATACCGTAACGCGACAACGGAACAGGAAAGAGAGATCAACATGAAGGAATTCGACCGGGTACGACTCAAGAGCAAGCCCGCGCAGGTGGGCGTCATCGTCAAATCGGGCACACGACGCGGCAAGTCGTCGCATCAGGTTTCGTGGTTCGGCAACGACCCGATCTGGCACGCCGAAGACGAGCTCGAACTCATCGAAGATGGCGTCAGGAACAATATCAGTGGCAACGTCACTGGCACGGTCTACCAGGCGCACACGATCAACGGGCCGATCATTCAGGGCAAATGACGCGAAATGAAATCGGAGATGAGAACGGGATGGCAGGTGTGATCTTCGGTATCGCCACCGTCGATCAAGGTCATAAATGCGTCACAATCACAACCGGCAAAACTCATCATGGCACGTGGGCACCCGACATGACCACGAGAAATGCCCTGGAGAAGATCGCCAGCGCCGGTTGGCGACCCATGGCGGGAGCGTGCTGGATAGTATCGCCGGCCGATAATGGCCACGTGATGAACGTGTACAAAGAAACGTGAAACGAAAGGCCCCGGCGAGCGCCGGGGCCTTTCGTTATGGAAGTCGCTTGTCGCACTCGGTCACCGCGTCGTCGGTCGGTTCGGGAGGCCGATCGAGCAACAACGCGATGATCACCATGCAGAAAATCAGCAGCATTACCAACAGCCACACCACCGGTCCACAATCCTGAAAACCGCTGAACACACATCCCTCGTCACGGGGAAACCCCAGTAGTTCCATCTTCCTCGATTACAGGCAAGCCTATCACGGGATACTCCGCACGACGGGGCGGCTTGTTGTTCAACGCCCCCATCACTTCACGCAGGACCAGCAACGTCATCGGCCACTCGTCGCAGTGGTCACATGTTTCCAGATCTCGTGTCCAAGAATCGTATCCGAATGCCCGCGCGATGGCGTCAGGAATTGCACGCCGCAAGTTCTCCGTGCGGTGTCGCAATTCCATGTGAACCTTCCCCGCGTTGAACATCGGGTGTACGGAGCCGTCTCCGTTGAGCTGAACTTGCGCTTCGTGCGCTTCGTCGACTTCGACAACGGGGTCGTAGAAATACGAGAATTCATGACGAAATGCGTCATCGAAGTCGACGATCCGGTAGGGGAGTTGGAACGGGTCGGTGACCTGGTCGGTAACCGCGACTTGAATGATTTCGCGCGGGCCATCTTCCGGGTCGTCGATTGTCACAGAAAGGAAAGGAAACCCCATCAACCATGACGCGTGTCGCGCAAAAATCGTCGCCCTGACGTTGACGTCACCGTTCGCCGCGATCCCCACCTCAGCCTCACCGATGAGGGGGTGCTGGTTGAGTTGCGGATAAACCGGCAAAACCGTAGCCGACAATCGAGCACTCGCCACAAAGGCCGCGATTTCGGGATCACATGCGCCACGATGAGCGACGCCGTGAATAACGATATCCCTGTCTGGCATTCCTTTTCCTTTGCTAGATGATTTTCAAGGGTACGTCGCATCCGGGATCGCACAGATGTGCGGCACAGATTCTGTGGTACCCGTCGGCAATAATAGCATGCCGCGCATTGTTGCCGCGAAGATAAAGCACGGGGGAGAGTCGAACCCCCGTGGCGATCTTCACCAATTCGGGCATGACATACTCGTCGGTTCTGCCGAGCAGGGGCAGCTGGGCGGCACGTAAAAGGTCTTTGGCTTTACGTTTGATGATGACGTTCTGGTCGCGCAGTTGATCGACACTAATTGCGGCAATATCCGATTCCATGACCAGCGACAAAAAATCCAAAGCGGCGATGTAGTCGTCATTGTCTACATCGTCACGCCATTTCGGACGATACGATGTAAGAAGGTCGCCCCTTTTTGCTGATTTAGGTCCCTTCTCCATCTCTCCTGGTCCGCTCACCCAACTCGACGAGGTACAGAATTGCCCGCCTTTCTGGCCATCCGGCTTCGATCAGCATCTCCAGAAACTCATGCATGGCGATGGCCCCCACCTGACTGGAAGTGAAGGCGGGAAATCCTTCAGGCGGCTTCGGCTCGTTCATGACGTAACGGTATCACCAGGCCTGCGACCTGCGGAAACAGTCAAGGTGTTTACAGCATGATGTGCCCGTGGTACGGTCTTACCAGGAACCGGAACGAACCACCAGGAGCACATCATGTCGAACGTCCAGGAGCGCCACCGCCTCGCCCGTCAGCTGCGCGTGTCCACCCGCGCCGACCGTGAGCGGAACCGCGCCCGGCGTCGCGTCGCGACCCTGACCCCCCAGCCGGCCCGCACGTGGCTGGTCACCCTCGGTGTTTCGCCGGACAACGCCCAGCGATTTGCGCCGGCATTCTCGCGAGGTGTCGTTCCGACGCAGATGAGTACCACCAAGATCAAGCCGAAGACGAAGTCGCGCAAGAGCGAGCGCGTCGTGCCGGTCAAGGAGTACAACTTCCGCACGGTCGTGCGCCGTCTGGTGACCTACCGCCCGAAGAGCAACCCCGAGGCCGCCGCCGAGTTCGCTCGCGCCGCCGCTCTCGTTTCCTGAAAGGACGTCGGATCATGCCGACCGCGCTGAGCACCCGGATGAAGCAGGCCAAGGCCGACGGCCAGACGCGAACCGCGCGTCGTCGCGGAACGAAGTCGTTCCGTCACGGCGGCGGCAAGATCAACGCCGGCAAGACGAAGCGGCGTTAACACCCCCGAACTGGCGGAACCTCGACCACCCTGTCGCCGAGGTTCCGCCTCCATACTGAGGTCATGCCTCGATACGACAACAAGCCCGGACTCGAAGAACGACTGCGCAAATCTGGCAGCGTCAAACGAGGATATATGGTCTTCGTCGTCCCGAAAGACGACTACGACGAAGAAATCCACGGCATGCAGAAGTGGGTGCCGGCACGAGCGGATACCCCCGGTGCTGAGTGGAAATTCGTTCTGCGCAAGCAGCGCGACCTCGATCACGGGGTTACGTTGATGACATTCCCCGACGACACGCAGTTGCTGATGTCCGATCACGGCGCGCTGTTTTCGTATCGGCCAGCGCCTGAATCGGAAGGAAAAGCAGAAGAAAAGGATTCGTAGTGGATCAGAACGACGAGCACGAACCCAACCTCTTCGTTTCGGCCATCACCGGCATCGCCGTTTTCGCCACTGTGACCGGTGTCTTGACGCTGGCCGGGCTGCTGCTGACGAAGTGGCTGGGATGACGCGATGAAGATCTTGGTAAGACTAGTCAAGAAGCTTCTTCGTGAACGTCGCGAACTCTCGGCGCACAACAATTACCTGGCTCGGATGAACGCCACCTTGGCCGAGCGGGACAGCCGTGCCAGAGTGAAGGAGCAGACGCTCCGATGGCGCATTCACGACCTGGAAAAAGCCCTTCATGACGTGGGAACTGAAGACGAGTAAAACCGTCTGACCTGCGACAACTTCACACCAAGCACCGGATCGACGAAAAGTCGACCCGGTGCTTGTTGCGCGCGTGCAACACCTCTGGTAGGTTCATTCTCGGAACCGGAACGGAGGAAAAATGAGCATCAACGAGCTTCTGAACAGCGCACCGGGGTGGGCGGTTTCCGCCCTCTACGCGATTCTCGCCCTAGCGGGCACGTGGACGGTGTACGCGATCGTCAAGACGGCCGGCAACGCCGTTCGCGCCTTTCTCGCCGCTCGCGACGACGCGGCCAAGGGTGCCGGCCTGTTCTACCTCGCGGCCGTCGCCGGCATGGCGGTGTCCGTCGACACGAGCTGGCTGTTCTTCGGTGTCGTCCTGGAGGTGAACACGCTCTGGGTGCGCGGCATCATGTTCTTCGTCTTGGAGCTCGCGCAGATCGCCTGCGGTTGGGGCATGCGCGCTTCGATCCGTCAGCACGGCCACCCTGGGCCAGCTCGCCTGATCGCGTGGACGCTCTGCGCCGTCTCGGCGTACATGGCGTGGAGTCTGAGCGGCTTCTGGGTGGGCATCGCCCGCGTCATCCTCGGCCCGATCCTGAGCCTGGTGATGTTGCACCTCGCGCTCGGTATCGAGGTGCGCGGGCTGGAGATCCGCGACGACTCGATGTTCGTCCGCCTTGCCCGCGAATTCCGTGAGCGCTTCCTGGCGCTGTTCGGCCTCGGCGACGAGGGCCGTGACGCGAAGACGATCGCCCGGGAACGCGCGCTGGCCAAGGCCACGCACATCCGCATGACCACCGAGGGCACCGAAAAGGACGTTCGCCGATTCGTTAAGGCGCTCGCCGCCGCCGGCATCATGGACGACCCCGCCGCTTTGGAGCGCTTCCTGCGCGGTATGCAGCTCGCCACCAACGCTCAGCGCGTGTGGGGCGCGGACTACGGCGCACCGTTCCCGATCGGTGAGACCGTGGATGAGACCCCGCTTGCTGAGACTGTTGAGACCGCTGAGATTCCGCAGGTCAGGAGTGAGACTAAGACGATTTCGCTCACCGTGCGCGGTGCCGACGCAGAGGCCGAGGTGGAGACCCTGCTCCGATTCATCGTCGAGCGGAACGACCCTGACGCACTGAAGCTGCCCGAAGCGCAGCAGTCGCTGCCGGCCCACCTGAGCAGGGCCACCGTCGCCCGTCGCCTGGCCACGGCGCGGGAACGGTTTAAGCGCGAACAGGCATCCTGAGACTGCCGCGCCCCGGTCTCATGAGACCGGGGCGCGGTCTCGCATTGGTCTCAATGAGTGAATTCGCGAGACCGGCGTGATACAGTCATATCAACGCGAGAAACGACCGAGGAGGTGACGAGGAAATGAGCGACGAGGACACGGTTTTCGCCTCGGCAAAGCCAGTTTCACCTGCGGATCTCGTCGAAGGTGAGACCGAGACCAAGCCTGAGACCAAGACGTCGAAGCCGGAGACCAGGGCAAAGGCCGAGACCAGGACGACCGGCGTGCCGCCTTGGCACCTGTCGGCCGCGCTCGGCGTGACGATTGTGCTGGTCGGCGGCGTGATTTTGTGGCTGCAATCGCCGCTGCTGGCCGTCATCGCGGTTGGCGGTCTCGCCATTCTCGTTGGTCTCGGCCTGGCGTTGCGCCACTTCTTCCAGTCCGAGACCGCGCAGAGGCATCGTGCGACCCGGTCTCAGGGGGGCACGACGGGACCGTCTCAGTCTCGGTCGCAGTCTCCGGGCAGCCCGCAATCTCGGTCTCGCCGTGCGGCGCAGGATCGGCAGTCTGAGACTGGTCCCACAAAGCGGTGGCCATGGTCTCGTCAGCGGTCTCGCGACCGTGAGACCAACGGCCAGCAGCCGTCTCGGCGTCGGTCTCGCCGGTCGCAGCCCACTGAGCCTGGCGAGACGGCCAGTCGCACGCGGTCTCGTCGCTGGTCGCAGGATCGGTCTCAAGCTCCGGCGGGACCGCGCGGGAACGGCAACCGGACGCGAGGCGTTCGTACACCACAGACATTGGTCAACCCGGGCAACCAGGGGCCGCGTCCTAATCGGGAGCGGCGAATGATTGCCGGAACGTCCGGGCCGCGCGTGCCGGACAACTGGCCGCCGCGTCCGTTGACCGGCAAAATTCCAGATACATCAAAGCCTGACGCGATTGACCCACCGAAAACGAAGACCAAAAAGAAGGGCGACAAGAAGGATACTCCGACGGTCGCGCCGGAAACCAGGTCACGACCGGAGGATTCAGTGAAGACCGCATCAAAGACACCTGACATTGCGTGGCCGAATGTGGATCTCGACCACTACAAGCCGATTCGGGCGCATAACCTGCCCCGCATTACCGTTGTGCGCAAGGCGAAAAGGTTGCCGCCGATCTACCATCGCATGGGCGAGCCGCAATGGCCCACGTCGGACCCGGACAAAGTTCTCCCAATTCCCGATCAAAGAAAAAGGAGCAGCAACGTGACCACCGTGGATATGCTGCCCAAGGCAGCGCGTGACGCATACCTGGACACGGCCGCAGCGCGAGCGCTCGCCTCGGCACAGGAGCGAACCCTTCAGGCTCACGAGTTTCGTGACCTAGCGCAGCAGACCGAAGGCATGGATGACCTACGGGCAGATCACGAGCAGCACCTGCTCAACACGGCCAAGGCCGCTCGTGACGCCGAGGTGCGTGAAGAGGTTGCCAAGATCATCCAGGACTACCGACAGCGTCACTGAGTACCACCGATAATCGGCCCATGACGAATCCGTTATGGGCCGATTATCCTTTTCGGAAAGATGAGGAAATGATTCCCTACAAAGTCTTTCTCCCGGTGCTGGGTGCCCTATCGACGTTCGTCGTCGCGCTCATTTCCCTGCTATTCCCCATTCCGGTGGCCCTATCCATCGCCGGAATGGTGTTCCTAGCGTTCATCATCATCGTTGCGACAGAGCGACTAGTTCACGTTGTCGACGTCTTCGTCAACTGGACGATCGACACTCGCGCTGTCGTCTTTCGGCTCATCATGGCGGCGATCGTGGCCGACCTCGCCGTGGCGATCAGCCTCGCGATCGCTGGCCTGAGCGCACTTCCTCTCGGCCTACTAGCCCTTCTGGCCGTTACGGGTGTCCAGGTGCTCGCTGGAGCGCTTCTCGACCCCTACTTAGGGCGTCTACGCCCGCGCCTTCAGAAAGTCCGTCAGGAGCGCACTCAGGCCGTTTCTGCTGGTCGAGTGGTCGACCTAGCGCCGCATGTGCTGGAGGCGTTTGACGGCCCGTTGCCGGCAGTGACAGAGAGTCACGACGTCATGGTCATGCGCCTAGCCCTCAAGCGCATTAAGCGCGGCTGGATCGAAGTCGTGGAATCGGAGCCGTTGCGCGACGAGGATGGCGTCCTCTTTGGAATTCGATTCAAGGTACGTATTCCAGCCAGGGCTTTGGCGCAGAAAAACCGCACCCTATCGACGGAAGACTCCGAACCAATCGCCGTCGCATTGTCCGAACTATTGAACAAGGAATTGGAGACACGATGGGTTGCTATTCAGAAAATGAAACTGTCGGGTCGTTACACCATCACCGTGACCATACAGGACATCATGGCCCGGCTATATCCCTTCGTGGACGAATTGGAGTGGGCCGATGTTCGCAAGCCGATGCTCATCGGGTACGGGCTAGACGCTAAGCCGGTCCATTTGTCTTTGCGGCAGCACGGGCAGTACATCGGCAAGACGCGATCGGGTAAGACGTCGCTCATTCACAATGTTCTCGCATACCTGACGCGCTGCGAGAACGCCGTGGTGTGGATCTGCGGCACGGAAAAGCTTTACGACCTGCTGGCTGGCTGGCTGGAGATCTATCTCGACACCGGCGAGGAGATGCCTTTCGACTTCATCTGTGTCGGCCCCGAAGACAGCGCGGAATGTCTGGCCGCCCTCATGCGGGTAGCGCGTTATCGACAGTCGCTTCGTCTGCATGAGCGGGTAGGCCTACCAGACATCGTGTGCATCATCGAAGAGGCGATGTACACCTTGCGCAATACGACGGTAACCGCCGAATACGATGGGCAGCAACATCACTCATCCGCGCTTCTGGGCATGAACATGCAAGGCGCGGGATCCGCCGGTTGTTTCGCTAAGTATCTGACTCAACGCGACACCATTGACCAGCTCGGCCCGATGGGAGGCGATATTCAAGCACAGACCGGTTACGCCGTCGCTTTCAATTCGCAAGACACTCTCTCCCTGGGGCGGCAATTGGGGGATTACAAACTCGCGCCGCCGGAAAACAAGGGCGAGTTCTACCTGAAAGACGACGAAGGGACACCGTTCCCCGTTCTCGTCAAGGGTCGCTACATCCAAGAGGATGACCCCAGTAAGCCGCGTTTGCACAACGGCCTCACCTTGAGTCAGGTTTCTTGGTCACGTCGGAAATTCAAGACATATTTGGACGAGGGGTCGCAACGCGCCGCCGGCAAGCTCTACGCCCGGCGGCACACCACGGTCACCATGGAATTCCTTGACTACTTGCGCAAGAACAAGAAGCCGATGACGGTTGTCGATTCTCGTCCAGTCGAAAAAAAGATAGACCTCGACGCCGAGGCGCGACGTCTCGCCGCTGATATGGGACTCGACTTCGACACCATATCTGATATACAGCAAGAAGCCTTCCGTGAAGTGGCGAAAGAGCTGAATACCGATATTCCCGATGACGAATTGGAGGAATTGAAGGATCTAGCTCCGCCGACAGGACGAGCGGATCAAATCGTTTGGGTGCTTCGACGTGCCAACAGGCCATTGACCTCGGCGGAGATCATGGATGCGCTCAAAACTGCCGGCGTGGTCATCAAGAACGAAAACGCGGTGTACAACCTGCTCGGCCAGCTCGTCTCGAAGAATGTGTTGGCTAAAGACGAAGACCGCACGTACCGACTCGCGTGTTGATCACAGAGCGTGCAACTCACACACTCACTCACCTGCCCCGGTGTCGCCACCGGCTTCGTTTTGGCCGGTCAGAGAGGTGTCACCGAGGTGAGTGAGTGTGTGAGTGTGTAGCTCAACGTGACGAACGGGGGGAGTGTTTACAGCCTTCCGCGCACGTGCTAGGCTGCATGCAGATCCGGAAAAGAAAGTGCAAAACGATCTAGGAGTTGTTTGTTTTGGGTAAGGTCTGGAATGCTCTCAAGGCTGTCGACGCCGCAATCATGGCCAAGGCGGCACCTGATGCGCCGGCAGGGCCGCCAAAGATCAACGACCCAGCGTCCAAAAAGTGTCAGATGCCCACGCGCGCAGGGGGGCAGGCGTGCCTGAAAGACCGGAAGGGAAATCAGGAGACGTGCGGCAGTTCTAAGTGCGCCAAGGCGTGGGGAGAAATCAACGACCCGACGCACAGCACGCATCCTCACGGTACTCAGATGCGCAGGCACTGGTAATACAACGAAAGAAGGGGCCCCCGGCCGGGGGCCCCTTCTTCGCGAAAGGATCGATATGTCGTACGACGAAGCGTTGACCTACATTACCCTCTATACTGGACTCGGCCTATTGGTCGCGATCGCGGCCGGTGGTCTTCTTTTCCCGTCCTATCGCAAGGAGCGGAGATGAATCACGATGGCCCGACAATGGCCGCGTTGCAATTCGGCATGCTCGGTCTTGCCGTCGCCATTGTGAGCCTTGCGGCGATTATGATCATCGTCTTTGGTGTTGTATCCCTCATTCAGGCCATAGGGCGATTGTGGCGAGGTCGCCACAAGATGGTGGGGTCCATCTTCGACAAATCAACGCGGTCACGATAGCGCTGTGCTGTCTCGATTAGCGCGGCGATGTCATCATCGTGAAGTGGGTGCGGCACGAGACCCAATTCCTCTAACCCTGTGTGCTTGACGTTGTAGTAATGGTCTTCCTGTTCGACGCGCGGATTGTAGAAATAACGCACGCCCGTGCCGTTCGGATCCACGCGCGCAACCCGCTTGGCGAGTTCGACGATCGAAAACGCCTCTGTCATCTGGTTGAAAACTACAAACTCGCCCGATTTCGGCGGGTTATGGATCGCCAACTCGATGCACTGCATGACGTCGCGGATGCTAATGAATCCGCGCGTCTGCGTGCCATTGCCGTAGATGGCCAGAGGGTGGCCCAGTGCCGCCTGGACGGCAAAACGGTTCACCACCGTACCAAAAATAGCGTCGTAATCCAATCTGGTCGCCAATTCGGGAGCCAGAGTCAAAATCGTCTGATCGGTCTCATGGCCATAGACGACACCCTGATTCAAATCTGTGACGCGCAAATTCCACGCACGGCATGCGAATTCAAGGTTATGCGAGTCGTGCACTTTGCTCAGGTGGTACCACGAGCCAGCTTTCTTGGGGTACAGCACCCGATCATGCCGTCCATTGTGGTCGACATCGAGCCAACCTTCCTCGATGTCGATGTTCGGCGTGCCGTATTCACCCATCGTGCCCAGCTTGACGATATGAACCGAAGGATCGATCTCCGCCACTGCATGAATCAGGTTCAGGGTGCCGATGACGTTGTTCCGCTGCGTGTACGTCGCTTCTTGCTGCCCCATCATCGAATACGGTGCGGAGCGCTGCTCCGCGAGGTGCACCACGGCATCCGGCTGGAAGTCGATCAAAGCATGTCGCAAGTCGGAATAGTTCAACAAATCGACGTCATAGCGTTTGAGCCACACACCACTCGCTTCGCGCCATGCATTGATGCGCTTGTACAGGTTCAGGATCGGAACCACGCTGTTGGTACCGAGCTGACGATCGATGTCTCGACGCGCGCCGTTGTCCACGATCGCCACGTTATGCCCAGCTGCCGACAGATGTAGCGAGAGCGGCCAACCCAGATAGCCGTCGCCGCCTAAAATCATGATCCGCATGCGTTTCCTTCCTGTTTAACCGTTCCGTCACTGTGATTGTAGCATCACATATTTACAGACTGTATCACCTGTGATACAGTAAATGCACGGAAACGGAAGGAAGATCAATGCGCGAGGATTACTGGGTAGGCAAGTCTGTCTACCTGCCGTCAAGATTCAGCACGATCCACGACGCGGTTCTGGTGGCTGACGTCATCGCCATCAAGCGAGCGCCGCAGTGGACGGCCACGGTGCGCTTGGCCAACGGGAATGCGGAAGAGATCAGCTGGGAGGAGCTCGACGCCGCGTACGTCCGCGTACAGCGCCTACGTCAGGACAACGGCGATGGGCACTGAGAAGAATTTTAGAAGTTTAGACGAAATGGCCGCTTTCTACGGTTTCGAGAACCGTGGAACAAGCAAGAAAGGTCACGTCAAGTACGTCCATTCTAGCGGGAGTATAGTATTCGCTTCTGCCACGAACAGTGATCCTCGCGCCATGAGGAACATCGAAGCTGAATTCAAACGTGGAAGCGGTAAGTAACCCCAGTATTTACAAAAAACACCCGATGCTGTAGCATCGATGTATCAGGAACTCGGAACCAGGAAAAGGAAGTCTATGGACAAGGCGCAGCGAGACCGCTACGTGGAGATCCTTCGCAAGGCGGCGGAGATGTACACCGCGCAGGGCGACAAGGATTACTTCACCAACCTGGCCAACACCCTGGAGGGTGGCGAGGAAATCCTGAACATCCAGGAAGTCATCACTCATGCACAGTTGACCGTGCTCGGATATACCGAGGAGGGTGATGGTGCCAAGCATCAGTGAAGCGGCTCGACGTGGGGCCGCCGAATTCGATCGCCACAAGCCTGGTTGGGCTTTACGAATCAATCGCGCGACGCTGGACATGCGATCGATGAATCACTGTATCGGAACCCGGGTGTTCGGATCGTATGCGGCAGCCTTGGCCGCGATCGACGTCAGTCACGACGAAGCACACATGTACGGATTCGATGTGACTGACGAAAGAAACTGGAACGAATTGACCGAAGCGTGGCTGACCGAAGTCGATAAGAGGCAACGATGAATCTCCGAGAAGCGCTCAGGCTCGTTCTCGCCGACGTGCAGCGGGTTTACCCGAACCAGGCCGTGACGCTGCGCGAAGCGGCCGAATACGTGCGCGGCCACATGACGGCCGACGACATCCGCTTTCTTGTCGACGACAAGGAGACCAAGAAGGCGTATTTCGCCATCCTGGAGGCCTCCGGCGACGCGTTGAACGCGGAGCTGCGCAATGGCTGAGTCTAAGCGTCCAACGCGCGATGAATTGACACGCGCAGAGGCACAGGGCCTTCGGCTCTTAAAGGAGAAAAAGGGGGATAACTACATCCCTCAGCTACCCGAGGAGATCGACACGGGCAGTCCCGTCAGCGTGACCGACTGGGCCGTGTACGTCTTCGGGCTCGAAGGCTGGGTGTGTCCCCACTGCCTCGCATTCACGAGCATGCGGGGCAAAATGCCTCTCGCCCCTGCCAATTGCCACTCCTGCGGAAGGGTGCTTCAGTCATGAGCGGCGGGCTCGATATGAATGGCGCGCACGTGTGCGCCATCGCGCAGGCGCAAGGCGACGAAGCACTTCTCACCCGGAAAGCGCATTCGATTCACGTCGGCGGTCACGTCAACGTGTGGGTATGCGATTACTGCGCCCGTTCGACCAAGGGAACGAAAACCAATGCTCCCGCGTCGTGCAAATGGTGTGGAGCCGCGTTGCCGTGAGCCACGATCCAGCTTCTGGCACTCGCGATGCGCAGTGCGGACATGAGGGGATGGGGTGGGTTTCTTGGCCACCAATCGAACGGCCAGGAATCGACACTCCCAACGCTTCGACGTATTGTTGCGGCTACGGGGACTGCATCCGGAAAGCAAAACAATGGGTCAAGGAGCACACCGGACACGAAGGCGTTTTCGTGGAGTTTCCGACGAAGATCAAAGCTGAAAGAAAGTCTCGTTACAGCTCTTATCGTTGGACGGGAAGTGCACTCAGGGGTCGAAAACGCGGTTGGTGACCATGACGGAGAAGGGTTTGAACGATGCACAACTTTTTCGGCAAAAAGCCTGGCGATCCCATCGTGGTCTTCGTCAACGGTAAGCGCATTGAAGGGACCGTCAATAAGATCGAAGAGAAGGTCATCGGGATCATCAACCCACGAGGCGTGGTGATTGATATTCCCATTGTTGGCAAGATCGAACTTGGAGAGTAACACGATGATCATCGTCAAAGGCGTACGGAAAGGACAACGCGTCAGACTCGCACGACTCGGCAACGAGGCTTTCACGATCAAAGAAGACCTCACATGCGTCCTTTCGCCGCTTCTTATGCGGCTTGAGTCCGCTGACGAGGTCGAGCAATTCTGGCACGACCCTCATTCGGAAACTTTCTGGCGGCTTTACGAACTCCAACCAGACTTGACGTTCACCAAGAAACTCGGCTGGCACTAAGGAGCAAAACATGCCTGATCTTCGCAAGTTCTGCAACTGCGGCGGCGAGTTGGTCGCTTTGGATCTCACCCCTCAACAGGTGGTCGACCAGCTGGAAACGTGGACCCAGAAGCACGATGGGCCTACCTGCTACGCGGTGAACGCGAAGGCAGCCAAGGCGGCGCGTCGGAAAGATTTCCTCAACGAGATCTTCGACGAAGAGGGCAAATGATGGACCTTTTCGGGATGCCGGACGGCAGCATCATTCAGACGCACGACGCAGAAGCGTGTGAAGGCAGCTTCTGTTCCGTGCACAACCCGTCCGACCATCCTTTGAACACCGCACCGCTATTTTGGGACTCAGCGCGTCGAATCATGATGCGCGTCTGCCCCTGCGGCATTTACCACCCGGATCGCGATCACCTGTTCTTCGTGATGAAGCACAGCATTGTGCTGGGTGCCCTCCAGGCTATGCACGAGTGCTGTAAGAAAGTGTGTTGCGATGCGACAGGACATCACTGACGACGACATCAAGTGCGCATTGCGCGTTATCCGCAACGCGGCAGCCCTGGTCGAAGACAGGCGTTACCGGGAAGGAATTTCATTGCGCGAGGGTGAGCGTCAAACCGGCGTCTCATTCGCCACGATTCAACGTTTCGAGACCAGGAGCGGCCGAGCACATGTCGATACATTGACCGCCCTCCTGGAATGGCTAGCGAAATAAGGAGAACCGATGGCCGACAGAAAGACAATCCTGCAAAGCATCTACCACGACATCGAGGATGCATCGGATGCTGCCGATGCCGCCTTGCCGCGTCTTCGGGCCCAGTTGCCCGCGTCGCATGGCGCTGTGAATGCCCTGTCCAAGGCATGCGATCAGCTCAATTGGGCTTTGCAGTCCCTGTCCAAGGAAATCGGATAGGATTTCCATCGTGACCGAACCGGATGTCAATGCGCTGATTCCCTGCCGGCGTGGCGTGTACGCGGGAGCGATGGTTGCCGGAGCATGCCCGCACTGCGGTCACGCGAACGTCCTACACCCGGGATCCATGAACCCCGCTCTCGACGAATGTCTCGTCTGCGTCATGACGTTGAAAATTAGCTTATGGGGTCTGTACACCGAGGAGATGAAGCGTGACTGACATTTACGAATGGACGCCGCTTCTGTCCGGCGTCGTGGGCTCGCATGCCTACGGACTGGCCACGCCAACGTCCGACGTGGATCGGCTCATGTTTGCCGCCGCGCCGACGTCTGATTTCTTCGGCCTACACCCCATCGTCGGCGCACGCGCAAGCAGGGTGAGCAACAATCCCGACGTCACGGTGCACGAGATCGGCAAAGCGGTGTCGTTGCTGCTCAAATGCAATCCCACAGTCACTGAGCTGCTCTACCTCGACGAGTGGGACGACGGGATGCACGACCTCGGTAAGATCCTCATCGCTCGCCGCGAGGGATTCCTGTCCGCGCCGTTCGTCCGTGACGCCTATCTGGGGTATGCGACGGCACAATTCCGTAAGCTGCAACACGAGCGGGAGGCCGACGACGAGATCGAAAACCGGCGTCACCGCGAAAAGAACGCACGACACCTGAAGCGTCTACTCGATCAGGGGGTTCAGCTCTATACCACGGCTCAATTGACGGTGCGCGTTACCGACCCTGAGGCGATGTTCGATTTCGGTCGGCGTGCTGCCGCCGATCCCACGATCGCCGAGCCGTACCTGCATAAAGCCGAGGAAACCATTCGAACGGCGCATAGCCCGCTGGGTGACCGACCGAATGAAGACTTCGCCCAAGGCTTTCTGGAAGAAGTGCGCGCGCACTTCTTCGTTCGAGAACTGCAAGATCTCAATACATACCCCTACTACGCCATGAAGTACACCATCACGGAAAAGGAATGATCATGGTCGACCCTCGACTCATCGTGTCCTGCATCAACGGCAAGTCGGCCAAGGCCTTCTGCGAGTGGGCCATCAATGACGGAAATGCGGACTGTGGTGTGCGCACTTCAGTGGTCAGCATCCCCACGGGTGACCTGGAATACGCTAAGCGTGTCGTCGGTCACGCATTCCAGCAGGGCTGGATCACCAACGGCCAGCTCGCTCACGCTCTGACCAATTTCCAAAACGTACTGGACGGTCACTCGTGAGCTTCCCTGGGCTTATCCTCACCTGTGTCAGTGACGCGTACGCGAATGAATTCAGCCACTGGCTGAGCGAGAAAGGCTGGATCCACGACGCCAAGGGCAGTACCGTTACTGTCACGGGCAGTCATGCCGGCTTCGCCGTGGGAATCGTGGACGAAGCGATTTCACATGGCTGGGCGACCAGCGCAGCGGGTGTAGACGCCTTGGTCGCATACGGGGCCGCACTGCATTCAGATCAAGGGAATTGATGACCGAAACCTGCGTTCAGCTGTATGTGGTGATCGGCGGCACGTACGCCACGTTCCGCTTGGTCATGTTCGGACACCACGAGGAGGAGCTCCGCCCCGCCGCCATGCCCCGTTTGCGCTACGCGCTCGCGGCAGGGGTCGCGGCCGTGCTGGGTGGAGCCGCGTGGCCAGCAACGCTCGTCAGCTTCGCGGTACGAGCGGCGTGGAACAAGATAAAGGGGTCGCGATGAGGAACGTGGTCATCGACGGCGTGCGCTACATGCCGGTCCTGAACGCGCATATCGGCGCACGCGACATCATGATTGCCCTGATAGAGACGTACATGGGTACAGGGCTCACCGAAGAGGAGGTCGATCGCTGCTCCGCCGAGCTGCGGGTATGGGTCACCGAAGATGAGGAAGAAGGAGTGCCCACGATCGCCGACTTCGTGGCGGATCTGGTGGAGCGGCTCGCGGACGTAAAGGCGCGTGATAGTCTGGCGGTCGATTCGCGAAAAGACCGCATGACGAGGAGTGAATGATGGCCCAGAAGACCGTCGTCGAGCTGTTCGACGACCTGGACGGCACCGACGCAACGGAGACCGTGAACTTCGGACTGGACAACGACCAGTACGTGATCGACCTGAACCAGGAGCACGCGGATGAACTGCGTGACGCGCTGGCGAAGTTCATCGGCGTGGCGCGGAGGGTGCGCAAGGATGGCCAGGCCGTCAAGCAGCGCAAGACTCGCGTGCGTGCCGATGCGGGTGACCGCCAGCAGAAGGGCGCGATCCGCGAGTGGGCGCGGGCCAACAGCCACCTGATCCCCGACGTCATCGTGCCGGACCGGGGGCGGCTGCCGAAGAAGGTCCTGGAGGCGTTCGAGGCTGCGCACGCGGTGAAGCCGCGTGGTGAGGAGACCTCCACGCCGGTCGACGCCGAGGCCTTTCCGACGTTCGCCAGTGTGTGACCGGGATGGGGATCACCTGAAGTTCAGGTGATCCCCATCCGCTTTTACGGACCCCCAAGGAAAGAAGAGGAAATGTCGTACAAGCGCAATCAGCGTCGCAAGTGGCAGTATCGCGAACAGCCGGCCTGGTATGTGACGGTGCCGGAATGGGGACGCGTGCACAGGAGTCGCGGGCGCGACGTACAGATCACACACCACCCACTTGCCGGCCTGAAGTTTCGTGGCGCGGGCACGGCGGCGCATCTGCGGAAGTTTCGCGAACAGGGCGTGACGTCATGACTGATGGCCGAACGCTCATCTCCTCGCGCGACTTTTTGGTGATGCTCGTTCGAGCTCAACTCGGCCGTGTCGATGAACGCGACGAAGAAGTTATCGATGCGTTGATGACATGGGGACTCGACACGATTCGCGTAACGGCTGAAACCAGCGGAATTCATGGACAGCTTGTGCGGCTGTATATCGAGAAGCCGCGTGACGCTAAGCCGGCTTATGCCGATATGTGGACCATGGGGTGGTATCCACAGGTCGGCGCACGGTTGACCCTTGCTGAGATCTTCACCGAAATGCATGGACGGCGCGGGCGCACTACCGAATGCCCGAAGCATGGCCCTCAACGCGGTATGTGCTGCGCCGAAGGTCGGCAGAAGTATCCGCTGGAACAGATCGAGGATGGTGACGTGAATTCGTGAAAGCTTTCACCGCAACTGCCACCCGCGAGGACGAGTGGTGGGTGGTTGACGTTGAGGATGTCGGCGTCACGCAAGGGCGCACCCAGGAAGAAGCCGCGCACATGGCTACCGATCTCGTCGTCGCCATGCGCAAGCTTGATCCGAAAGATTTCACCGTCGATATCGAGTTCTGCAACCATGCAGAGTGGGAACACGATTTGTTCGACGGATGCCCACCGCCATTGCCGCCTCGGCTGTGCTGCGGCGCGCCGCCCGACGAGGCGTTCGATGATGACCGTGTGTGTTCGTGGGGTTGCTGCACGGAAACCTTCTGCCTGGCCTGCGGAGCCTTCCAGGGCCTCGGATGGGGCCCTGTCGGCTGTCTGTGCAGTGAACGGAAGTCGTGGAGCAGGAAGCACGCCGCCCAGCGACCCATGCGCCCCGCGCCGGGCGGCAGGGTCGTGACCAGGAAGTACAGGGCGCGACGGGGGTGTTGAATCCCTCTGGTTGACACGAGACGACGACGTTGGTACGTTCTTATCAGCACCACGGGGGCCAAAAGCAGAGTGACCCACCAAGAGGGATTCGTCCCGTGGTGACCATAGCTACGGCTCACAACTCCATACTTGCCGGAACCACCCGATTGACGGCAGCCAAAATAGGCCGTTCCGGCGCTCAACTTGTCGAGGCCATAAAAAGGCGACACTCATGAAGTTTCGCCTCGACGCTTTCGTACCAGTAACTGTCCGACATCCAAAACTTCTTCGTCCATTCCCGCATCGACGACCAGCTCACCTTTGACCAATCCAAGCCCGGCAACCACAGCACAGCCGGCCAACAGCCTACTGATACCCAACGAACCGATGCCGAGCCACTCGGTTGGCGTCGCCCATTGCCGCTCCGCCTAACCAATCTAGGACCATCCAACGGTGCGTCACCCATGAGGTCTACGTCCTTGCGTCACGCTGGAAGGGGAAAAGCTCGCCGTGGAACCGCGATTTGTTGACACTTCCTCGCTCCGGCAATTCTTGCTCGCGGCAGCAGGCAAGGAATCCGATCCGTACGTCATCTGCGAAAGGATTCTTGCCGGCGAGCTCAGCGTGCTCGAACTCCGCGTCATCGCGGAAGCGTGCCTCCCAGGCTGGGCCTGGGAGCAAATGAAGCGGCCCCACAGCCGGTACGAAATGGTGGCCGACGCACCCGAAACGGTGTCAGCCACCATCGCGCCGACGTTCAACGACGGCACCATGCCGCGAACCTTTGTCGACAGTCAGGGCATTCAACGAGCCGGTTGGCGTCAAGTGGCCTTCCTGGACGACTACGGCAAGCGCCTCAATCAGGCGGTCAAGGTCGGCGACGCCACATCGGACCGCAAACGCCTTGCCGAGTGCACGGTCGCGGACCTGAAGTGGATGGCCGACTACCGCTACAACGTGGCGGAGAAGAACCTCGCCACGGCCACGCAGTTGACCGACCTGGCTACCGCGCTGGAAACCGCCGGCGTGGACACCGTGGCCGACCTGCCACGCGAGGTGGGGGAGAAGATCCTCCTGAAGTAATGCAGACTTGCCGGGGTCACCCGTTTTGCTACATCCAATATGTGCCCGCCCCGGCGCTTTGCCTCCCGACCAACTGTGTCTTGACAGCCAAAGCGAATACGTCCCATGGCCACGACGTTTTCGGCCACCATGAACCAGATGTCACACCAGACTTGCGACGCGGATCAATCATTTATCGACATCCAGAGTGTCCGTATCCGCGTCGCACCCCCAAGCTCGCCGAAGGCAAAATAGGTCCGACAACCACACCTGCGCTTTTCGGCGTTTTTCTTGAACCAAGGATCACTGACGCCCAGCTACATTTGTTCTTTGAGAACTACATGACTTGCCGGAACTAAACCCGTCGCGATAGCCATCCTATCCCCGTTCCGGCGCACGCACTTCCGTGGATTAGCAATTCGTCGGGACCCAAAGGTAAACCATCCACGGAACACCTCTTCTCGACCAGCAGCATGGTGCCACCCAAACCATCCCCGTCGGGACCAATCGGGATATGCCGCCTAGAACTTCTACGTCCCGACACATGGCCATTGCTGCGGATGACATCCATGATCCACCGCCTTTTTACCACGAGCGTTCGACACCCAATCGAGTTACGACAAACGTCCTACCGGGGCTAAACCAGGAACCAGCGCCCACTTAGCCGACGCCCCGACCAAAAACCATCGCGTCATCCACACCATTCGCGTCTGGCCAAAGCCGCCCGACCACCACAACCGCTATGCCCATAATCCTGCCAGGGTCACCAAGTCCAGGACACCCATGGACGACTCACCCTGGCACCCTTTTCCATTGGGTCACCGTCGGGATCAAAGTTTTTTCGCAACCCAAGCCAGTCGTATCCCGACCATTTCTTCCCTGGCAACCATTGATAGAGTGTCGGGACCAATCGAGCATTGGCAACCAGCGATTCTCTGCCCGGCATCACACTCACCATTAACCGAAACGGAACCGGAAAGATGGCCAAACCGCCCGCCAATGCATTCACGTACAGCATCCTCAACGCGCTCACCAGCCAGGTAGACGACTTGGAAGGATTGCGCATCGCACTCGCCAACCGTCTTCGGATCATGGTCACCCCGCGCGACGAGATCGACAAGGATGGCATCGCACGCGGCTTCGGCATTCCGGTCGACGACACCGAGTTGCTCGGCCCGATTCGGGCCGTTCTGGACGGCGTGGCCGCCCTGGAAGTGGTCGCAGTCAGCGCAATCGAGCGCTACATGGGGACGTCGCCCTGGCGAGCGTGGCTCAAGAGCACACACTCCAAGGGTGTCGGAGCCAAGCAGCTGGCCCGTCTGCTCGGCGCAATCGGCGATCCGTACTGGCACGGTGCCGACGACCGGCCGCGCATGGTGTCCGAGCTCTGGTCGTACTGCGGGTACGCGGTCAAGGACGGAGTGGCTCCGCGCCGCAAGCGCGGCGAGAAGTCGACATGGTCCGAGGATGCCCGGAAGCGGGCCTGGCTCATCGCCACGTCGTGCGTGAAGTCCGGTGGCCACTACCGCACGGTGTACGACGCGGCGAAGCTCAAGTACGCCAACGCCGTCCACACGCACGAGTGCATCCGATGCGGCCCGTCTGGCAAGCCGGCGCAGATCGGTACTCCGATTTCCGACGGCCACCGGCACGCCCGCGCCCTGCGGGCCGTCGCCAAGGCAGTCCTGCGAGATCTGTGGCGGGAGTCGCGGCGTATGCATGGCATCCTCAACGACGAAGACGGGCTCGCGCCGGGGCAGAAGAATCGTGCGCCGGTCAGGGTGGGCGCGTGACGAAGTGCGCATGAGGCTTGCCGGGGCCAACACGACCATGACACCTACTCGTGCCCCGCCCCGGCATCTTTTCTTCATCGGAACCAGCGACAATCCAACACCCAAAGTGCTGACGTTCCGATGACCATCCGTCGAGACCAACCTCCCCTTGGCACTCAAACCGGAGATGTCTCAACGCCCGTTAAAACACAGACCCGCCGGGGCCGAAAACGCTCGACATCCAGAATGGACGCGCCCCGGCATCCTTACCTCACCAATGCCAAGCCATCGCTGACGCCCACGCATTCCGCGCACTAGAACCATGGCTCTATTGACGCCCATTGATCCTATGTTCACGGCGTCACATACTTCCATCGAGACCAACGCTATTCCCACACCCATAAACCGAGAGCGTCTCGATGGCACAACTTCACGGGCCAGCACTGCACTGACACCCAACCGCTGCACGCCTTAAAACACCACACGCACCAGGGCCAGACAGTTCACGACCACCACTTCGGCCGCCCCGGATCCACACCTCACCGCCACACAAGCGCCCGCCGAAACCATGACAAGAGCGACAACCAAAATCACGGCATTTCGGCGGGTTTCCACTTCCCGAGATCAGGGATTTGACGACACCTATAAGGTTCCATCTCGGGAGCGAATGTCGGGGCCAGACGGGATCACATCCCATGAAACGGCCGCCCCGGCACGACGCGCGGGACCGGACCAACGTGTAGGTAGCTCTCATATCATGCACGTCCGGTTCCGCGCGTCACCCAAACTTGTCGGGCCTTAGACCGCCGCGCACCCAATGTGGATTCGCCCGACATCACTTAATCTCACTAGACAAGGAAAGACATGGTCACGAAGCTCAATCAGATCATCTCCCTGGAGAAGGGCGTCAAGGCCGAAGCGGCACGCCAGTTCTCCGACCTGCACCACGCCAGCCAGCGCCCCGCGCCGTTCGCGGGCCTCACGCGCACGTACCAGCCGAAGGACGAGGAGGGTGATCGGCTGCCGTCGGAGTCCACTCAGGTGCAGCTGCGTGCCGACGACATCCTCGACTCCGTGGCCGTCGCGCTCACGCGGCTGTTCGACGTGGTGGCCACCAAGGACCTGACCAACACCACGGCCAAGGCGAACATCGTGGTCGACGGCCGCGTGCTAGTGCGCGACGTGCCCGCCGTGACGCTGCTGTTCCTGGAGAAGCAGCTCACCGACCTGGGCACCTTCGTGCGCAAGCTGCCCGTGCTCGATCCGGCGGAAAAGTGGACGTTCGACGAGGCGCGCAACTGCTACGTCACCGATCCCGCCAGCACCACGCGTACCAAGAAGGTGCCGCGCAACCACGTCAAGGCCGAGGCCACCGATCGCCACCCGGCGCAGGTCGAGATCTTCATGGAAGACGTCACCGTCGGCACGTGGACCACGACCAAGTTCTCCGGCGCGCTGCTGGCCACGCGACTCGCCGAGCTCATCGCGCGGGTTTCGGCGTTGCATGACGCGGTGAAGGTGGCGCGGGAAGAGGCGAACCTCGCCGAGGTGACCGACAAGCACATCGGCAACGCGATTTTCGGCTACCTTTTCTCGTAAAGGCGACGCGGGTCAGGCAATTCGCACATGCACATTGCCTGACCCGCGCGCACGTGATAAGGTAGTACCTGACCACAAGCTGAACTTGAGTTTCAGCCTGAACGTCAGTGCGTTTCAGTGGAGGTTCGAACCCTTCCCACACCTCTCACCTCTTCGAGCTTCGTGGTGTGGTAGCCCAATTGGCAGAGGCGACGCACTCCCAACCTTAGATTCTTGGTCAAAACTCAAACCCCCCGCCATCACGTCAAATCGACCGCACGTGAACTAGAACGTCAGGGTTGCCGGTTCGAGCCCGGCCCAATCCTCTCGCCACTCCAGCTTGTACCTTTCCGACTACATCGACGGAAACGGAGGAAGTGGCGCACGTGGGACTGCGCGGCAATCTGTGCCAATGCGTAGGTTTCACACCCCTTTACAATGTGGCGCGTTTCCGCTTCTCCGCGTCACGTTGTCAGCAGGATCTCGGTGTCAGTCGGGATCCTGCACCATGGATTGGTAGCTCAATAGGCAGAGCATGACGCCCTCAGATTGATTCGCGTGCTGTACCGCCGTTGACGTGCGCAGACAAAATGGCATCATCGACTTGAAAACGATGAATACTTGGAACCCCGGGACTGGAGACGTCCCGGGGTTCCCCTATGTCAAGGACAGCCCGTGACCGAAGACGAGTACCGTCAATGGCTCATTGAACGTATGGACCGGCTCGCGGTCGAGCTCACCGAGTGGGCGCGCGCCACATGGGGCCTACCGGACGACATGCGCTTTGAATGGGGCAAGGAATGATTGAATGCCGATGCACACATGGCAACTGTCCCGACGACATTCGGCTTTATGTCCAGGATGACATCATCTCTCTGCACTGGGCCGTCCAGCCAGGACGGCTCGAAACCGGCTCGAAAATGATGTACGTCAACGAGGACACGCTCAAGCAGCTCATTCGCGACGCAGTCGACGCGCTCAAAAAGCGACTTCACGATCGCGCCACAGCCGATCTATTCCTGAACGGACTCGAATGAATCGGGACATGAAATTTCCGGAAATCCGACGCGACAACGCCACCGGCACCATCGTCGTTCGACTGTCCGGAGACATGGTGTACGCATGGCATGCGATCTGGGCGTGGACCACGGAGATGTGGCACAACTACACCGATGAACAAGTCGCCACGTGGCCGATCCTCAACCCCGAGCATTACATCCGTGAGCGCGACGATCATCGGCGCACCCGAAGGAGCCTTCGGAGACAGAACGGCCGGCTGTCCCACACCATCGGCGAGCTTCGCGCCCAGCTCGCGCGAGAGCGGGAACGGCGGCGCGCGATGGCCACCCAGAACCGCGACGCCCAGTACTGGGGCGACGAACTCGACAGGCTCATGGGCATGGTGCGGGAACAGCATGAACGTGAAGAGGGAGAAAAGGCCAAAGAATCCACGATCGTCGAATTGAAGGTCTTCGCGGAACCGGAAATCGACGAGACGTGGACGCGTTATTTGCCGAAGTTCGATCCGGCTGAGGTTTCGGCTGCCCTGCACTCACTCGCGCAGGAACGCGAGGAGAAGCCCGCACCGGAGCCGTGGCCGAGGATGGACAAGGCGTGCTACGTCACACCGTTGGGCACACCAGTGCACGTCAAGGCCTGGTGCAAATGTAGAGAACGGCGACGGCTTCTTTGGGAATGAAAAAGCGCGGGCGAGTCGAAGGGGTTCTGGGTGTCGTCGTGAGAATGGCTCGCCCGCGCTTCTCGCAGGGGAGTCTACTCGCTCAAAGACAGGAACAGTTGATACTGCGCTTCGACACGCACGGGGAAGTCACGATCGGCCATGAAGGCGTGGGCCCAGTTCTGTCGGTAGTCGCATTCCGAATCCGTGCACTTCCAGCCCTGCTCGGTGGCGTGGAGCTTACCAGTGCCGTGGGTCGAATCGATGCCGCATGTAAAGGGGTGCATCACGCCCCAGGCTTGAAACGCGTTCAGGGCGTCAACGGTGTCGGGAGTCCATGGGGCTACGATTTTAGTCGGATCATCCGCGTGCTTTGTGATCTCCCTTTTGCCGACTTCAAGAGCGGCGAGAATGTGGTCGAGCGGTTCGTCGTCTTCGTAGAAGTCACCCGTGGCTGTCATGGTGGCCATTGTGCCTTGTGACGGCGGGGGTGTATAGGGCGTAGTTGAGGCCGTGAAGTGGTTGAGGCCACGAAGTAGTTGAGCGTTCAACGAAGTTTTTGGATCGAGGAATTTTGCGGTGGATCTAAACGGTGGTGCCGTTCGCCGCAATGCGCCCCATATAGTGCAGAGCGGGCAAAACGGACATCGCGGGCGAGGCTCGCGAAGCGGACACAACGGGCAGGCACGCTCTGTGAGCGCGTCGCGACACACGGCCCATGTCGTACGTGTGTACACACTGCACGATACACACGTACGTACACACACGCAGCAGGGCATGCGTCCACCAAAGGCCACGCCCTGCCGAGCTGTGCAGCACGGTGTCCACCAAAGGCATGCCATGGGCACCGCGTCCCTTGCCGGCCCAGCAGCGTGCAGCACAGCGGCACGCACCATGGCGCGTGTCCACCAAAGGCCACGCCCTGCCGGGCCGGTACGCCATGGCACAGGGCCGGCAAGGCACACGGCAGGGCACAGGGCCTCGGCGCTGTGTGGCCAGCGAGCACGGGCAGCACGCGGCACGGTGTGGATGGATGTCGTCCCATACCGTGCCGCATTACCACGATGGTTCGTCTAGCAATTCACACAATGGAATACGCGCGAATTGCATGACGTGTGATTGGCAATGCGTGTGCCTACACGCACGATTTACCGCATGCCCCGCGCGGCGTGTCTGAGGATGTGCTCCACAATGCGCAGCAACGCGTGGCCCACACCGTGGCGGTGTGAGTGACGACGGTGACGACGACGACCCATGATCAGTGCCTCTTTCCGATTCGGAATGGTGAACGCCGGTTGGCGCGGCGCATGTCGGTGCGTGACCGGCACGGCCGTGTCAATCGTGGTCACTCGCCGTCCGGATGGGGCCGCGTGTCATCGATGCTGTTCATTCGGTCATCCACGATGTCCAGTTCGTACGTGGCGAGCCACGCGGGAGAGAACGGCACGTCGATGTCACGGAGCACGTTGGAGAACGGCACCCAGAACACGATCACCTGATAGGTCTCGTCCGCGTTGGCGCGGATGATCCGCGACGCGCAGCCGCCGCAACACTCCACCGACATGATCGCGCCGGTGACGCATCCCGCGTAACTGACGTTGTGCGTAATTAGTGCGCCGATTTCCTGGCAGTGCTGGCACTGTGCGCCCTGATTGTCCACGGTGTCGGTCTCGTAAAACGAGATCAGGTAATCCGCGAGGGTCGTGGTTCGCATGGTCGCCCCTTTCCGTTTCCGTTGTCGTGCCGCATAAGCATGTCCCACAGTGGGACACTGTGCATACCTCCGTTCGGGGGAACATGGCAGCAAGTTCTGTGACCGGCGTCACTCGTTTGGGGGTAGACACATGTCCCACGGTGGGACATGCTTGACCGGCACCACAGAGGACACGGAAACGGAACGAGGGACAACGTGAAGCCGAGCACGCTCCGCAACATGATGCAGAACTACCGCGTGATCGAGGTGTGGAACACCTTGGACGGGCCGCTGGTCGACATCGTGGTCAATTGCACGCTCGACCACGTGGAGACCGTGGAGCAGCAAAACGGCAACGTGGCCGTTCTGGGCAGCGGATGGGCCCAGCTGTGCGGCCCGACGGACGAGATCAGCAACCGCGTGGCGTACGACATGATGAACGCGCCGGGCTACTACGTGCGCTTGCCCCACCCGGACGTCAAGCGCAACACGTTCGTCGTCGCGTACCACCCGGCAGTCTGAACCGGAAAGGCGACGACATGGAACGCATCACGGTCAATCTGAGCCGCTCGAATCCCTACGCGCTCGAAAACATCATGAGCATTGGCCACGTGATTCTCTCGCATGGCGACGGGACGGTCAGTGAGCCGCGCGGTCTGCACGCTCCCGAGGTGTACGACAACACGCACACGGACGGCGCGGAGGATGTTCGCGTGTCCGGCGACGGGTGGACGCTCCTACGCGGTTGGACCGGCCAGTACAACTACCGGGGTCCGTGCATGCACCCGTCGGAATTCATCGGCGGTAATCTGGCGCAGCACATCCTCGACAATCCGGGGTACTACGTGGCGACGACGATTGCCGGTTACGATGACGAATGGGTGATCGCGTTTCGCGATTCCGAGTGACCATGGTGATACGCGGACGGGGGCCGCGTGTCGCCACGGATACCCGGAATCGGAAGGATGACGCCATGCGTATGCAGTGGGACATGTCCGATGGGCGGTTTTGGGAGCCCGTAGGATGTGATGAATTGTTTCTCATGTTCGACACCGACGCGCACGTGAGCAACGGCGTGCCGGATGTTGAACCGGAACACGTGTTGGCGCACGTGCGAGAGTGCGAGGAATGCACCAACGCGTGTGTCGAGGTGTCCGGCATTTCGGCCGGACTGCCCGTGCTCCACTATGACTGGTGAGGGGAAGCGCAGTGGATGACATCGAATTCGAAACGCTGCTGTGGGAGAACGGCAACGACCTTTCTACCGCGCCGTTCGGGAAAGAGTACGCGGATCACGCGGTGCTCATGGTGGACGGAATCCGGGTCGTCGAACTGAAGCGCGTGACGGTCGACAACTGGGCCACGTTCGAGGTGCGCGGGTCGGACCTCGCATTGACGCCGGATGACGAGGAACGGTTGGGCGGCTTCACACAGCTTGAGAACGCACTGGCGTTTGCCAAGGGCTGGTATCGGCGGCGTGCGTCTCAGTGACCGTGTTGGGGGGCCGGAAACGGCCCTCTTTCACGGACACTGAGACGGCGAAAGGAACGATCATGGGACTGATCTATATTGCATGGGGGCCGGAAGGGCAGACCCACACCGTGCGTTACGTGTGTAGCGACAAGCACGGCTCGGACTGCCTTGCCGCTGCCATTCGTGAACACATATCCCCGGAATGGGCAAAGGTCTGCCAGAAACGTGACCGCTGGTATCTGGGCGACACGGTGTACGAAATCGGCTACACGCCCAACGATAGCGACGCAAACGGGCACGAGTACTGCTGGGCATATGGTGATCTCGTCACACATGGAGACGGAACGGACCAGATTGACCGAATCGACGACCGGGTGTGCACAGAGGATGAGTGCACGTGGCCGGAATATGTCGAGGTGCCTGCGTACTTCACGAACCTCTGAGGTTAACCCGTTTGGCGGTATGACAGTGTCCCACGATGGGACATGCTGAGCGCACAACAGATTGACAGTCGGAAACGGAACGAGGACACCATGCGCACGCTGGACGTCACCAAGGGCATGCACGTCTACCTCTCGGGGTACAACGGCTCACCGAACCGGTGGGAGGACCTGGACGGCAGCGTTGTCCGCGTGGACGCGGAAAACAACCTCATCGCGGTTCAGTGGGTGTACCGCGATGGCGCGTCGGACACTTTCCGCTATGAGGCGGACAAGTTCATCGCGACGACCGACCGCAACGGCGTTCCGGTTCTCGTGTTGGCGCTCGCCGTCGGTCAGGTTGGTTGATTCGTCGTTTCATGGTCACACGCGGTTGGGGGACGCGTGCGGCCACGGAATCCCGAATCGGAATGAAAGGCTTTCACCATGGCAATGTCAAAGAAGCACTACGTCGAGGCTGCCCGGATCATCAACGCGTACGGCGGCGAGAACCGTGACGAGTTGACGCGCGAATTCTCCGCCATGTTCAAAGCGGACGCCTCGCGATTCGACGCGTACCGTTTCCGCGAGGCGTGCTTCGCAGAGCCTGCGGCCGATGACGTCATCACCGTTCACCGTTACGAGCGGCTGAACAACAGTGTGAGCGGCAATCCGCGCTTCAAGCTGTTCGCGGACGGCGAAACGCTCGTGACGTCGTCCGACGCCGCGTGCGCGTACGACGTCGAGAACGGATGGACCGTGGATCACATCACGAAGGACATCCGCCACGCGCGGATCACCCGCACCAAGGCCGGTCGAATCGCCACGCTCACGTGGCTTGACTGACTGATCGAATCGCCATGAGCGGGCCCGTGTGTGACGGGCCCCATCACGGATATTCGATCGGAAAGGATTGCGCCATGACCGCCAAGCTGATCACCACATGCGCCGTGCTGCACATGGCGGGCCCGACCGCCGATGAGAACGGCGGCCGATGCATCGGCCATTGTCCGGCGTGCCACAAGGCCGTCATGGACAGTGACGACGGCGTGCCGACGTGGATATGCCCCACCGATTTGCAGGAGGGCAACCCGCATCGCGAAGACGCGACCGTGAGCGAGGAATTGCAGGAACGGGAGGGCATTTACGGCAACTGTGCCGAGGAATTCGGCTTGTGGTGTGGTCATGAGCGGATGCCGCTGCACGCCGCGTGCTACGACTCTCAAACGCTCACGTACTGATCGCCCATTCGGCGGTATGCCGATGTCCCATCTTGGGACATGCTTGACGCGGTTCAACACACGGAAACGGAACGAGGGAGAACACACAATGCGCACGCTCATGGGTGCTTTGATCGGCGTGATTCTCGGCTGTGTCGCGTTCACCGGCTGCGCCATGTCGAACGGCCGCCACGTGACCGCCATCGATCCGACGATCAGCACGCCGCGCACGTTGACGGCCGCCGACGCGGCGGCCGATGGGTGGACGGCGGACTGCGCGCGTTGGGGTGACGTGTACGGACAGGTGATGATCCACGGCGCGCGAACAATCGACGCGCGTGGATGCGTCAACCCGTCCGGACTGGGCAACGGTGACTCGTTCGCCAATGGTCGACTGGCCGTGCTGCTGGCCAGCGTGAGCAAGTAGGGAGGAATCGTGTCCGAGATCAGCACGTGGGCCGACGGTTTCGGTGTGTGGCATGCCCGTGTGCCGGTCACCGATTCGCGCTACCGCGACGCGTTGACGGCGCAAGCCGCGATTGCCGAGGAACTGGCCCAGCGAGAAGGCCCGAATTTCGATCGCGGCATGGTGTTGGTGGAACACGTGAGCGGTGACAGCGCGACGACCGTCTATCGGGAAATCACTGACGGGTGGACGCTGCCGGAACCGCGCCATGAGCCGTACTGGACAACGGACCAGGCGTGCGCACACGTGGCCAAAGTGCGCGGCATCGGCGAGGAGAGCGCGCGCCGCTGGCTGGGCCGCCACGTGACGCCACTGAGCCGCGAAACGGGCCGTGAGGGCCAGAACCTCTACGTACCGGCGACTGTGCGCGACCGGGCCCGCCCAGACACCACACTGCCGGGCGAGACGACCGTGGCAGGGCTGTACCACGACTGACGCAAACGGGTGGACCGTCATGGTTCACCCGTTTGGCGGCTGTGCGGTGTCCCACCATGGGACATGCTTGACGCAGTTCGGAAACGGAAACGGAATGGGTGGTCAGAATGCAGGACTTTCGCGCGGGTGACGTGGTCATGGTGCACCTCGACGACACGGCCGGTCCGCGCTACTGGGAATCGGCCACCGTGCGCGAGTGCGTGCCCGGCAACGGCGTGAGCGTCACCATGGACCGGACCGGGTACACGCCGTGCGTCGCCAAGGGCAGTGTGCGCGCGCTGACCTCGGCCGAGGCAGACGCCGTGCAATTCCACGGTCGCGCGGCATCGGCCTACCTCGGCTAACCGTTCCGTCGCCCATGGTGGGGTCCGATGGGGGTCGGACCCACGCCACGGACGACGGAAACGGGAGTGATCACGATGGTTGCCACCACTGCGGAATTGGCCACGCTGGTCGACCGGGCGTACAAGGCGATGATGATCGCGAACCGTGAGCCGTACAGCCCGGAACGGTTCGCGCGTGCGGAGCGGGTGTTTGAGGGTCTGGTGATGGCGTACGCGGGTGGCCATGAGGACTACGCGGCCGGACTGGCCGCACTGCTCCGCGATGGTGGCGAGTCCGTGCGCAGGCTTGAGCGAACCCTCACGCGCGGCGAAATCGTCAGCTACGGCCGTTGCGGGTCGCTGGTCATCGGCTACGAATTCACCGACTGACATTCACCCATTTGGCGGCTGTATGATGTCCCACGATGGGACATGATGTGTTGTGTCAGGTTGCGGAATCGGAAAGGCAGACACCGTGAACACGGAACTTGAGGACTGGCAGCGCCCCTACCGCGCGGCCAACGGGCACACCATGGCCCAGACCGAGCCGGGGCGCTCGTGGAACGCCCAGTGTGTCGACGACTGCGACGCGTGCAACGGCACCGGTCCGTACGCCGAGGAACCCTGGTACTCCGACGGCATGCTCTGAGCCGTCGCCCATGGCGGGGCCCGATGGGGGTCGGACCCGCGCCACGGACAACGGACCGGAATCGGAAAGAGGGTTCACATGACCACGCACAAGCTCACCGGCATCATGCGCGCGGCACTGGAGTTGTACGGCCGTATCGCCACGGGCGACATCGGCCCCGAGGTCACGCACGCGTACCCGTCCACCGGCACCACGGCCGCACTGGTCGGGCGCGAACTGCTCACCCCTGCCGCGCGCAAGTGGGAGCACGAGCCGACCGATGCCGGATGGGACTGGCTCGCGGAGCACACGAGTTACACGCCGATCGTCGCGCGGCTGCACGTGGGGTACAACGACGCGGGTTACTCGCCGAACAACGCGCCGTACTGCACTGCGTCGGCGCACGACGCGGCCGAGGTTCTGTTGGCGGACATGTTCCGCACGCTCGAACACCTCGGGGACGCGTGCGACCACATGCCGCTGCGCGACGACTGTGAGCACTGCCGGACGTACCTCGCGGCCGAGGAAGCGCAGAAACGCGCCAGTAACGAACTGAACCGCATGACCCGCGTCCCGCTGACCGGCTATGCGGTCAGCATGCCGGACGGCCGCCCGTTGCCCGTGATCCACTGGATTGAGCACGTGACCATGGATCACCGCGAGTGCAACAAGGACTGACCCGCACCACTCGACGCCCCGCCGGATCATCCGGCGGGGCGTTTCGGCGTTCAACGGATCTTCCACACGCCGAGTTGCACGCGGACGCCGTTGCCATCCAGCCCCATCACGCGTACCGACGTGGCTCCCTGCGGTCGTTGCCGTTCGGCGTGGCGCACCTCGGCCGCGTTGTCGGTCGCTTCCTGCCTGCTGGGTAGGCCTGGCGCAACGGCTGACCAGCCACCGGCGCGGCGCACCTCGACATCGAACATGGCTCTGCCCCTTCCTGTTCCGATTCCACGAAAGCTCATTACACCACATGCGGCGCGGTGTGTACAGAGCCGATCGGGGGTGTTTACACGGGCCCTGAGCGCGTGCTAGACCAATGACGCGCCACTGGCAGTACGAACACACCGGAGACGCGGTTGCGGCCGTCTGCGGCCACATGAGGGCCCAGTGCGGCCGTTACGTGGCTGACCTGCTGCGGGCCCGCGTGGCAATGCCGCATGCTCAGCAGACGTCCTACCATCCAACGATCGGATGGGGAGGTGTACAGACGTATGTCTAGGGAAATCGGACATTGGGGACACTTCGACCAAAACGGACATCTAGGACTGTGTGGACATCATGGACAAGAAGCGCAGAAGAGACGTAACGGACAAATGGGACAGGGAGGGCGCACGCACGCCCGCGCGGGGAACCACCTTTTAAAAATTTTTTATGAGTGATTGACGACGAGTAACAAATGGTGAGATTCGAATTTTAAATAGATGGTCAAGAGCTGCCCGGCCTCGACGCGGCGTCGAGCTTTCGTCACCGTGACGCATCGCCACTCGGCAATCGCATGACGCGCGCGTCGCGCGTGACGGCATCGAGGCTTGGCAAATAGAAACCACGCCGCCACGCTCCACACCCCCAAACCCCACGCCGTGCCGCCGAATATCCCGCCGCCCCACTGCCCCACCACGCCGCATCGGCATTCACCCATCGCGGCCCCGAAAACTCGCCGCTCAGCAACGCCGCAGTTCAGCGCCCACGCCGCCTCGAATCCCTGCCGCATAGGCCACCCTGCGTATCACTCACGCCGTCACACGCCATTGCATTGAGTCCGCTATTCCCAGCACCACGCCGCCTTACGGCTGCCGCATATCGCCCACAACAGGGAATGTATGACGGTTACGAATGATCCGCAGCATGCATGATGTCCAGCAAATGGGATCTCCCGCTCCAGTAAAAAAGGAGGGTGACCCTCCTTTAGCATATAACGGCCTGGGGGTCGAATAAAAAGGAGGGTGACCCTCCTTTACTCGAAGTCGTCGAACGGCGCATCGGAATCAAACCAATCCGTTCCGATGATTGCCCCGCTTCGCGCCAATCGCCGCGCCACTCTTAGTTTCCGTTGCCTTCTGTTCCGACATTCCTTGCACGCAGATTGTCTGCCATCCTTTGTTCCAGGATTCTTATGGAACTCAGATCTCGGCAATGTCAATCTACATTCCGAGCACTCTTTCACGGATTCTCGCGGAAAATCTTTCGCAGAATAGAGAGCGGACAAGCGACGGCGTACTTCATCCGGCAATTTCGCGCAAATGCACGCACCGTTATTAACGGGAATAAACTGAATACGCGAATCTTTTGTATTCGCATATTCTTCCACCATATCCAGAATGGCTTTCACGGAATCCCAATCCTTCAATCCCGCAACATACAACATGGCCTCGATCTGCTCGATTCCCGCCACATCACCACCACTCACGGCTCCAGGATACGACGGCTACCCAGCCCATGGCGAGACGCACCGTCTCGTTTCTTCTGGCTCCCCACCCCTTGACACACGCGCCGCGTGCCTGTATGCGCGCGGACGCGGGCGCGTTAGGGGGCCGAGAAGTTCCGACAAAGTTTCCTCGTCTCTCGCTCCTCGCCTCTCCCCGTCGGGCGTACGCGCGTACGCACGCGTACGCGCACATGCACAAGGGGGAAAGAGCATCGAGGCCAACCAGTCACAGGCCCCGAATCTCACCCTCTGTCGACGAAAAGGCCGAGGGTAACCAGCACCCTCACCCCCAAGTTGAGGGCGAGGGTCACCCTCACCAAGTTGAGCGTTGAGTCCGGGGTTTTGGAGGTCTAATTCGATTATTATCAAGATCAAGATATACTATACGTATATAACCACTACCACTTTCGTCACTCTCGGTCACCGAGGGTGGCCCCACTTCACCCTCACCTTCACCCTCATCCTCAACTTCCTCAACCCCTGAGCAGCACTTTTCGGGGTGCACGCAGAGTGACGACCCCCGGTTACCAGCCCCGAAACGTGCCCCGACCTGCATCTGGGGAGCCCCACGACAAGCCTCCGGTCCCCCCTCGACCGCCATGCCGCCGTTCTGCCCCCTGGTTGGCCCGCTGCGCCACGTTCTCCGCTTCCGAGGGAGGTTGTACTTGCCAGGCCGTTTTCGAGGCGCAGAGACGCTCTCAGAGCCCAACCCTCGGCCCGTGCAGCTCCTGGTCGGCCCGTGCCGACTGCACGCATCGAAAGTGACCAGTCGTCTTGGCCGCTGCGTGACCGACGCTGATATGCGACTATCGAGCCATGACTCCTGAGCAACGAGCCCACCTGTCCCGCGCCGCGAAAGCTGCCTGGACCCCAGAACGCCGACGTCAGGCCTCGGAAACCTGGCACGAAGTACGCGCCCGCCCGTCACGCATCCCGCCGAACTCCTTGCCGACCCTCGAAGAGTGGGCTGAGCTGCAAAAAGCACGCCACACCGACTCCCGCCATTGACGCATCACTGGCATTACGCTACGTTCGTGCCATGACGAACTCGGAATCGGAAAAGGGCAGGGACATCGCCACCCTGCGCGACGCCGCGACGACCCTCTCCGGCCTGCGTGACCTGGACCTGGAGGAAATGGAACTCGTGGCACGCCTCAGGTCCGCTGCGGACGCCCTGGCGAACGGCGCGACCATCACGGACCTGGCCGGCAAGCTGCACATCGCCCGGCAGGTCATCGCCGTTCACGGCGGTGCGAAGTGACCATCTTCGACTCGGTCGAGATCCTGCGCGAGGCCACCGCGATTCTGCGCGGCCTGGTCGAACCGCGCCTGTATGAAATCGCCTTGGCCACGTCATTCCAGACCACGGCGAACGCTCTGATGGAAGACCGTGTCGTGGTGGGCCTGGCCGGCATTCTGAGCGCGGCCCGCGACGTCATCGACGCGCGATCGGAGGGTCGACTGTGAGCGAGGAAGAGGTCGCAATCCTGGAACGCGCCGCGCATTTGCTGTACGCCGATACGGACCCGACATCAGATCGCGCATCCGATGTCCTCCTGGCGGATAGCCTGACCAAGCTCGCGAAGGAGTTGCGAGCCGGTCACCCCGTTCCGGGCATCGGACAGACCCTCATTCTGGCCCAGATACTCGTCAGAGTGATGGAGGCGCAGTGAGCGGCGACGCCGCTCTTTTCTACGCCGCCGCGAACGCGGTGGAATCCGCCGCTGCCGATCCGGCCGGCATGCACGATGACGATGTCGCGTTGGTCGTTTCCCTGCGCGACATCGCGAATGACCTGGAAGCGGGCCGCTCGGTGCCGAACCTCGATGACCGGCGGGTGCAAGCGCGCAAACTCATCGAGATCCTGGGGAAGGGAAAGAAGTCGTGACCCGCGACGAGCAGGTGGCATTGCTGCGAAAGGCCGCGAAGATCGTGGAGGATGACGCCGGCCCGCTGGGCATGGATATTTCCGATCAGGTCATGCACGGAAATCTGGTGACCGCCGCGATGTTCATGGAATCCCATGACGTGCCGCTCGATATCGATCCGCTGCTGGTGGCCGCGCAACGCATCATCGACGCGCATGGGGAGAACCGATGAATGCCGAGGACAAAGAGCGCGCCGAGAACGTGGCCCTGTTGCGCAAGGCCACGGCACTGAGTGGCAACTCGTGGGTGGGCGCGGTGTTCCACGACGCCGCGAACGACCTCGACGCCAACCGGGACGTCGCCGATCTGGAGAGCATCCTCGCCGACGCGCGCGAGACCGTGAAGGAGTCCGAACAGTGACGCCGGCCGACCGCGCCGACAAGGTCGCGTTGTTGCACGAAGCGGCGGCACTGCTGAAAAACGAGCCGGCAGCCGCCGCGAATCTCCGCACCGTGGCGGAGGATCTGACCGCACAGCGTTCCGTGCCAAATCTGGACTGGTTTGTCGCCTCGGCGCGCATGATCGTGAAGGGACTGGGCTGATGATCGACCCCTTGTTGCTGGAGACCGCGCACCCCAACCTCGCGCCGAACGTGCAGGTGACCGGCGGCGTCACGGTGCACCGGGGGCACCCGTACACGGCGGAGCCGTATCCGCTGTGTGAGCCTGCGGCGGACATGCGCCCACTGCCGGCCAATCCGTACCGCGTCACCGACGCGCCCGTGAACTGCCCGAAGTGTGGAGGTAACGCCTGATGGCCCCGTTCGTGCCCACGAAGCCGAACGTGGTGATCCCGGGCAGCCTGACCGTGCACTACGGCCATCCGAACACGTCGTACCCCTATGCGGCGTGTCGTATCCCGGGCAGGGGATCGGAGCTCATCCCGTTCCGCGAGACGGATAAGGCCGCGTGGTGCGAGAAATGTCTGAGGTTGACGTCATGACGCGAATGTTTTTCGACACGTCCCCGTTCTACTACGACCCGATCGAGAAGTGCCGTTTCGTTCGTTCCGATGTGACGACGGACGAGGATTTCACGATCGCGTTGGACGTCATCGACGAGGATCCGAACCGTACGATGTGCGCGCAGTGCAGGGATCTGGTCGGCTGGGTGGCCGGCAAGTGGATGCCGTGTGGCCTCGTCCGTGGAGGCAGAGGCCCCATGCGGGTGCTGTGCCCGTCCTGCTTCTACAACTCGGAGGGAACGCCATGACCGACGACGATCTGGGCCCGAAGCTGGAGCGCATGGAGTCGGTGTTCCTGGAGTCGACGCCGTGGACCGACTACGACCTCGACGACATGCCCGTGTTGAGTGCCGCCGTGGCGGCCCTGCCGGCACCGTTTCTCGACGCTCTGAAGTACCTGCATCAGCACCCGGACAACGTGGAGTGCTGGCGCTGCGGCGCGCTGATCGGCTGGGCGCTGGATGGCGAGCCGGAGCGGCTGACGTGGCTGCCGACGGGCTTGGTGCGCCTGGTGGTGGAGGGGTGTCGCACCGATGCCCGCGCGATGTGCGAGGGCTGCACGCCGTACGTGGACGCGATGTCGTACCAGGCCATGGTGCGCCGGCAGCGGGAGATGGCGGCGGGGTTCGTTCAGCATTTCAATCCGACGGGTGCCCAGGATGGCTGACGACCTGGAGTCGCACGAGAACATGCTGCGGCTCGGCCTGAAGCAGAAGGGCTGTTCAGACGAGTTGCGCGCGAAGCTGTTGGCCGCGCTGGCATTGCGCCAGGCGGGCAGCAGGGCGGAGAACGAGGACGAATTAATCATCGAAGTGGAAAACCTGATCGACAGGCACCCCTTCTGATTCGGAAAGGATTCGGCAATGTACGAGGATGCGCACCTGGACGATTTCGGTGATCAGGGGGTCGACCCGGCGGATGACGGGTGGCAGGACACATGGCTGCTTGACGATCCCGACGACGAGGACGTCTGCGTCGATGGCGACGGAAACGAGTATCCCGAACACGACTGGACGCCCGGCGATCTCGAATGCCGGCGTTGTCAGGCTGATCTGTCGGAATGGAATGACAAGGGGAACTGATCATGTCTAACCAGGACGACGTCGACATGTTGCGCAGATTGGCCCATCTCACCGAGGACGATCCGGTGTCCTGTGTGTATTGGTCCAACAATGCCGACGCGTTGGAGCGCGGAAAACGTATTCCCAATTTCGGCGCGTTCATGGCCTATGCGCGCTCAGTGATCCGGAATTTTGAAGGGAACTGACCATGTCCACACTGCGCGTCACCGCTGAGCGGTTGACGATTCACGAGCATCCGAATGCGGATGCCCTGGAGCTGGCTCAGGTGGGCCTGTACCGCGCCGTGGTGCCGAAGGGCGTCTACAAGACGGGCGAGTACGCGATCTACATTCCGGAGCAGGCGATCCTGCCGCCGGAGCTGATCGAGGAGTTGGGGCTGGTCGGCCGCCTCGCCGGCAAGCAGGCCAATCGCGTCAAGGCGGTGCGGCTGCGCGGTGAGCTCTCCCAGGGCATCGTGTGCCGGCCGAAGGCGGTTGCCGGATTGACGCTTTCCTGGGCAGCCAATTCGCGCGTCTTCGGCGACGAGGATTATTCCGAGCCGCTGGGCATCACGAAGTGGGTGCCGGAGGTGCCCGGGGATCTCTCGGGAACTATGATTTCCGCGCCGGATCTGCTGCCGTGGACCGACATCCAGCATTTTCAGCGCTATCCGGACGTGTTCGCGCCGGGAGAGCGCGTCGTCGCCACGGAGAAGATTCACGGCTCGGCGTGTTGCGTCACGGTGACGAAAGACGGCGGCCTGTTCGTGACGTCGAAGGGCTTCTCCGAGAAGCGTCTGGCCATCGCGGAGTCGGAGCGGAACCTGTACTGGCGGGCCGTGCGCGCGTATGACATCGAAGAGGTGGCGCGGAACATCCTGACCGATTTGGAGGCCGATCGCGTGGCGATCTTCGGCGAGGTGTATGGCGTACAGGATCTGAAGTACGGCACCACGAAGGGCACGCCAGGGTATGCCGCGTTCGACATCCGCGTGGACGTCAACGGTGAGGTGTTCTGGGCCGACCATGACCAGGTGGGCGATCTGCTCCACGGCGTCGTGCCGTTCGTGCCAGTGCTCTATGTGGGCGGCTTCGACATCGACACGATTCTGTCCCTGGCGTCGGGCCGCGAACAGGTCACCGGCACCGGGGCGCACATCCGCGAGGGTGTCGTGGTGCGGCCGGTGCGGGAGCGCGTCTCGGATGCGCTGGGTGGCGAGCGCGCGATTGTGAAGGTCGTGTCGGCCGACTACCTGACGCGCAAGGGGAATGTGACCGAATATGAGTGAGCAGCAGGAGCGGATCGAGGTCGGCGAATTGGCGATGGTCGGCATCGCCATTGCCCGGAAATTGCAAGCCGTCGGGTTCAATCCGGACACCGCTCAGACGCGCCAGGTGTTGGCGTTGGCCGAGGAGGCGGGTGAGTTCGTCGGCGCGTTTCGACGCTGGGCGGGCGAGGCGCGGCGAACGGGCACGTTCGAGGAGATGGCTGGCGAGCTGGCCGACGTGGTGATCACCGCATTCGTCACGGCGGCGGTATTGCATGTCGAATTGGACGTGGAGATCGCGAAGAAGTGGGCGATTCTGCACGAGCGCGGTTGGCGTGATGAACGATGACCGATGAGTGCCAGGACATCACCCGCGTGTTCCTCAAGGCCATGGCCTTGATCAGTCGAAGCAATCCTCTGTACGGGCAGTTCAACGAGGCGTGTTTGGCGCGCATGGATGCCAGGCCGTTTGCGATCAACGAAACCGATCTGCTGCACCGTGCGCAGCAGATCATCGAAGCGAGTGAGGCGTGATGGGCAAGCAGGACGAGAACACCGAGATCGTCAACACGTTCCGCGAGGCGGCGCGTCTGACGAATCCGAATTCGCCGTCGGACCGGCAGCTGCGGGGTTGGTTCACGAACGCAGCCGAGAAGCGGGAGAAGGGCACGCCAGTCGACAACGAGGCGGACCTGCTGAAGATGGCACAGGCGACCATCAAGGTTGCGGAGGGCTGATCAATGGCGGACGCGGAGCGGTCTTTCTCCGTGGCGGATGCGGAGAAGGTGGAGCGCGTGCTGGCGCACCTGATTTCCGTCGCGGAGAACACGACGTCGGGCCCATGGCGCGCGTATGACGACCAGGGCTTAACGAGCGTCGAGTCGGTGTCGGGTGTCGCGATCTGCACCGATGCGGATCGGAATGGCACGTGGATTGCGATGATGTCGCCGGCCACCACGTTGATCCCATTGGCCGCGTGGCTCAAGGACGCGGCGGATTGCATTCGCGAGCATCTGGACGAGGCATTGGCGTTGTCGCCCACGCTCTGCGCCAATGAGCAGCAGGCGATCATGTTTGCGACGAGGATTCTGGCGACCATGGAGTCATCGCTGTGATGACGATCGAGATTCCGCGCATGATGGTGGATGGACTGGAGTTTCTGCTTCCGGTCCATCCCACCCTGCACTTCTGGCCGGCACCACTGATGGCGCATTGGCTGGAGCCGGATGACGAGCGCTGGTCTGACGGCCCGTGGAAGTCGATGGCCAAGGTGGCACGGGATGGCGGTTGGGTCGTGAAGGCCTTCGTCGCCCGGGGGTACACACCGACGGCCGTCGGCAAGGTGGGGCCGCTCACGGACACGCTGAGCCTGCGGTGTTGGCGCGCGGCGGCCGGCGGCGAGGGTCAGGGCGACGTTGACCACGCCGTGGCCATGTGGTCGCGGACGACATGGCCGGTGCTCGGCCGCCGCGCGGCTACGGCCGGCGAAGCGGAGGAGCGGCAGGGCGAGGGCCGCAAGACCAACGAGGGCAAGACGTGGCTGTGGCATCCGCCGATGCTGCCGCCGCCGGTCGAGGTGGTCCCGTGGCACCCGCCGATGAAAACGCCGGCCAAAGACGTGGTCAAGGATCCTTTGCTCACGAAGTGGACGTACGCGGCTGGCTGGATGTGGCAGACGGGCCCGTCGCGCCGCGTGCCACTGACCGTCGCATCGTCGGCGCACATCCGGAACTGGCTGAAGAAGGTGCCTGATGGCTGAGCGGAAACTGGCGGAGCACGGCACGCAGCGACGCTACAATCAGGGCTGCCGTTGCGACAAATGCAAGAAGGCCAATGCCGACGCCATGGCCTTCTACCGAGCGAATAAGCTCAGCAAGCCCATTCCCGACCGTGTGCACGGCACGGTCAACGGCTATACGAACTATAATTGTCGCTGCCAGCCGTGCAAGGACGCGCACGCCGCGCAGGTGAACAATTACCGTGGTCCGAGGAAACGAAAGAAGGATTCGGAATGAGCGAGCCCACCGAGAACGACAAGCTGTTCAACGACCTCTGCGACCTGTTCGGATTCAAGGACGGGGCCGAGGTCACGGCCGATGGCTCATCGCACAACGACATGGCGGCTGATGACGCGGCGGACATGGTGGAGTTGGTTCGCGCCATGTCGGAGCTGCTGACGCAACTGCGCGCCGCGCCGCGCGAGGTGCAGGAATACGTGTGGCACCGACTCCAGGACCAGGCCACCCTGGAGAATTCGGACCTTCAGCGCGGCTTGGAGGACATGCGCGCCGGCCGAGTGCAGGAGGCGTAATGACTTCCCGACGACGGCATTGTCGCGGCAAGATAATCAATAGCTCTTTTGCGCAGACCTATCCAGAAGCCGCGTCGGAAGGTCCGCCGGAGAATGTGCACGTGCATGGAAAATCTGGACTTAGGAAATGCCCTGGATGCGGTGACCACTTCGCCGGCAACCGTCCGTGCTGCGCCGTTTGCTGGGTTCGTCTACCGCTGGATATACGCATGGCGTGCAGAAGTGTGGGTCAATCGACCATGGGCTCTGGACAGCTAGTGGAGCATAAAAAGGTCGTCCGCCAGTGGTTTGTGGAAAATCCGGAACAGGAAGAGGAATGACATGATCATCGAAGCGACGCAGTTCCATCGCCCGCACGGCGAGCAGGAGATCATCACGGGCGTGGTGGATGACGCCCTCGCGCCACAGTGGGCAGCGATTCAGGCTACCGGCCTGCGGCTGGAAATGGAGATCGTGTCATCCACCACAGTGCCGAATCTGGTGTCCATCACGCTGACGGACTCGGAGCGCAGTGACTACAAGATTCACGTCGTGCCGAACGACGTGAATCTCCTGAAGGTCGTGGAGAAAATGATCCGCACGTTCGACGTGGAGGATCTGGCCGCGTGGCGTATGGAGTGGGACGCCCACGAGACGGACGATCCGGCCAACCTGATCGCGCCTGCCGAGTTGACCGCGACGGTCATGCCCGCTGAGCAGTTCGACGCCTTGGCAACCGATGACGACGCCGACGCGCGCAACGACGAGTTCATGCTGTCGATCGACGGTGACGAATGAGCGGCGAGTTCTCCAATCCGCAGATCAACGACGAGACCGAGAATCTCGTCGTTGATCTGCCGGAGTTGCTCGGCATATCAATCGGCCAGTGGGTGCCATTCATGGTGAGCAGGGAAAGGGTGGTCTTCGAGGTGACCGGCCACGAAGGCGGCAAGACATTCCTCATCCGTATACGTGACACGGGAGATGAGTGACGATGCCGTTCGGTTTTCGGTGTCCGGGGTGCGAGCGTGGCGTCAGCGAAGCCGGCAAGCTCGCTACGCGATGGGGCTGCCTCGATTGCTTCAATCGCCTGCCGCAGGCCCTACGTCAGCGGTATCGTAGGGCAGCGTCGGATTTCTCCTCGCCAACGGCTGAGAAAATGCAGTCGTTGCGCGACGAGATCGAGAAGTGGTGGCAGGAGAATCCGGCCCCGGCGGCAGAGCCCGCCTTGCCGGCATGGAAGCGGCACACGCAGGAAGGAAAGGAACGATGAGTCGGGGCGGGGTGTGTCGTGGGTGCGGACGGGGCGTGAGCGAGGGGGGATTTTCCCCTTCGCTATGGGGGTGCATCGGTTGTTTCAACAGGTTGCCGCTGGAATTGCAGCAGCGTTACCGCAAGGCGGTTTCACCGAAGTTTGTCAACACTGAATCGACGCCGGCTCTCCGTAGAGAGATGGAGGCGTGGTGGAAGGCGAACCCGCCGGCACCGGTCGAACCGCAGGTGCCGGTATGGCGGCGACATAAACAAGAAGGAAAGTGACATGGGTTGGTGTGGCGGCACGGATTTCGCGGACCTGGCGATCTCCGAGGCGGAGAAGCTCGTTCGCGCGGCGCTGGGCTCGATGCCGGGTGTGAATGATGTTCATCCGGTTATCGACGAATTGCTGCGGCCGTTCGTGCGAGCAATCGCGCATCAGCTGAACGAGGAGGATTGGGATTGCGTTGAGGAGTCGGAATACTTCGAGCGTTTCCCGCAGGAACTTCTCGACCATAGCGATCGGGAGTATGAGGAGTATCTGACGGATCAGATCCGCTGGAGCGAGGCCGGCTCGGAGCAGCAGCTCAAGCACGTCGAAAATCTGAAGGCGCATCGCGCGAAGATGGCGGCGAGTGACGAATGACCGAGGAAAAGCCGACCCTGGAGACGTTGCTCCACACGATGAAGGTGGGCGACCAGGCTATGCTCCGCGTCGAGAAGGCCGGTGAGCCGGTTCGACATCTCGTGCTTCAGATCACGGAAAATCCTGATGGCAGCAGACGGTGGAAGGTGCTGGGAGAATGAGCAAGCCGAACGTTGACGAGGATGGGTTCTGGATCGGCCGTCTGGATGAGGCTCCGATCGGCGCGCAAGTGGTTCTCGTCGTGGATGACGGTGACGCCGTGTTCGAGGTCGTGAGGCGCGACGAGGAAGGTTTCCTGCATGTCATAGAGCTGGACTGATGATGGCCTGAGCAGGCGAAACACCATGCAGCATCTCAGGTGTTTACAGGTCGTGCCGCTTCCTGCTAGGGTCTGCGTATCGGAAACGGAACACGGAGGAAAAGACGATGACGACGCCCGCCTCGCTCCCCACCGGCCCACTGAAGTTCAACGAATGGCAGTTGCTGTCTAACCTGCTGCGCCGTTTCGAGACGCAGCATCTTCCGGCTGGTTCCGGCTGGCGATCCGAGGTGTTGGCCACCCAAGGCGTCGTCCGCCGCATCTACACGGAGTTGTACGTGCCGGCCGCCCCGCCGATGACCGCCGGCCCGAATCCGATCCCCGTGTCCGAGCTGCTGAACCAGAACTCGATCTACGACACCAGCGGCATCGCGCCGTGGAACGCCTGAGCCGGAAGGAAATGATCGTGTCGAGTCTGGCTGACCAGGTTGTCAATCAGGTCCACGCGGCCATCGGCGGCATGTATCCGGTGTCCTCGGTGGGGCGCGATGAGGTGGATGAGATCGTTCGTAAAGCCGTTGTCGCGACGTTGATCCGTATCACCGGCACGGGCATCGGGGCCGGCACCGCACGTCAGGTGGACGGCAAGCTGCGCGACCTGGCCAAGCAGGTTGCCGACGGAGGCACCCTAACGCCCCCGTCGAGCAGCGGTCAGCACGTCCACCCCTGAATCGTCGTTTCGGAACCGGAAAAGGAGCACACACCCGTGGACATCAACGAGATCGAGCGCGTATGGGCCCAGGTCACCACGCACTACGACCACAATGGCCAAAAGATCTCCGAGACGCAGTGGCGTGAGCTACTGAACGATTACGATTACCGCATGGTGGCCAAGACGCAGGTGTTCGACAAGGCCGACTGCATCGGCACGTCGTTCTTCGTGTCCACGGCGTGGACCGGCCGGAATTACGGCACGGAAGGTCAGCTGCTGATCTTCGAGACGCTGGTGACCAACAAGTGCGGCAAGAAGGTTGGCGGCCTCAGGGCGGGTTCCATGGCCGAGGCCTGGGAGGTTCACGGGCAGATGGTCGAGGCGCAGAAGGCGAAGTGCGCCGATCCGGCGGTGTTGACCGTGCAGTTGTCGAGCCACGCGCCGGTCTGACTCATGACCACCCCATTCGGCCCGCAGAGGGGACGGGCCGAATGGGGTTTCTCGCGAAAGGCTAATCGAAACCTGGCGACAGGAAGTGACTGATGGAACCCGATTCGGACATCGTCCTTCGTGCCGCCAAGGCAATGTTCGAACAGGTGCACGGTTATCATCCCGACTTGAACTGGGATAACGCGTCACCGGATCATCGCGAGCTGTACCTGAAGTTTTCTCGTATCGTAGAACCGATTTTCGAAGCGTATTACACAGAAAAGGAAACCGATCATGAAGCGTAGTGTTCTTGTCGTCGGCGCGATTGCCGCCGCGATCGCCTTCACGGCTGCCGGCTGCGGCCTGGAGAAGGCGGCTGAGCCCTTTCAGGATGCGCCGCGTCTCGGCGGGGAGGACATGACCGGCGCGCAGATCATCGCCATGCCGGACGGCTTCTCGAACCTGGCGACGAAGTGCGTCGGCGACATCCGATACACCGTCGTGTTCCACAACAACAACAACTACGGCGCGGTGACCACAGTCGTCGACCCGCTGTGTCCGAAGAAGTGATCCGACATGGATGAGACCTTCATTCGCGACCTGATCAGCGCATTGCGCGAGTACGATTACAATGTGACGCAGCTCGGCGAACACGTTGTACACGTCACGAATGGGCAGGTCAACTACAGCGTGACGATCAAGAATCTGGACTGAGCATGAGCACCCCGGCATCCCGGCGACTGTTCGACGTGTGTCACTGCGGCCATCCATGGTGCGAGCACGTCGAATCGATTGAACCGACGGTGCCGGGGTGCGTTGGTACGCTGATTGGTCGCATTGACGATCGTAACATCGAGATCAAGTGCCAGTGCAATAGCTTCGTTTTCTGGTACAATTCGGAAGAATGAAAGGAACGGAAATGGCAGAGGAAGCAGAGAGTTATCCCGTTCTCGACAACGGGGAGAAGTGCGGCGTGGTGTACCCCGTGCACAACGGCTGGCACGCCATGGCGGAGGACTTCCACGGGATGTCTGGTGGTCCCGGCTGGAATCGCCGCGACAACGCGTACAAGACGCGTGGTGACGCCGAGGCGGCGACGCGGACGTACTGGCGCGAGAAGCGGAACTCCTGATGGCCTTCGAGGATCACGACTGGGCCTGTGTCAATGACGAGTCCAGCGGCGGCGTGTACTGGTGGCGGGTTCTTCGTGACGGGAAGTTCGTCGGCCGTTTGCGCTCTACCCATTCACCGTTTCTCGTGGCCGATCAGCATTATGACATTCTCGATGCCAAGGGGTATCGGGTGTGGAATGCGCCGGTCGATTCGGAGGGGCGCGTGACCTACACCAACGCCTTGATGACATTGGACATGTGGACCGACGGCAAGCGATTCGTCGAAGGGGAGTGGAAGTAATGAACCGGAATCAGCAAAGTGAAGTTGATGAGGCTGTGCGGAACATCTTTCAGCCGGGCGACGTCGAAGCATTGAGGCGCTTCGTCACGCTGACCGGCTGGCTCGAAGCGCAGATGCGCATCAAGCCGGGAATTAAGAGCTTCGTCGCCATCGCGGCTCTGGGCGGTGTGACGCGGCTGCTGCGTGAGCAGATCATCCCGTCGATGGAGAGGCAGGGGCGGTAATGGCGACGCGACCCTGGCCTGAAGTCAAAAGGGCCAAGACGAAAATCGACCATGAGAATGACCGTCTCAGCTCTGACGATGTGCGTCGTGAGCTGGAGGCTTTGGGTCTCACGAGCGGTCTCGACCGTAATGACCTGCGACAGAAGGCCTTGGATGCGTATAGCGAGGTCTGGGAGCCGAGCCGGAAGCTTCAGATGGACCACGAAAAGGCACTCCTGCACGCTATCGCGGCATGCGCTGATATGATCCGTCGATGATTGCTGAATTGCGCAAGGTCGCGGGCGTCGTGCTGGCGATTGCCTGCTTGTTGAGCGTCGTGCTGCTGATCGGAACGGGCGACGTGCTCTGGCTGGTCACCGCCGTTGGCGCGGGCCTGCTGGCGAATGTGGTGTCGCCGTTGCGCCGACGAAACAGGTCGTGATACGGTCTGCCGTAACGAACCGGAAAGGGAAAGATCATGGCAAATCTGATCAACGTGCACACCGGCGTGATCCATGCCGACATCAACGTGCTGGCGAATACGCCGGTGTCGGCCCTGTTCTGCGACCCCGCCACGGTGGTGAGCTGGGACGACTTCGTTGAGTGCGGTGCCGCTCCGATCACCTGCGCCGACTGCGCGATGCTGATCGAAAACATTCAGCACGTGGCGACGGCGGCCTGACCGTGGGAAACCTGCTCAATCCAAAAACCGGGATCACACATTGCGACGTGAACAAGGATCACGTCGTCGATGGCAAGCCGGCGAGTCCGTTTCGTCGCGCACTGTGCGATCTCACCGGCAAGCTTGTTCCCGTGTCGGACGACTGGCGAGACGTCGGGAATTCGAAGGTCACGTGTGAGTGGTGTGAGTTGCGCATCGAGGCGGCGCACGCGGTTGCCCGGGGCGACGTTGACCCCCAGGGCCTGTTGAGCGCCGAAGCGGTGACCATCGCTACGGCGATTTTCACTGAAGCGATCAAACGCGGCGTGCAACACGAGATGGCCATTGGTGAGTTTGCGACATGGATTGCCAATGTCCTGTATTCCGACGACGACGAACGCTACAACTGGTTCCTGCGACGCGCCCTGGACGGCGAGACGTCATGACAGAAGCTTGTCGCGGGCGTAGCGGATTCACCTGTTCCGATGGTGCCTCGTTTTTTGTCACGTTCTACGTGGACGGTACCGACGGCCGCTACACCTGCGGCAGGCATTTGTCGACCGCCGTGCGCGAGATCACGAAAGAAATGGGCTTCCGAGATGGCGGTTGCGCGATTACTGTAAGGACGGTGAGGAAATGACCGATCGTCTCGTCGTCGCGTTGGATGTCGATGGCGTGCTTAATCCATTGGGCAATCCAGCCAAGCTCGATCGGCGCGGTTTCGTCAAGCATCGCGCCGTGCCAGTTGATGGAAGTCACTTCGATTTGTGGTTGCATCCGGACCACGGCGCGAGGCTCGTTCAGCTGGCCGAGGCGCTGAGCGCCGATCTGATGTGGGCCACGACGTGGAACGAGCACGCCAACACTGAGATCGCGCCGAGGATCGGCTTGCCGGCCCTCCCGGTGATCGAGGTGACGCCGCCGTTCCGGGTCAAGCCGGGGCCGCACTGGAAGCAGCGTGAGGTGCTGGCAGCGGTGGGAGCTCGGCCGCTGGTGTGGATCGACGATCAGTTCACGCCAGCGGATCACCGGTGGTCGTCGATTCGGCCGGGGACGTTGCTTTTGCGAACCGACGAGAACGTGGGCCTTTTGGAGGCCCATCTCGAATACGTCGAGAAGTGGTGGGACCGGGAGATCGGAACGTACAGTGTGGGATGACATCGAACGCAAAGATCCTTTTTGCGACACGTGCGACAATCCGGCGTACTGGTCCGGGACGTTCGGCTGGATACACTACGTCAACGACAAGCCCGTGTACCCGAATTTCGATTCCAGTGGTCACAAGGTCACCGTAAAGGAATGGGCGGAACAGTATGACTGAGGAAATTCGCGTCATGACGGCTGTCCTGAAGCAGTTGGAGTCTGTTTTCGGGCAGCTGGAAAGCCAGCAGGTCGAAGCGATCAACGGCCTCGGTGAGCAGCATCGTGTGGTACATGAAGTCAGGCTCGCCTGTCTTCAGCTGGACAACACGATGCGCATGGTGAGTGCACAGATCGACGCGGCAAAGAAGCAGTAGTATACATCGTCAAGAAACGGAAACGGAAGTCGGATAAAGAATGACCAGAGGAGCGAAGACTTTTGTTGCCGCGTTGGTGTTCGTGTTGGTGCTGATCATGGTGACGAAGCATTCACACACGAACGCCGCGCCGGCAGTTCCGGTATCGACGGGGGTGACTCAGTAGCGCCATGGACGTCAATGCCATAGGTAAACTCATCGAACGTCTTGCGGCTTTCCGTAAAGAGGCGCAGGCAATCCAGAGCGCCCTGGGGGATGAACTTCCCGAAGGGCGGAACGCGCTGGAGACGCGCATGCTGGGCGAGATCAACCACCACCTTGACACGGTCGGGCCAGCGTTGCGACGTCGACTCAAGTCAAGGTAAGACCATGGCCCGTACCTGCGGAAACGGCAGGTACGGGCCTGGTGTTTACAAACCATCAATGGTTCGCTAGTGTCAGCGATGACACGGAACCGACCCGGAAGGAACAAACCATGTGGTGGATCAAGCAGCCGTTCGCAGGCGAGGCGTGGGGCGAGCACGGATACGTCGAGCTCGACAACGGCAAGCACGTCTCGGTGGAGGCCACGGATGACACGCAGGTGTCGGGGACCAGTCGGGGCTACAGGCCCATGACGGTCAACTGGAAGTCGGTGCGCACGTTGCTGCTGGCGGACGACACCCTCGCTTACGGCTGCGCGGATTGCCAGTTCGCCGCCGAGAGTCCTCGCAGCGTCTTCCCGCACCGCAATGCCCACATCACGCCGGAGGAGCGTCGCGCCAGGAACGCCGAGAAGGAGGCGGCCAACGCCAGGCGCGCCGTGCGTGCCGTCAGGAAGGTGACGGTCGAATCGGCGACGAAGCCGGTCAAGGCCGAGCCGTCCAGGACGTCAGGGCCCGCTCAGGAGAAGCCGCGATCGGTTGTCCAGGACGTCGTGCCGGCCACGAATGGCAACGCCACGGGCCTGTCCGACGCCATGGACGCGCTTCGGGTTGTGCTTGCCCAGGCCGGCAGCGTTTCGCAGCTGGAGCGAGAGTTCGCCGAGGCGAAGGCCCGCGCCGAGGCGGCTGAGGCCCGCGCCGAGCAGGCCGAGGCGAAGGTGGCCGAGGCGAAGAAGCTGTTCGGCTAATGAGTGCGCTGTCGCACGTCATGTTGGGGTGGCTGCACGAGCAAGTGGAGCAGGTGACGACCGGTGCGGCCACCCCGCTGCGCCGTCCGCCAATCATCCCGACGCAAGACGACGAATCGCCTGACGTGGTGGATGCGGAAGGATGGGTGATCAATGGCCCCGCGTAAGGCGTACAAGCTGCCGAATCCCGACATTATCGTGCATGTGTGCAATGAAGCGGGTGTGGAGCTGGGCACAATTACGGTCGAATCCGCCACGGAATTGAAGAACATCGCCGCTGTGGATTGGCGGCCGATTTTCCTCGGTGACAAGCTGTGCAGTTTCCGCTATCGTGGCTACCGGGTGGATCCCGCCAAGCGGGACGGCACTGTCGAGGCGTTTCTCTGGGTTTCGGAAGCGGTGTGGAAGAGATGACGAAGATCATCACCAAGACGGACGTGCTGTGCCGCGCAGATGATCCAGGACGGTGGCGTCACCTGGAGCGAGACACTGAAGGCGGCTATGACAAAGGCGGACGCGGAATGAGTGACCAGATTACCGTCGAGCGCGTGCTGGAAGTTCTGGAGCTCGTGGTCGCACGCGAAGGTGAAGACACCAAGCGTGAATGCAAGTACGTGGTCCACGGCCAGGCGCATTGCATCGGCGGCACGGTGCTGTTCGAGCTGGGCGTGCCGCTCAGTCACCTCGTAAAATTGGAGGGGACTTCCGTGAGTTCATTCACGTCCGTCGGCGGCGTGAGCTTGAGCGACGGTGCCGGCCGCGTATTGCGCACCGCTCAGGTCGCCCAAGACGCCGGCTGCGTATGGGGCGAGGCGCTGGAGATGGCCAAGGCGAAGGCGATGGGGGAGATCGAATGAATGACCAAATCAGCGTCGAGCGCGTGCTGGAAGTTCTGGAGCTCGTGGTCGCGCGCGAAGGCGCGGACACCAAGCGCGAATGCCGTTACGTGGTTGATGACGCACCGCAGTGCATCGGCGGAACCGTCCTGTTCGAGCTGGGCGTTCCGCTGCCTGAGCTCGTGGCCATGGAGCATCGTTCCGTGTACGCGTGGACCGACAAGGCTGGCCTTGCAGTCAATTTGAGCATGTACGCCGGTCGCGTGCTGCGTTGTGCGCAGATTGCCCAGGACAACGAGCTCACGTGGGGCGAAGCACTGGAGCGCGCACGGGCACGAGCGGCGTCATTGGAGGCAGGCGAATGAGTGACGATGAGGTGCATGTCATCACCGTTCCGGAAGTCATGGAGCTTTTGGAATTGGTGGTCGAACGCGAGGGTGAAGACATCAAGCGTGAATGCAGGTACGTGGTCGACGGCAAGGCGCACTGCATCGCCGCGTGTGTACTGGCCGAGGCGGGTATGCCGGTGGATGCGTTTGCCGAATTCGAAGGCAAGTCGGTTTTCTACATGGGCACTCGCGTTCTTGGCGGGTTTACACTTACGCAAAACGCTGCGGAGATCCTGGATGTGGCGCAGTATGCCCAGGATGAAAACAAGACGTGGGGCGATGCTCTCGAAGCGGCGCGGAAGATGCATGATCAGGTGACACGATGACGAAGACGATCACCAAGATGCAGGTGATCGATACCCTGCGGACACTCGTCGATCAGCACGGCGCGGATACCGTGCGCAGCAATCGGTACGTTAACCATTCGTTGAATGTGCCGAATTGCATCGCCGGCTGCTTCTTTTTTGCGTGGGGCGTGTCGCTGTCGACGCTGAGCGCCAACGAGGGCACGTGTGTTAATGAGCTTGCGCTGAGCTGGCCGCTTGACGGTATCGAGCTCACGGAGGCTGCTACGGAAGTTCTCCACGATGCTCAGAGCGCGCAGGACACTCCCAGCACGTGGGGGGTCGCCCTGGGGGCCGCGCTCGACACGGCTGAGGAATGGGGCGACGAAGAATGACGGAGCAAGGGTCGGCAACAAGGAATGAGAATCCCAATGCCGTATGCGGCCATCGAGCAATCCAGCGCAGCGGCGAAGGATGCTGTGCTGATCAGCATGGCTGCTGGAATAGCGGGATGATGTCATGACGGAACAGATCACCGCTGAACGTGCTCTCGAATTGCTGGAACACGTGGTCGCGAAACATGGTCGCGACACGAAGCGCGGTTGCGTGTATGTTACCTGGGAAGATAACGAGCTCGTTCCGTGGTGCATTGTCGGATGCGTTTTCGCCGAAGTCGGCGTTCCGTTGAGTCGTCTGGAAGGCTGCGGAAGTAATGTCTACAGCCTCTGGGAATCCGGCAGCCTGAGCGATGTAGTGGATCTGTCGTATGGCGTGGCATCCATTCTTCGTGCCGCGCAACGCGTTCAGGACATGAACGAAACGTGGGGCAGGGCATTGGCGGAGGCGCGTCGTCGCGCGTGGGCGTTGGGTGTCCACGGAAAGAATTCGCCGCCCGCAGTCACTCCTGTCTTGCCGTGACCGACGGCAAGGTGTAACGTCTATGACACACGGAAAAGAAAAGGAAACCACATGAGCAAGAAGATCACCGTCGAGTTGCTGCGCAGGCTCGGAGCCTGCCAGGAGGAGCGCGACTTCTTCGCCAAGCTGTTCCCGGACGGCACCGAGGTGACGGTCGAGCTGTGCGTCAAGCACGCGGGCGACTTCGACTGGAGCTGGGCGGCAGAGGAGCTGCTCACCTTCAAGGCGTACGACGTGTACGACGCTGACATGGACACGGTTTTCGCCGCGCAGCGCGAGGCCGAGAAGCCCATCGACGCGGAATACAGCGAAGCGATGAAGCCGTACGAAGACGCGTACCAGAAGGTCGCCACGGAGGCGCGTCGCGCGTTGGAAGCGGCGGAGGAGCTCGCCGGATACAACGTGGTCGCCCGCAAGGCGTACGGAGAAGCCCTCGAAGCGGTGAACGCCGAATACTCCACGGGGACCGCGTCGATTCGGGAGCGTTTCCACGGGCGATACGATGTTGTGGCGAACGAGTTCAAGAAGGGTCAGGCCACCGCCTTTGCGAATGCCTTCCTGTCGGAGGCGAACGTGGTGCCGGAGCTGGAGGCCGCCGACCACGCCGAGTAGTGTACGAACGAATGGCCCCGGTACGCAATTGCGTACCGGGGCCATTCGCGTCTTCCCCGATTGTCAGACAGTCCCCACAACGATCTGACAATAACCCCGAAAGAACCCGACCAACGGGCAGCGGCCAGTCTAGCAGGGCTGCCCGTTGGTCGACTCAGGGGGCCTTGCCTTCGACGCGCTCGTAACGAATCTGCCGATTGCCCGCGTCAATCTCTTTCAGGTATCCGTTCTTGACCATCTGATCGAGCACGTCGGCGAGCACTTCTCGTCGTGCGCCCTTGGCGTTTTGGGTGATAGCGCGTCGGGTGGTCTTGCCGTGGGCGATCCAGTCGTAGATCTTCTGCATTGTTTCGACCTGCTCATGACCGTAGCGGCCGATGGCCTGCTTCTCGCGGGCCTTGTCCTGGGCGATGGCGAGCTTGCCGTCACGTTGCCGGCGGTGCTCTATCTCCAGTAGCTGTTCACGCACGAGCGCCGACGTGTCGTAAATCGTCGTGGCCATGTCCCAATCGTCTTCGCTGACGTGGTCGTGACCGTCCAGGTAGGCGAAGATCATGGCCAGTTTGCCCAGGGAGGCTGGCTTCTGTGAATCCTGTTCATCGACAGCGATTTGACCCGTGCTCTTGAGGAAGTCTTCCTCGCGGAGCCGCAAACGAATACTGGCGTCGAGGGTCATCGGCATGGGTGTGAGATCGAGTGTCGTCGATCCGCCGATAAATGACGGCGGCGCGAGCCGGATGTGACTCGGGTGAATAGGGTGCGTAAGCACGTCATCGAAAGGGCGATCGACGTCGGTGAGCTTCATCGTGGGGTCGATGACGGAGAACCAGAGGAATCGCTGCGGCGTGCCCAGTGAAGGATCGGCGAGCAACTCGCCGGCCACTTCGTTCTGCATACCCATGACGAGGCCGAGATTGTAAGAGCCGGCTTCGAGCTTGCGCTTGCGTTCCTCGGTCGCGTTGGACTGACCAGCGTCGCTACCGGACCACGCGCTCCGGAGAATCACGCCGGTCATATTGCCGACGCGCTTCTCCATCTGCAACAAGCCTTGACCTTCGTCGAGAACGAAAAGCTTGTTCGTGTGGATTTGCGCGCGTTCAGTAGTGAATTTCAATGTCGTGGGATCTTGGATTTTGGTTTTACCCCAGAATGCCTCGACAAGCCCTTCGCCAGTAGCGAGGACTTCCGACACGATCTGTTCGCGATACAGTTTCTTGGCGACCGAAGTGCCCTTGGTCTTGCCGCGCCCGGACGGGCCCACCATGATGACGTACAGCGACGCGGTCAACGGCGAGCCGATAGAAGTGTCCAGGCGCAGGCCGGGCGGAATCTGGCTGGCGACGATGGCCAGATAGCTTCCCAGCACAGCATCCGCTGCTGCCATGCGCTCATGCGCGATGCGTCGCAATTCTTTGAGCCACACGCGTCGCTCGTAGAATTCCACGGGAAGCGTTGCCAGGATGTCGATGCCCGCCTCGGTCGTTTCCACCACCGGAGGCTCGGCGACTTTTACGGCCGCGGAAATGGCTCGTTCCGTCTCGGGAGCGCTCACGCTCTCCATAGCCGCAGGTGCCGGCGCGGCTGGCGGGATGGGCGCAGTCGGCATGTCGACGATGCTGGGCGCGGCGAAAGGATCAGCGACGCCCGTATCCCCGAAAGGGAACGCAAATGCCTCGCTCGGATTCACGGGCAGTGCGCGCCCCTGACCTACCGTGCGATTACGCGCTGAGCGCCATACCTGCTCGAACTCTGCATCACTTTGGCCACCGCCTTGTGGATGTGTTGCTCTGCGGGCTCTTGCCGCGTCGTGCAGGGTTTGGTAAACCTGCGCGACGGTGAACGTGTTCCAGGGTGCCTGAGCGATTTCGATTGCCGAGCATGCCGACCTGAACAGCGTGTCGTTCCCAGTGCCCGGCACCGCGTCACGGTATTCCGCCGTGACGATTTCGATCGTGCTCTGAGCGTATTTCTGCGCGCGCTGCGCCTCGCTGGCGTTCAGGTCGGCCGCTGCCGGCAGGTCTTCGATCGGTGTGGCATCCGGGCCGGCAATGTCGCCTTGGGCGCGCAGCAGGTCAAGCAGGGCATTCGGCGCGGCCACGATCGGCGCGTTCATCTGCACCGTGTACTTGCCATGTGGCGTGACGCTCGGCGGGGCCACGACCTGACCGCCGTCACCACGGATGTCGAGCCCGGGGCCGTAGCGACGCAGCAGCTCCCGATTCGCGGAATTGCGAATCGGGAAGTCTGGCATGGTGAAGTAGAAGTGATAGCCGCCACTCGGGGTTTTGACCACGTACGTATTGGGCAATACGCCGATGTCGGCCTGAAGCTTTTGCAGGGACTGGAATCCGCCGGCCTTCGGGTCGACGTCGAGCACGAAGAAACCGCTGATCACGCCGGTTCGGATGCCGACGTTAGCGTTCGGCGTCTCGTCCATCCAAATGGCGTGCACGTCAGCGCCAGACAACCGATCACCCGATGACCAGCGCTTCTTCAGCGGGTGCTTTGCGGCGGAGTCACCACCACACGGATTCGGGCCACCAGCACATGAGCAACCACCACCCACACCCCAATGCAGCGGGATGACTGCCCAGCCACGCGTTGCGTAGTCGTGTGCCAGCGCATAAGAATTGCTGGTACGATCGGTCACGGGATTCCTTTGAGTTCATGATTCTCAACATGTGATCATGCGCCGCCTGGACGCGGGCCTGCGTTCGGGCGGCGTTCCGCATCACCGTCCGTGCCTCTTAGTCACCTCCCTCGGACTGTCCATCGTCCCTCGCGCTCATCTCGACCAGGGCACGACTGCCTGGATCTAAGGCATCGATGCCCGCCTGCACCAGGTCCCGCAGGACGGCCGCCTTGGAGACGCCCCGCAGGCCGGCAAGCGCCTCGACAAAGTCACCCATCTCGTCGGTGGCCATCACGATCAACTGTCGCGGGTACTGCTTCGGTGGATGCCAACGGTCACGCTGCGGCGGCACGTCAAGTTGAGGAGTGCTCATTTTCCCCGTCCTCCCTGCTCGTGGGCGTGTTGACCACCCTACACGACGAGCCATTGACCCGTCACTAGTGATCGTTGTAGGGTGGTCAAGCTGGCGGGACCGAGGTTGAGCCGACACCCACGGTTCTGACGTCTCGCCGGCACCGCGACGGAACGACTCGGAAAGGTGACGGAGCGTGACGTACAGACTTTCTGTACTCGACAGCGATGACACGCACCACGTCATGGAATTCGACGACTACGCCGCCGTCATGGCGGCCGTGCTCGGCCAGGTGCCCTGGCACGACAAGCCGAAGGTGCTCACCGTCTACGAGCTCGCGCCGTTCGAGCCCTCCACGTGGTCCCAGGTGGCTGAGGGGGACGAGGTTTGGGCTCCGAACAACACGGTGTGGACCGTGGAGGAGACCGTGGCCGTGCCGGGTGGCGTGACCGCGTACAAGATCAAGAACACGCTCGACGGGACCGAGACGTCCACGACGCCCCAACCAGCTGACCAGGTGCGTCGTCGCCCCGGGCCCGCGAGTCGGGTTCGGCAGATGCTGCTGGACGCCGGAATCGCCACGACATTTGTGAGGCAGCAATGACTATGACCCCGCAAGACGTGATCGCGAAGCTGTCCGAATTCGAGACCCCGGCGGAGATCCGACGTCTCTTCGGCGATCTGGGCATCAAGGCGATGCGCGGCCAGGGCAGATACTGCGCCATTGCCGAGTACGCCTTTCGGGAGAGCGGCGAGCGCCCTCGCGTTAGCCTCACCTGCGGCTTCTTCGCGGACACGCAGGACGGCGCATTTTTCGAATGGGCGCACACAAAGGCCATGGAAGACTTCGTCGGTGATTTCGACGCCGGCATGTACCCTGAGCTGGAAAGGTAGCGACATGGTGCGTAGAAAGTTCAACACCCACACCCCATGCCCACATTGCGGCGTAGATGCTGACGTCACACTGGACATCGGCGGCAAGGATCGAGTACCACACATGAAATTCAACGGTCATACCGGCCCAGACAACGAGAAGGTCGTTTGCGCGCGTGCCATCGTGTTGCGCGGCCAGGACGGCTGGACGCAATGGGCCGAGGACATCACAAGCGAACACCGCAAGGCGGAGGGTTGGGAATGATTGCGTGACATTCCCGAAAGCCATGATACAATATTTTGCGAACGGTGAATCGGAAACGGAACGAGAGGACGGCGAGCGATGACCGGCCCCGGCCAGCTCCTCACGCTGCGCGATTACCAGCAGGAGACGATCGACGCCGTTTATGCCCAATGGGAAAACGGCGTTCTTCGTCCGGCAGTTGTGCTGCCGACTGGCGCTGGTAAGACAGTCATCTTCGCGCATCTGGTCAAGAAGTTTCTGACCGAGAACCCGAACAAGCGCGTACTCATTCTGGCGCACACCGACGAACTCGTTGATCAGGCCGCGAAGAAGATCAAGGAAGTCGCGCCCCATCTCCCCGTTGGTATCGTCAAGGGTCCGCGCAATGACGTGTGGGCACCCATCATTGTCGCATCGGTGCAGTCGCTTCGGCGCGAAGAACGTCGCCGACAGATCACCAATATCGGCCTAATCATCGTCGATGAGTGTCACCACGCCACCGCCAAGACGTACATCGACGTGTTGACGCATTACGGCGCATTCGGCCCTGGCGATGTGGCGGAGTTCTACGCGCAGCAGGCACAGGGCTTTGTGTACACCGTTGGCTTCACCGCCACGCTGATGCGCGGTGACGGCGGCCAGCTGAACAAAGTCTGGCAGTCGGTCGCCATTTCGCGCGACATTCTGTTCATGATCGAGCGCGGCTATCTGCTCGACATCGAAGGCGTCTCCGTTGAGGTGCCCGACCTGGACTTGAGTTCGGTCAAGAAGTCACGCGGCGATTTTCAAGATGGCGACCTCGGTCGTGCGATGACGGAATCACTCGCGCCGGAGCTGATCGCCGACGCGTACGTGAGGTACGCGAAGGAGCATGCCGGGTTGGCGTTCTGGCCCACGGTCGATGCCGCGTACGTCGGCGCGGAGGCGATGAACGAGCGTGGCATCGACACAGAGGTGATCCACGGCGCGCTGAAGATGCACGAGCGTCGTGACATCTTGAATCGCTTTCGCCTCGGTGATGTTCAGGTCGTCAGTAATTGCATGGTTTTGACCGAAGGGTTTGACGCGCCGTGGGCCGATGTTGCCGCCCTCGCTCGCCCCACTCGGTCGAAGCCGCTATTCCAACAAATCACTGGCCGTATCCTGCGACCGGATCTTGAAGCTGTACGCATTCCGCGCCGATTCCGTGCGCGCGAGAAGGCACTCCTTATCGACGCGGCTGGCGCGGGTGCGAACAACGACTTGCGCACGTTGATCGACCTCACCGACAAGCCTCTCGTTATCCGTGAAGGTCAGTCCCTTGCCGAGGCGGCTGCGGCGGCGGGCGAGAAAGTCGAGATTGCCCCGTACAAGGGCCCTGTTGCATTCGTGGCGTTTGATCCGGCTAAGCGCGCGGAGAGCAGCAAGCGCACATGGATGCAGACAAAGGGTGGCACCCACTTTCTCGCTTGGGGCGAAAAGCGTTACATCTTTTTGGTGCCGAGCACGCTGCCGGATGTCGATCCAGGTAAGTGGGACGTGGCGTGGTGCACCAAAATAAATGTGGCGTACCCGACACCGAGCGGCCCTCGGTTTGGTGACTTCACCGAACATCGCGGCATGAGCATGGAATACGCCATGAACTGGGCTGAGACGATGGTGAATGAGCTCGGCGACAACGATAGTGATTTTGGTAGTAAAAACGCGCCGTGGCGCAAGCGCGTGGCCGGCGAGAAGCAGCTCAATTACGCGCGTCGTCTCGGCTGCGATGTCAAGGAGGGCATGACCGGAAACGAGGTGTCCGTGGCCATCGACACCGCAATTGCGACACCGCGCGTGGATTACTACGTGGCTCAGATTCTGAAGATAGCAGAGAGGAAGTAGCCGTGGAAGCAGATCACAAGGAATACGGATTGCAGTATCGCCACAAGGACGATGACGACGGATGGCGGTGGGTGATCGAACAGGGTCTCAATTTCCGATCCAAGAGCCGTTCAACTGTCGAGAACGAGAAGACTTTCAAGGAAAGTCTCACCAACGTTTTCGTGTATCGCGTCGTCGAGCGCGACGTGTCTGAATGGCGACCGTTATGACGGAGCCGAAAACTGAGTACGCCGTCCAGCTGTGGAACGCTACTCGCGATGAGGGGTACTGGTCAGAGTATGAGGAGTGGGGCGACGGGAACGTCACGGTCTTCGAGTCGATGGAGATCGCCGAGGCGCAGATCGTCAGACTCAACAAGCGATTCCCGAATGCCACGTATCGCGTCGCCAAGCGTGTGAGATCAGACTGGGAGCCAGCATGAAGCGTGCCATCGATTACGCGCATCTGATCGGCAAGTACATCAGAATGGAGCGTGATGATCCTATCGAAGGCCCCGCTTATCACGGCATGGCGGCGCTCGTTGTCGCCGTGTGGGACTTCACCGCACCTGACGGCCGGCGCGGTGTTGAGATCTGCGGTGATGAAGGGTTCGGCTACGCGATTTGGGAGCACGAAGAAGAGGAGTGGCATTTCGCCATCGCGGTTGGCGAGGATCAGATGCATGATATATGGGGACGGGTGCCGCAGACATTCGGCACAGCACAAGAGGTAAGGAAGCTCAACAATGGACAGTAAGGCAATTGAACCGCAGACGTCATACACCATGTCGATTCGTGTCACCACACTGACCACGGCCGGCAAGGTCAAAAGTGGCGATCGCAACTACTACGACGTTGAAGTACCATCGCGCGGTCCCGATACGGTGCTCGAATGGGCGTCGACTCAAGGGTCATTGGACAAGTTGGTCGACATGGCGCATCATTTAATCGAGCTCTATGGCGGCACCGTGACAATCATGGATGCTGCAACACCTACACCACGTTGCGTCGACTCCGACCCGGGCCGCGCATGACGACGGATCGCACGTTCGTTCCGATCAATGGATTCTGTCCCGGTTGCGATTGTCCGATCGGCAGTAGCTGGGCATGTGCGCGATGCTGGCAAATGGTTCCACCGGAAATCCGAGAGATGCGTCGACAGGCATGGAACGCGCGCTCCTTCAAGCCGGCGTATCTGGACGCCAAAGAGGCCATGGTTCGTTGGTTCATGGAACGGAGAAGTAGGTGAAGAACAAAGTACGATGCTCGAAGATTAGATATCGGAGCAAGGATGCTGCCCTCAAGGCTCTCGTGAGACTTCCGACGTATCGTGGCGAATGTCGCGTTTACCGATGCGGGAAACACTCAGCCGCTAAGAACGTCTGGCACTTGACCAAGAATGCGAAGTGATGATGACGAAACGTACGCACATCAATGGCGTTCCGGTCGCCGAGTGGGGTATGTGGTGTGCGCACAGTAAGCACGTCATGGTGGCTGACCCGAATGACGACCGGGAGTTTCCGGATGCGATCATCGCCGACCCGTGGCCGTGTAACAAATGCACACCGGAACAGCTCGAAGCAGAGCTGAACGTTGAGGCAGCCGAGTATGATCGCGAGCAGTGGAACACGTACTGGAACACGACGCGCTAGGGGTTCTATCTGTGATCGATTTTCCTGGCGACCCGTTCGGGTCGCCGTCGATACCCAAGCCGTCGTTGATTCGCAACGGCCGGTATTACCTCCCCCCGGTCGGCGACCCGACCGCCAAAGCGGTGGCCAGGACGCGTGTCACCAATTTCGTGAAAACGGTCAGCGACACGTGGGCCCTGAATCGCTGGCAGCAGTGGCAGATGCTGGTGGGCCTGCTGAAGCGCGAAGATCTGTATGACTTGTTGCGTACGTTGCCGACCGACGACAAAGACGGCATCATAGAGATTGCCGACCGGGCCATGGAGGCGGCTAAGTCGGATCGTGTCGGTTTTTCGTATGGTGAAGGCGGCAACGAGACCGGCACCGCGCTGCATGCTTATACGGATCAAGTCGACCGTGGTGAACTGGTCACCGCAAGATCGATATGGAACCCCAAGCTGGTCAATTACCAGAGAGCAATGGCCGAGGCGTTGCTGGAAGTAGTGCCTGGTATGATCGAATGTCGGGTTGTCATTGAGCGGTTTGGTCTCGCCGGCACATTCGACCGCGTTCTTGCCTATGCTGAGCCGTCATTAACCGCCAATCCGTTGTTCATTGGCGACTTGAAGACGCAAAAGAAGTTCTATACCTGGTGGGAAATCGCGATGCAGCTCGCGCTGTATGCGCACGCCGACGCGATGTGGGACCACGACAAGTGGTGCTACATCGACATGCCGCCCGTGTCGTGGGACATTGCCATCGTGGCCCACATGCCGATGGTGCACGACGGCGACGACCCGGATCGGGTGCAGCTCTACCAGGTCGACATCGCCGAGGGCTGGAAGGCCTGTCAGCTGGTCTCTGACGTCCGAACCCTGCGCGCCGCAGGCAAGCGCTGGGGGCGACCCCTGGACACGCTCAGCGGCTCACTCAGCGCCATTGAGCGCTATGCCCTGCGCTTGCGTGACGCCGCCTCACAGGCAGACTTGACAGCGCTGGGCGCGGAAATGTTCGAATACTTCCGGGGTCGGATCCCCCCGGAGCTGGCCGAATTGGGCAGCAATCGCTGGAATGAATTCACCATCATCCGGCAGGATTCACCTATTATCCATAGCGCATAGTCACCGACGGCACGTGAAGCCACTTCGACATCGCGCATAGAGAAAAGAGAACATCGTGACCGACCCGTTCAACTCGTCGCCCGCTCCTGCCGCCGACCCGTTCGGCGCACCTGGCGGCATGGCCGACCCGTTCGGCAATCCGTCTGGCGGCGGCGGCATGGGGCCGCGTGGCCCAAAGGACCTGGCGGGCCGTCTCGTGGCGTGGCGCAAGCGCGGCGAGCAGGAAGTTGACGGCTACCGCAACCCCGGCTTTACGGGCGACGTGCCGAAGGTCATTCGCTTCACCATCGACATTGCCGTTCTCGACGGCGAGGAGACGGTGTACGCGAGCCCCGGGGCCGATGCGCCGTTCGGCGCGAAGCCGGAGCCGTGCGGCAAGGTGGGCGACATCTTCCGTGGGCGTTACTTCACCCAGAACGGCATCAAGAACAAGTTCAACGACTCCGATGTCATTCTGGGTCGTGTCGGCATGCTGGGCAAGAACGCCGATTTCCAGAAGCAGTACGACACCATCGAAAAGGTGGCGGCGTGGCTGGCGACCAATCCGTCGGCCGAGGACGTGAAGCGTGCCGACTTGTTCTGGACGATCGACGCGCCGACGGCCGCAGATCGTGAGATCGCCATGAAGTGGTTCGCCCAGAACCGGGACTTCCTGAAGTAACCGCGTGACGATTAAGCCCCCCACGGTGAGCCGTGGGGGGCTTAATCGCGTTTAGGGTAACACATTTAGCCCGCAACGATGGTCGGACCAACCAGCGTCGGCCAGTCCTTCACGGCGGCTAGCTTGTTCCGCTGCGCTTCGGGCAGCTTGACCTCTGCCGCGCCGTACTGATCGAGGCCGGCGGCGCGCAGCCACCAGGCGTCACACTCGTTGTCGTCAACGAATTCTCGGCCGCCGCGCTTGTACGCGGCCAGGATCATCGCCGCCTTGTCGGCCTTCCCGCTCCCCGTGGCGAAAGCTTTGAGCGTGCCCGGCGAAATGTGCACGTAAGGCACGCCGGCCTTGATGAGAGCCACGCGCACCGCGCCGTGCACCATGCCCTGTGTGTGAATCGAGAATCCGCGCGGGAGCGGAGTCTCGATCACCGCCAGGTCGACGTGCGGCTGAAGCGCGGCGATGACTTCGTCCTGGATGATGATGAGACGACGATCGCCCTTTTTCTCGTCCAGTTTGACGACCTTGGTGTGACCGTCAGAATAGGCGATACCCGTCCCGTTGAGACTGAGATCGAGTCCGATCACTTTCATTCCGTTTCCTTCCTGGTCTCAAGTCTCACCGAAGGCTGACGTCGGTCGCGCCAGGGCAGACGCGATTACATTCGCCCTGGGCCCAGTCTTTGCGTTCTTTCGTCGTCATGTCGTACCAGTTCTCCGGCACGATTACCGTTGTGCTCTCCATTCGATCCTTGCCGGGTCGACGGTATTTCAACTGCATGGGGCTGCCCGGGAGTGGCATTAATTCCTCTTCGGTCTCAGGGTCGTTTCGGTGATCGAAGTACCATTCGGCCCAGTCGGCTTCGCTCGCATCGTCCGCTGGTCTCACGGTCTCACCACTGGTCTCGGGTCTCATAGGGTCTCAACCCTGGTCGCACGCTGAGCACTGAGACCGCACATGCGGAGGTAGGTCTCAACCCCGTCCGGGTCTCGATACTGATCCTTAGGTGAGACCACGTGCACGAGACGGCTGAGACCGGAATTGGCGACCAACTTGGCGCAGTTGATACACGACGCCGATGAGACGTAGATCGTGCCACCGTGCATTTCGGTGTAGTCGGCGCGTACCAGTGCGTTGGCCTCGGCGTGGATACTGAAACAGGTGTCGTAGTTCGCGCTGGTCTCATGAGACTGAGACCGGGGACACCAGTCTCGGCAATCCTCCGAGACTTGATGTCCTCGCGCCGGCCCGTTGTACGACGCGATCAGTGGGCGATTGTCGCGCGTGACGATGAGCGCGCCCACCTGTCGCTTGGTGCAACGACTGCGGAAGGCCACGGTCTGCGCCATGGCCAGCCAGGTCTCATCCCAGCCAGGCCGGTGAGACCTGGTCTCAAGCTCAACCGTCACTCCTCGTCCTCGTCTCCGAAATTGTCACTGTAGACACCGTCATCATCCGGCCAGCTCACGCGAATGATTGCCTTGCCGATATCGGTATCGATAAGTTCGGCGACATCTTCATCCAGGTATTCATCATCTTTGAAATCGAAGAACGCTGTAGCTCCTTCTACGACATCGAGGAATTCGACGGTTCGAGCGCGTTCAAGGATAAGATGAGCGGCGTAATTACGCCGCTCATCTTCGGTGAGTTCTCTCATTTCCTTTTCCTGATTCAGATCGTATGAACTTCGTCGAGCGCCTGAGCGATCGTCGGATCAACGCGACGGGCTCGATCGAGCAAGATCAATGCCGGCATGCCGAACTGTCCCTTTTTCGGCCCCTTGGTCTGTCGCAAGTTCTCCAGAAGCTCATCCACGCTGTGGCACGCGTAGACGGTGTGCCAATCCACCTCAGCCGACACCATCATGTCGGGCGTGATCTTTTCCTTGTCGAGGATATCGACAGGACGGCAGATTGAACACGGCTCAGGAGTGGGTTCCTCGCAATTGATGTCGAGGTAGCGCTTGGCCAAGTCGGCGAGCTTGACGAGCACACCATTATCGCAGCCGTTTGCGGCGTGGTACGTTACCGATCGCGCGACCACATGCAGAACGTATTCGCCCGTTCCGTCGGTCTTGCAGTACAACTCCAATTCGGTCCACTTCGGCTTTGCCGGCTTGGTGGCGACATCGCTCGACGACATGGCGACAATCTCGCCTTTGAACTGAACGCTGGGCCCTGCGGTGCGCAGGCGCACGTACCCTTCCGGTACTCGTGACTGCGTGACAGGGTGAAAGATTTCCATGTCTATCTCCTTCCTGGGTGCATAGTACCAGCTCAGCGGGAGGAGACCAGACGAGCCAAGTGTTTACAACGGGCCATCGAGGTGTTATCCTTACGGCGAATAGTGATCGATCAGGAATGGAGAAACGGAAATGGGTGACACGCTGCAATGGATCAAGCCCGGCGCTGAAGTCGTGATGTATTCCATGGCACATGGAAGTACTGACGCATCGGTGACCACCATCGATCGCGTGCACAAGGTGACGTTCACCGTGAAGGGGTCCACGCGAAAGTTCGGAATCGTTGACGGATATTCAAAGGAGTCGGGGTCCTGGTCGGCTGGCTACAAGGTCGTTCCGCCCGATTCTGATGAGGCTGTCCGCGCACTGCGTCGTCAAGAGGTTTATCGGCAGCGGCAGCGAGTGGCCGCCAATTATGGGCGCTGGCTCAAGAGCCCCACGTTTGCGCATCGACAAGCGCTGATCGACGCGCTCAATGCGGTCGATAGCGACGGGGAGTGAGCATGGGCACCGGTCCGGCAGTACTTCGCGCTACGAACGAGCTACTCTCCATCATCAACCACACCGGTCTCAATTCTGACGAGAATGCCTTCGTGGATACTGCCTTCAGGAAGGGGAGACTCATCTCGTTCGTCAGCGGGGTGGACGTAGTGAAGATGCAGGAAGCGTTGACGAAGTTTTTCGAAGGTCGTGTTTACACTGCCAAAATCGACAGCACCAGAGGCGTTCTGGTCGTCGTCCAGTCTTACCGAGAGTAGGAATTCATGACCACAGAACGCGTGGAGGGTAGTTACAGTTTTATCGCCGCCGAGCTGACCGCCCGATTTAAGCACCCAGTTTCTCGCCAGCAAGTGTACATGTGGCGCGGACGTCGCGACGTCAACGGTTTCCCGGACGAGCACGCGGTCCAAGTTGATGGCAAAGAGGTATCAGGTTTTTACCTCGACGAGGTTGTGGCGTGGTATGACCTCAACTACCCCGAAGCCCGAAGGGAGCGGTTGAAGTGTCAGAACCAAGCCCGGAAAGAGAAGCAGTCGGCGACAGATTCAGGAGGATCTACAATTATCTGAATTCTATCGCCACAGAAGTGTCGGAGATCCGCCGAACGTACATCATGATCATGTCCGGGCCGGATCTGAACACCGTTATCGATATCGAAGACGACGAACGGGATCTCGATCGGGATCTTCATCGCCTGGAAAAGCTGATCAAAATGCATCAAGGATTGTTCTAGCAGCAAGTGTTTACAGGATCCGGAACGTCTGCTAGGCTGAAGCGGAACCGGAACGGAACATGAACCAGAAGGAGCTTGACGTGTCGGACAATGACTTCTCCATCCTCTCCGACGAGGAGACCCGCGCCGCGATTGCCGAAGCGGGCCAGCCGGACGAGGTCGAGCAGGTCGACCGTACCCCCGTTCTCAATGCGGTCGAGCGCGCCGACGCCGCCCTGGCCGAGTCGGGCGAGGTCACGTCGGGCGAGGTCACGTCGGGCGAGGTCACGTCGGGCGAGGTCGAGCAGCCGAAGCGCACCATGCCGCGTCGGCGGGTGACCAAGGTGGCGCAGAAGCACATCGCGCAAGACGTGTTGGCCAACGCTCTGGCCAAGGCCCTCGGCTACTGGCGCGAGGATCTGGAGCTTCGTCAGCGCCTGGAGGAGGCCGGCATCGACATGGATCAGTTCGCCACCATCCTCAAGGAGCAGGGCGACCGGGCGGCCAGGGCGCTCGGCTTCACGGAGGCGTGGTACGCCTGATGAAGCCGATCAAGATCACCGATGTCGACGATCACGCGGAATACGTCGTCTACAGTGACGGCAACGACGAGCAGATTCGAGATCTGCTCGACGCCCTAAACTCCACCGATTGCCTCGTCGCCGGGGTGATGAAGTAATGGGAGAGGACTACGTCGGCCGGGTTGTGTACACGCTTGACGGTTTCACGCGCGGGAAGGTTATTTCCGTTGCCAGGACTCTTGGCGGCGAAATTTCTCACGTGAACGTCGAGCTTGATGAGCCCAACAAGGACGGCGAAACTCGCGTTCGGTGGTATTGGGCAGAGTGCAAGCTCGCCTGACAATCGAAAAAGCAATCCCCCGTCCCGTGGCACTCGGGACGGGGGATTTGTGCAACTGCACCGTGTCTGCGGAAGTTGCGCCGCGAGCCTACACCTGTTTGTCGGCCAGCTTGATCGCCGGAGTGAGGTTCTGTCGGAACATCAGCCCCAGGACGGCACTGGCCACAACGGTGACCGCGCCGATGACCGTCGGCGGCAGGTTGAGCCCGAAGGCGGTGGCCGCCTCGGCGATCGTGGCCAGTGCGCCCGTGACGAGCGAGACCGCGACCGGCCGCGCCAGGACCGCCGTCACGATGGCGGCTAGAGCCGTGGTGATGGTCGTGACGGCAGCCGTCTGGGTGCCGTCCAGGCTGAGCAGGAAGGCGAGAACCGTGGCGATGCCGCCGTTCACCGCCCAGGCAACGACTGCCGGCTCGTAGGCCAACAGGCTGTGCAACTTCGACCACAGGTTCATTGAATTCCTTCCGGGTTGTCCATGGGGAAACGTTAGACGACGAAAGCTTTGTAGTCCACGTAGCTTGCCAGACGTTGCAGGGTGGACAAGTGAATACGGTACGAGCCGTTGTCGCCCCAGCTATTACTCCACGAATTGCGCACCCGCACGACACAGTTTTCCATGTCGAATTTGTGTTGCGTCGCCCAGGTCAGCTTTTCCACGGCGCTGATGCATGTTTCGTGACCGCCGGCAACGCCAGAATCCAATGCGCGCTGAAGGTCCTCAATAGCGCCATTGCCGTCCACAAAGCCTTGCGGATTGGGCTCCATCCACGCATTGAACCACGGCGACCCCATAATCACCGTGCCGGACTGCAACAGCGAGACCATGCCGTGCACATCATTCGCCGTCTTGTGCCCCTTGATCAGTCCCTGCGTCTCCAGCTCGTGGCAAACGTACAGACCGGTAGACCCGCAATCCGTGGGCGGCCATTCCTGCGACGGGTCGCCCGTCTGCCACGTGACGGAATGGTACAACTTGATCGCGAACTTTTCATTGGCCACGGCATCGGTGAGCGACAAGCCGGCATTGATGACCGCCTGCGCACCGACCTTGCCGTTCAAATGTTCTGCCAGCGACACAGTCCCCGCATTGCAGGTGCAAGAGCCCAGAGCGTCCACGTCGGCCGCGCCCGCCACGAGTTCGCTGGTACGAATTCCTTGGGCAAACAAGTCTTCCTGATCAAGCACCGGAACCGGCGGCTCGTGGTCCACTTCGATCAGGGGTTCACCGCGATGGAAATGTAGAGTTTCCACGCGCAGTGGTTCTGCGACCTGGTAGCGGCCGAACTTGGTGTGACCCACGCTGCTGTACGTCATACCCATCGCCTCGTTCTATTGGTGAGCTTACACACTGCTTTCGTCACCGATTCCAAGGTGACTGTGCACAGCGTCGAGTTTCTCTGCGTGAGTGTCGAGCTTTTCGCCGTGCTCATCCTGCTTATTTGTAATCAAGTTTTGGCCGACCATGATCACACTGAGCATGACGAGTTGGATGAAGGTCTGCGATACCCATTGAATGTAATCGGGAAGCTTGTCCGATCCGTACGGAAATCCAAGAATGGCAAGCCCGACGAAGATGTAGGCACACCACATAGTGCCCACCAACTCCGTGAGCTTCACGGCCAACCAGTTATTGATGTCCTTCATCAGCTGGTCTCGGCTTTGATTTCCGTGACGCCCGCACCCAAATCGGTGGACTTCCATGCCGTTGGAACGTTCACATTCACCGAGCCAATGGTGACCGGCGGCGGCGGCACGGGATCGAGAATCGCGTTCTCGCGTGCCGCTTGAAGTGCACGAAGCCGCGCCTCGCGATCGGCGGTCAACTTTCCGACCGGCACGCCGTTGATGGTCGCCCCGTTGGGCAGCTGAACCTGCGTGTCCTCAATTCGACCGCCGCCAGGTTCATCAGAAACCTGTACGAACCAGTTACCACTGGTCATCATGGGAATCCAAGCCATGTCAGACACCTCCGTGGGGGCCGCAAGGGGTGTGGAAGTGAGCCAGCCGTCAACGACAACGGACAGGTCGTAATGACCGCCGGAGCCCTGCCCACCGGGGCCATACCGCGGGTCGGCGTACTGATGAAAGACCGTGGTGATGCCGTTCAGCGTTTCCTGTACCGGCCCGCTGCCTGGATAGGCGGCTACCGCGTAATGCGGGTGCGGCACACCAGCCGCCACAAATGCCGCCTGAAGCGCCGCCCAGTCGGCCATGCCCACGTACACGGTCGGCTCCGCGTCGCCACGAGCTCGCTTGGCCTTCACCCACGCCACCGCCTCGACGGCTGTGGCGTCACCGTTCTCGCGGTCGAGGACGTCCGCGTCCAGCGTGGAGGCCAAGACGGCGCAACGGACGTGGATCGAGTCGGGGAACCGCGTCCAGGCGGCTGCCGTCCAGGCACTTGGCGGTGTGCCGGCGGGACCGAAATGGCCGTCCACATACCCGAGGACGTAATCCCAGGGCTTTCCGGTAGCGGGGTCATTGACGGGAATGTCCGTCGGCGTGATGGAATCGACCATTCTTCGGGTCACGAGACCAACCCCCTGACGTAAATCTCGCCTTCGAAATCGGAAACGCTGAGAACGTGCTTTCCGCCATGACCTCGATGATGAAACACGCACAGCAGTTCAAGGTTTGCCGCGCTGTCAATCCAGGCACCGATACCCTCGCCGCTGACGCCGGGGTAATCTTTCTCCAGCAACGTCAGGTCCACGCCATTTTGCAATGCGAATTCAATGTGCTGATGATGACATTCCAGCGGCTTTGACAGGTCACATTCCGAAGTGTCCCCGCCTCGATGCTGCACAGCGAAATCGCAATGGTAAGTATCAGATTCGCGGCGGCGACGCTTGTACTCGTCGAAATCGCGCTTGTGCGGATCCTTGTCGCGTGGCTCATGTTCGGGGAAGTGAATCACGTAGTGGTGCGTTTCGGCTTGATCGTGCGCCACGACCGGATCGCTCATGACCGACCTCGTTTCTCTAGGTTTGTCACCCGAGTGTTTAGGTCGTCCACGAATCGCCTGACGTGGGTCATGCTTCCATCTACACGATGCACGATGTCTTTCATGGATTTACCGCCATTGAAGGCAATCTCGTTTTCAACGGCGATGACGCGGTTGTCGATCTTGGCTAGCGCTGCATCTTGATCCGACAAACGTTCCATGACGCCAGGCTTATGAGGGACACCCGGTCTAGCTTTAGTGCCGTTCCAATCTTCTATGAACTCGTCGAACTTGGTATTAAATCCACGTACCTTGCGCACTAACCAAACGGCCCCGCCGACGAATGCTATTGATCCTGCACCCAATGAGCCAAAGATCGTGGCTACCGAAGTGACGTCCACCATTTGCACTCCCTAGTCGGCGAGCTCGGCTTTACGCGTACTGCTGTGTGAAGTTCGAATTCGAGACAACTTGGAAGTTGTTGACCAACGACGCAGTGCTCGTACCGTAAGCCGGGTCGGAAACCAGCCAATCCGTAGGAGAAATGACAGCACCGCCGCCGGGAAAAGTTTCCCTGCTGGCCTGATAGATGACCAAGAAGTTCGATGCGGCACAGGTGTATATGTGCCAACCCGTCCCCAGGGCGGTAGCAATCTCAGAGAGATTGCTACCCGTATACTGGACGGCCTGTACGGTGCCGGCAAATGTATGATTCGCGATCATTAACCGATCTCCTATACGTGAACCCATGCGATGGTGAGGGAAGGGCCAACGGGAGCGCCGACGACATTGGTCAGGCTGCCGCCCGAAGTTTGCGACACTACGACTTCGAGGAAGTCGCCGACATTCATGAACACATAGGTCGTGGGCGTTGCAAACGTGCCCCAGCTGGCGGAACCTGGAAGACCTTGCATTACGCTCGATTGAATGAAGCTTCCATTCTTCTTGATACCTACACTTCGATAGCCAGTGCTATTGATGCCAAAGCTGCAATACGCATTGGCCCTGTACCAGCCGGCCACCTGCGCCGTATAGCGCGAGTTGTTCACGCTATTGCTGTGGCCGTTGTACGTGTCGATCAGAGTCGAGTCGAACGTCAGCGTCGTGTCGGCGGTCCCGGTAGGGATCGCCTGGCCCGAGTTCTGATAGATCAGCGCAATGGGCGGATTCTCCAGAAAGGAAATGCCACTGTAGTAAGTGTTGATGTTGTCCGCAGTGGCAATCTCGCCGACGGCGAACTGGTGTGGAACAGGAACGGTAGCCATGTCGCTTCGTCCTTTGTCGGCGAGATTTACCAGTTAAAGACGTTGCCGGCGTCGAGCTGCCCCAACACCGGGTCGTTCAACGTCAGACTCATCAGTGTCAAAGTGGCGACCGCTGTAGGCATCAGGTCAAACGTGACGACCCAATTGTTGCTACTCCAGTCAATGTCGTGATGAACGCCGATGATAATGACGTCCAGCGTGATCGAGTTCGCGCCCACGGGTCGGCGATTGAAGATGACGCGATCGCCGATGTCCAATTGCAACAGCGTGTTGAACAGCGTCGGCAACCTTCCGGGCGTGAATTTAATCTGCTGCACACGCGCCTTCGGCTGGGCGTACTGATTCCCCATCCAGTTGGCCAGGTCGACCGATTGGGTGACCTGGTTGAACAGGCTGGTCAATTGCTGACTACGATCACCGTACTGATTGATCGACGACAATTCCTTGACGTAGATCACCGGGCTGCTGGTCGTAGTCGAGCCGAATTCTGGTGTGCCTTGGTGGGTGACTTGAATGTCGTTGTAGACGTACTGAGGGTCATAGTCGAGTTCGACGTCGATCAAGTACGGCAGTTCACCGGCAGCCGTATTTTCACCAAATGTTGCCTGAACGCCACGATCCAGAATGTGGTTACGCGTCTTGTAGACCATGTAACCGGCCTTGTCGATATACAGCAACGCGCGTTCCGTGTCTGCGACATTGCCGATCGCAGCTCCGATGTTTTGTCCTTCGATGCCCGTAGCGCCACCAAGCAGGCCCGTCAAGGCGTCGTAATACACCCGATGTGGCACTGTCCACAGCATGTACGACAGGAATCGCGACACGCGCCAGTCGCCGTAATCGTTGGCCATACCGTTAATACCGGTAAAGTTGTACGTGACGATCCGGCTGAATCCGAGCATGCGTGGATACACTGCAATATGACTGATAGCCATATTGGTGTAGAAATCATTGGTGAAGTTATCGGTTTGGCCACAGAAGCTGAACTGATTCCAGATGTTCGCCATCGTGTCGGCACCGGTCAGAATTTCTGAATTGCCGATATACAGCGTGTATTCCGTGTCGAAGAAGATGAGCGACATGGGTACAACCTGGTCAGCCCAGCCGGCAGCGGAAGATGGTGCGTGGTCGGTGCGAACGCCGGTGTTCACGTTCCATGTGGAGACGTGAATGCCGGCCCCGTTGTCCATCCACACCTGGATGATTGGACCGGTCGGCCCGGTCGCGGTGAAGATGGCGCTCCGAGCCGCTGTGGTTACGGGGCCGGTGTACGGGACCTTCATCCACCAGGTGACGGTCACGCCTACGTCGGTCGGTGGCAATGGCACGCCGCTGTACGTCAGCGAGAAGCCCTGGCTGCCCTGGCTGGACAGCAGGCCACTCAGGGCCCAGTTCGTCCCCGAGTCGCCCACCAGCTTGATCGAGCTGTCGCCGAAGGCCTGCGTACCCGCGCCGGGGCCACTCGCCGCCTGTACGACCTGGAGTGGCGTCGAATTGCCCATAACGCCGATGTTGATGGCCGTACTGGAACTGTTGCCATCTCCACATGGCCAATAACCCGCTGGTCCGTCGATGAGACGTTCGCCTTTGACGATGCTCGGCATGATGCCGACGAACATGGCCCACGCGTCCACGCCGACCGCATTGACCTCGCCCCAGTGTGGATCGCTCCATACTTCGGGCCACCGTTCCATGTAGCCAACAAACACCGGATAGCTTTTGCCCTGCCATATAGCGGTCAGGCGAATTGGCGTATACGCTTGAATCGTATAAGGGCTTTGTGTGTTGCTGGGCGTCAGGTATCCGTCATCATTACGCAGCACGAAATTCGCCGTACCTGCTTGCAGGCTGTTTAGTTCATACTGCCTGCCGCGCTGGAGATTCACCGAGAGCAAACGTGTGGAAATATCCACGTACTGCAACTGGTCCGGCGGCGTGCTGGACGGGTAGCCGAAAGCGGCCTCCAGTTTCAGGTACGGCCACAGCGGATTTACTATGGCCGGCGCTTGCGGATTAAGCTGCAACCCGACGATGGTTTGACTGAGATCCAGAAGGTTGTTATTGGCCTGCGTGAGCGTCAATCGTCCGACATAAGTGGTAGCGCTCGTAGGCGGTGAACCGTTTTGACCAAACGTGGGCGTCGCAAACGCCGCCCCAGGTGGGGCCACGGCGGTGAATGAAGTGTTAGCCCATGCGCTGCTGCCCAGGGTGAAGTTGGAGCTCACCGCCGTCGATAGCAACGTTCGCGAGCCATTCAACCACTGAATGGCCAGAACGTTACTCGTCCATCCTGGCGGCGAGAAAAAGTACCCCTCCACCGTGTAATCGAGCCCCGGGGTCACGGCAGGGGCGGTCGCCAGGTTGGCGTACATATTCAACGCACTGAATCCACCTGCGGGTTTCACGAGCGCGCAGTTGTTGGTGGTGAGACGTGTGTCCGCGTGATAAACCGAAGGATTGGTAAATCCGGTAATCGAGCTGAGGGTCGCGTTGGTCGCCGTCCAGCCTGTTACGCTCGCCGCGAAGACCGGATTGTTGTTCAGCGGATTAATGGAATAGAAAAGCGGAGTCGACGCGCCACTGGTCGCCGGCTGCGCCGCCACCTTAATGTATACGTCGCCCTCGACAGTCGTGTTATTGGTTGTACCCCACGAGGCGCTGTATGAAAGATCCCACCCACCGATGTGCGCATAATCAGTCGTCCACTGCTGCGACCGCTCAGCCGCCGCCATGGAGACAACGAAATCCGCCTGCGACGGCGTAAGGGTCAATGACGTAGTGGACGATTCATTGGTGAAGGTCGCGGCAAGGGTGTCGGTTGTCAACCACGTCGGCATGTTGTTGACCTGCCAGACAATGGAGGCCAACGCAGTGACCTGCCCCAACGGGGAAACAGACACCTGCGTCGTCGAAGGCGATACATTCGGAGCTGCCCAGATGGAACACTGCGCCGTCGAGCTCCACCCCTGAGTCTTGTTCAGGGTGACCTGAGCGGCGTAGAAGAAATCCCACGCATTGGGTCGATTAAAAGCGCCGACACCCACCGAAGCGAACGCCGCCCCTGTCGGAGCTTGAGCCAGATTGGTTACCTGGGTCCATTCTCCGGGGGGAATGTACGTGTAAGGACTACCGATGCTGGTCGAAATGTTGGTGAGCGACGAGTTGTACCACAGAATTTCTGCTGCGGTGAAATTGATACCCGTCGGACAGTACAAATAACCGGATGCTGCGTAGAACTGATTCGGGACAACGCTGACCAGATGGCTCGTGTCAGTTCTTAGCGTTACCGAACTTGATGTCCCATTAGGCGTAATACGAACCGACGGAAAAGTGTTGTACATCTGTGCGGTTGACGACGAAAACGTTCCGTTTGTTCCCGTCCATCCCGTCAAGGCCGGCGTCGTGGTGAAGTACGGATTTTGATTCAGCACGCGCGGCTGCGACACGCCGGCATTCGAGATGTACCACACATTGCCGGCTGCCGGCGGTGACGAGCCGCTGACTGCGATATTGATAGACGCAGTAACGGCACTCGCCACCGGGGCGGCCAGTGTGGTGACATTGGTCCACGATTGCGCCGGAATGGTGTTGTTCGCGCCCGTGGTCGTGGAAAGCAAGGAGCCGGAAGAGTTGTACCAGTTGATGTCGACACGTGCAGTGGTTACGGAATTCGTGAACCACAGGTAAGCACTTCCGGATACCAGGCCGGACGTGAATCCCGAAATGCTGACATTACCCGAAGTGGTGCTGACGGTATTGCTCGTACCGTTGTTGACAACCTTTCCTGAATACGGATTGTTGCCATACGACTTCGTGTTGACTGCTGTGAGCGTGCCATTGCTCACCGTCCAGGGCGCTGTTACACCGTTTTGAAAACTGTAGTTCTGGTTCAGCAGAAAGACCGTTGGCGCGACAACGGGAGGCGACGACGCCAGTGGAACCCAGTAATTTCCGGCGTCGTCGCCCACGGCCACGGTCGTCGGCAGCTGCGTGACGGCGTGCCAACCCGTGAAGCAGAACATCCAGTTGCCGCCGGTAATGCCGTTGACCGTGATATTGAGCATCTGGTTGGCGGGCGGCGTTTGGCTGTACGTGTCCGTCACCGACCACGAGCCGTCGTAGACCTGGACAACCTGCGGAACGGCCACTAGACGGTTCCCCTTCCGAACAGCGACAATCCGTTCGTCGGATTGCGGAAGTCGTAACGCAATGTCTGCGTCTGATTGAGACGCTGGATCTGCTGTTCGGCCACGACGGAGCCTGCAATGTTGTTAACGATGACGAGGTTGCCACCGCCGGCACCAACGCCTGCCGCGCCGCCGATCCCGGAAGGCAATCCGGCTACACCCACGCCGCGATACATGGCCGGATTGGAAACCACGCCCCCGATGTGAGCAATGGCGTCCTGAATGGCGGGCATGCCATTGATCATGCCCATCGCGATACCGGTCGTGAGGTGCACGCCGACTTCACGCGCCATTCGACGAGAAGGCGAGCCATGTTCAAACGCGGCTTTAAAGCCGGCGATGATGCTGTCTGCGAAGCTGTTGATCTGGCCCATGAGCCAGTTCCAGCCGTTCCAAATACCCTTGGCGAGGCCCGTAACGAGGGAATAGCCAGCGTTGACGAGCCAGTTTTGTGCATTGACGAAAAACGCACCGATCCGACCAGGCAATTGATTGAACCAGTCGAAGAGGCCTTGTTCACTCTGCTTGATGCCGTCCTGGATGCCCTGAATCAGTTGAGCGCCATTGCCGACGAGCCACTGGCCGATGCTTGACAGGATGGACTGGATTTTGTCAGGCAACGTCCTGAACCAATTAAGGACGTTCTGATCCTGCTGATTGATGCCGTCATTCAATCCCTTGACGAGTGAATTTCCGTCACCAAGAAGCCAGTTTCCAATATCCGTCAGAATGGCTTGAACCTTGTTCGGCAGATCGCGGAAGAAGTTGTACACCGCCACGACGCCCTGCAAGATTCCATCGTCGAACTTGCGCATGATGTCGAGACCGCCCTTGGCCAGCGTGCCGGCGAGGTAGCCGACCTGCTGGCCAATTACAGTGGGCATGTGCTCGAAGTAGACGAGAACGCGATTTCCGCCGTCCTGAATGTACTTCAGGAAGCCGTCCATGGCATTCTTCGCGCCCGTCTGCAATTCCTTGCCGAAATTGCTTGCGCCAGTATTGGCCTGAGTACCCAGGCCGATTACCCATTTTCCGACCGACATAATCGCAGCATCGGCGGCATCCGGAAGCTTTCCGAGCCAGCTAATGGCGGACGAAATCCAGGTGACCACGTCGGAGAAGCCCTTGACGACATCCTTGGTGCTGCTGGCCAACGCGTCCAGGAAGCCCGCAGCAATCTTGGCAGCTTCGATAAGGCCTGGCGTCGACTGCTTGACGACCTGCGTAAAGACGGGAATCAAAGGCGTCAGCGCCGTTGCGATGCCGTCGAATGCCTTAGCCAGATTCAAAAGGGCGGGCTCGGCCTCTGGAATAATGTCAACAAGCGCTTGTAGTATCGAACTTACAAAATCGGTCAACGGCGGCAAGAGGGGCGTAAGCGCATCAAGCATTTGCTGCAACGCCTTGCCCCACATGTCGCCGAGCTGCGTTGCGATCTTCTCGATCATGGGCAGCAACGGTTCGATCGCCTTCATCAAATCATCGAAAGCAGTCAGCACCACGGCAAGCATAGGGGCGAGGATCTTCAGCGCATCGACGAGCAGTGAGCCAGCAACCTTGATGAAATCGCGAAAAGCGTCAGCCAGTGGGCCAAATACTGGGGTCAGCGCCGTAATAGAATTGCCGATCACATCAACGATGTTCTTAAACGCGTCGCCGACGGCGGTGTTCTTCGACAGGCCTTCCAGCGTATTGTCGAGCATTTTGAACAGGCTGTTCAGCGCCGGTGCCATGACGTTGCCGATGGCGATTGCCGTATTTTCAAGCTGCGCCTTGAATTGCGAGAAGCTAAAGCTCAGGTTTCCCTGAACTTCAGAGAAGCCCAAGACATCGCCATTGGCATCCTGTGTCGCAGAACCGACGGCCTTAATGGCATCGGTCAGGCTGTCCGCCTGGCCGTTAGTCGCCTCCAGGGCGGCTTGCAAACCGGGCGACGTGCCGATCAGCTTTTTCATCGCCTCGGGAACTGTCTGCCCAATGGCGGCGGCATTCTTCTCCGCAACCTGGCGCAACCATTCCAGCGTGCCGGCAAGACCCTGGTTGCTCAAATGCTGCTGAACATCGTCCGACGTGATGCCCAGCTGCGTGAATTCCTTGGTCATCTGCGTCGTGGGTGCGATCAAGCTCTTGATCGCAGCAGCGACGTCTTGCGCGGCACGCTGCGCGGTCGTGCCATGTGCCGTCATGGCCGCCTCAACGGAAGCCACATCGGCGAAGCTCAGATGAACCGCCGAGGCGATGGGCAGCACCGTGGCGAGCGACTTCGAGAATGCGTCGAAGTTCGTCTTACCGTACGAAATGGCCTTCACCATTTCGCTGGTAATATTTGCGGCGTCGCTTGCCTTCAGGTTGTAGTCCTGCATGACGGTGGTCACCGCGTCGGCGACGTGCGTCAGGTCTGCACCCTCGTCTTTTGCGCCTTCGGCAGCGGCTTTCATGACCGTCAAACCGTCGGCTGCGTGATACCCCGCCGATTCAATGGGGTACATGGCCTTCGCCAGCTCGTTGGCCGTGAAGCCAACCTGGGTGGCCATGCCTGTCAGGCCGTCGCTAACCATTTGAGTGGCCTGCTGCGATTCGCCGGCACTGGTCACCAGTCGGGTGACGGAAGCTTGAAAATCGGCTGCCATTGTGGCGCTGGCAATGGCTACGGTGCCAATAGCAAGGCCGGTCTTTTCGACAACCGCGCCGAGTGCCACACCCGCACCGCCCACGCTGTCCGCCGAGGCGGCTGAGGCCTTCCCCGCCTCGGCGGACGACGCGGCGGCAGCATCCATGGACGCAGCAGAAGCGTCAGCGGCCTCGGCGAGGTGTTCGTACGCGGCGGCGGCTTCGTCAGTGGCGGCAACAACGGTTGCGGCGGCTTCCTCGGTGGCCGCCGCCGCGTCGGTCATAGCCCCGGCCATCTCGTCGGAAAAGACCGTTAGATTGGCGGAAGTTTCTGCCAGCGCCGAGTCGAATTCCTCCAAGGCGGCAATCGCCTCTTGCAGGCCCGCAATCCACTGAGCAGTGTCGACGACGAGCTCAAGAATTGCGGGAGGCAGAACTTCAGCCACGATAGACCATCCCTACAATTACGTCGATCGCGGCGTCATATGCCTCACCGGCTGCTTCGTCCCACGCGGCTTCGAGATAAGGCCGAGCCGGGGTGCGTGTAGCGTGGTTACGGCCGGAATAGCCACCAAACTGATGGATTCGGCTATAAGGGGCTGTACCACCCACAACGGCAGTGCCGTTCCCCGTCATTTTCGTGGTGACGCTGTCGCGCAGTCGTCCGCTGATCATCGCGGGCGGACTGCCGGGGCGGACGGAG